TCGCGATCGTAGTTATATGTATTGGAATTTACGCACATTCGCGTTTTTTTGGCGGTGGAAATGGTCCCGATTATGGCCATGGTCCTCACGGATACGGTCATGGTCCTCACCACGGCCCACACGGTCATAGCCACGGTCCAGTATTATTAGAGTCAACTGATCCATTGGCGAATTCATTGGATTTTGGAATTGGCGGACCATCATCAAGCCAGGATGTACTATTGAATGCGTATGTCCCTCCTTTGCGAGATAATTCTGTGGGTGCAACTCGTCCAATTTATGATATACGTGGTGGTGTAGATACAATCCATTATGGAGGACACAGTGGATACGGTGGCGGCGGCGGAGGTGTGAGAATTAACATACCAACTCAATCTGTAGATACAACATATCGTCAAGTCGGTATTCTTACTCGTAGTGGAGGGCAAGAAATGATACTTCCATTAATTGGTCGCCCGTTATTTACGAGTCGAGACAAATGGCAGTTTTACACATTAAGCGATAAAAATAATGCAATCAAGCTACCAGTGACCGTGAATGGCAAGAGCGGTACAAATGAATATGGCTGTAATAATGTAAGTACAGGTGACATGGTGTATGTAGAAGGCTACAATGATGCATTTCGGGTTACTGCTTATGATAGTGCGTCGTTGCGATATTTGCCGTTTTGATTTATATTATTTATACCAAAGAATCATTGATAAGGTATAAATAATATAAGGCTCATTTTGAAGCCATTAATTGTTGCTCTAGTATCTCTGTATCACTGGCATCTTTCGTAAGATCTACAATGTACTTCTCCATATTGGTTAATTCTTTTCTGAATCTATCCCCAATGTCTAAAGCAGAATCCTTAAATGCTACCATATTATCCGTCATGTCTTTATATTTTCTGAAATAATCATATGCTGAATTGAATGACTGCCAGATATTCCAATATATATAAAATAATTTATCTATTTTTGCCAAAAGGTTTTTCTCGTTATCATCTTTCCATAATTTAGATATTTTGAGCTCACTTGTTATCTTATCAGGATAATCTTTAATAATTTTGTAGTCAGGATCGTCTTTAATCTCTTCCACTAACCCTTCTAGTTCAGCAATTTTACCTTTATATCCCGATGTACCAAGATACATATTCTTTTTATTAGTGGAATTCGATTTCGAATTGATTGAATTCTTGAATATGTCGCGTAGTAGTGTAACTACCTTATTCAACTTTTCGTTAAAGTTTTTTTTAAGGCTTAATATTTTATCTATTTTAGATTTTCTTCTTGTTTTATCATCTTTGTAGAGTTCATTTATTGCTTTTACCTCTTCTGATGGCTGAATTGGTTCTTTTGGTATATCTTTCAATAAAATACGATCGGTTGGTTGGTTATTCATATTAGCTTGTGCTTCTGATAAAGCAATTGATGCAACTGCTACGGCTGATGCTTCTTGTGCTTTAATCTCCTCTGCCATCATAGAATTTTTCGCTTCAGGTTCCGGTTCAGGAACGGGAGCTGGTTCGGCAGCGGTTGCAGGTTCGGGAGCGGGTGCAGGGGTGGGTTCAGGTACAGGTGCGGCAGGTGCAGCCTCGGCTGCTGGAGCAGGAGCGGGTTTTTCTGTTTTCGCGCTTTCGCCTTCTTTACCTCCGGCTTCATCTCCCGCTGCTTCATCCTTCTTTTCATCCTTCTTTTCATCCTTCTTTTCATCCTCTTCTTTGGGTGCATTTGTGGCATTAAGTTTATCTAATTCACTACCAAATCCTTCCATATTCGTTTTACTTCCCAATTTTTTCGTTGTAACAATATCACCATTTTCAAGCGTTTTGACGTATTCAATTACTTCGATCGACTGAGGACGCTCAAACGCCAAGCATGCGCCATTTTCACCCGCGGGTCCATGTCCCAATAATGTAAGCAATTTAAAGAATTGTTTCGTAAGATCGGGGGGGAGATCGTCTTTCTTTTGATCGAAAAATGACATAAGTTGTATAAATCCATACTTTCTCTCTGTACCAGGAATTTTGTATGTAAAACCATATACTGTTTCTTTAAAATCGTCAAATCCATCATTTTTGGCAAACGCTGGATTATTCAATAATGATATAAGCAACTTGAATATTTCCATAGCATTTGATTTACTAACCTCATCTTCATCTTCCAGATCCGCACGAACCACTTCAAGTGATTTGCGCAATGTTTGAACCGATGTTATTTTACATTTCTCATTCAAATTCACAACATAACTAGGAGTATCATCCGAAACAATCTTTTTCTTTTTCTTCTTATCATCACTTGGAGCCGCCGCTGCCGCATTTTTTAAATCTGCATCCGATAAAGGCGCAACTTGAAGTCTGAACTCATCAGTCGATGTAATCGCCACCTTATCAATCTGTTCAAGATCGTCAATTGATGAAGGTGTATCTCCTGATAATTTATATAGTCGCTTAGAATCAGAAAGAGGTGGAATCATCTTTTCGCCAGCTTTAACTTTTACCGACGTGTCTTCCGACGATTTGTCTATATTAACCTTGTCCTTCGTAAAAATAAAAACATCGTTGGGATATTCATTGGTTAATATACTGCCGTTTGCAATTCCAACATAATCGCCACCTGGTTTAAAATGTAAATCTGTTTTATCGCCACCTTTTACAAATTTCCCGTATAATATACGACGTAAATCAAAGATATCTGTTTCTTTCAAGTTTAGTGGAATACCACGTTTGAGTTCTATTTGAATGTAATAAGGAAGACCCTTTTTGACTAAAAAGTCGAGGAGTCGTTTTACATCTTTGAATTCGTGCGTCTCACTATTGATTGAAACATCACCTGGTACTTCCGGTCCTAAACTAAAACTTCCCGGCTTTTTATCGCCCTTATCGCCATCCGTCTTACCATCAGCTCCCTTTTCCTTAGCATCTTCGCCAGGAGCAGCAGGAGCTGCATCATTAGTATCCTTTCCAGTAGTTGTAACATCATCACCAGTTGCATTCTCATCTTTCTTCGCATTTTCGCCATCTTCATTCGATACATCTGCTGCTGCTGGATTCTTATTCGTACTATCGGATTTCGGTCCATTATTTGGGTTTGCTTTTGCTTTTGCAGTTGCTACAGCCGCAAGTGCCAATGTCTCTGCTCTTTCACCACCACCGATCATGTTCATTCTCTGCTGTTTTCGTTGTTTTCGTCTCAATCGCTTCACTTCTATATATTTTTGCTTCAAATAACACAACACAGGAAGAGGAATATAGTTCTTTAATGTCTTATTGAATACGTTTGTTCGTTTTGGAACTAGATCGAGAGGAGTTTGTCTAAATGTTGACACTTTTCGTCGGATAGAATTTCGCGGTTTTTTCCATTTTCTCACGCTTTGATGTTGCTGCTTTCGTATTTTTCGTATCTTATTTCGTGTTAGTTTCATACGATTTCCATATACATAAATTATATATAATATTATATATAGAAATACAAAGACGCAAAAGAAGGTATAAAACAAAATGTCAAAAAAAGGAAAATCGAACCGTGATGCACCAGTAAATTTAACGTCTGATATTATGCGAAAAGAAGACCGATCATGTACGGCAACATGTCGGTTTTCATATCAATATAATACCAGTACGTGTAATGTATTTCACAAAGAAACACATTTAAGTATTCCATATGATAGCGGTAGTGGTGGTTTATATCCGGCAAAATTCAATGGTGTTGATTATAAAGTTGAACATATTCATATTTACCAACCATCATTACATCGTTACGACGGCTCATTAGCAGATGCAGAGTTACTTGCATATCATTCGAGCGCAGAGGGACGCAACTTGATCGTATCGATTCCAATCAATATAGGAAATGGTGCTGGCAAGCAGAGTTCAGATATTATGAACTCGATTCTCCAGAATCTTCCAAGCAGAACAAACAGCGGAGGAAAGTATATTTCTGATGTGAATAATTTCAATTTAGGAAACCTCATCCCGAAAGAGGGTTACTTTACGTATGTTGGAAAGCATTTATTACCACAATACACCGGTGTATATAATTATATCGTATATCATAAAAAAGATGCAATCCTTGTTTTTCGCGACTCTTTGTCAAGTTTAAATGATGTGAATCGCGATACATCAATCAAACGATTAGAGCCGATCGGCGATAACAATATGCCAAAGAATATGTATTATTACAATAAAAATGGAGCGAATAATGCAAAAGGAAGCGGTGATATTTACATCAAATGCAATCCAACGGGTGAAGATGGGACTGTATTGTACCAGCAGTCAGCAAATAATGGTGAATTAGGTGGTATGGCTGATTTGGATATCAGTAAATTTGGCTTGAGTTGGGAGGCCTTATTAGAACATGAAGTATTTCGTACACTTATTGGAACATTATTTGGTCTTGTTATTGCAGCTATTCTGTTTTACTTATTCAGGTTTATATTCAACCGAATTGGTAATAGGGTAAGTGCATCAGGTGTGGTTGTTGGGCAACGTGGCGGTGGCGGTGGCGGTGGTGAATAACAACGGTTGTGTCGAGAACATAATCGTTTTGTATCACAAATAGTAATCTATAATTTGTGATACGCTAAAAATGTAGCGATTTAAATAACGCCCTGGTAGTCGGGCTCAACTGCGCCATAAAGTGGCCCAAGAACAGGTTGAAACGATCCACCGTCCGTCAGTCCGATATCGTCATTGGGTGAAATTGGAACAAGATTGTCAACAAGTTCCTCTTCCAGTGTCTTCACTGGCTCCGGATTCATCGCCTTCATGATTTCTTGTTTCTTCTGTTCAGTCGGAGAAAATGTCTCAATACCGTAAACACCAGTTACACGACTCGCTCTGCGGATGAATTCATACGCAGCTAAAAATCCTAAAATACCTACAACTGGGTTCGTACTCAAGAATAGTGTAATTGCAAGGATGATGATCACCAGCTGGCCAACTGTACTTTCAGCATACACTGCCAATCCTTGAGGAACATCCGGTGTAAATACAATATACATTATTAAAAGAACGAAAATCACCATTTCGTGCTGTTTTTCTTGACGCATTAATGTATTAAACGTGTCCATGGAACGAATATAGTTTATATATAAACCAAATAGAATGTTATTACTATTATATTATATATTATTCTAAAACTAACCTTCAATACAATTGAAATCTCTCGGTGTGTTTCTTTTTAATCTATACAAATGGCAACCGCAGCAGCCGCATCCGATGCATCTACGTATTATGGACCGCGCGGTTATACTCTTCTCAAACAATGTATGGAACAAGAGGATCTAAAGATACTGAGAGATGAACTCACGGTTGGGGCGTATGTCCCTAAAGCACCAGTTCAACCCCCTAAATTCCCGATTTATCGTGAAAGTCCTACAAAAATATTCATTCCAAGGTTCTATGGAACAAAAATATACGGTATTCCAGAAGAATCGCGAATTCCACCAGGCGTTCCAGTATCAGATTCTCTCGTATTCTCCGGTGAAATGCGTGAATATCAAAACGTCATCGTAGAAAAATACATTCAACAAGTAACTAAACCAGAAAATGCCGGAATGGGTGGGGGCGGTCTGCTTGACGTTGATCCAGGGAAAGGAAAAACAGTCATGGCGCTTAATATTATATCACGCCTTCGAATAAAAACACTCGTGATCGTCCATAAAAGTTTCCTTTTAAATCAATGGATCGAGAGAATTCAGCAGTTCTTGCCTGCCGCACGCGTCGGAATGATCCAGGGACAAATCCTGGATATCGATAACAAAGATATTGTGATCGGAATGCTCCAATCCCTTTCCATGAAGGAGTATCCGAGAGATATGTTTGACACATTCGGGCTAACTGTATATGACGAATGTCATCACATGTCCGCTGAAGTATTTTGTCGGTGTATGATGAAAGTCGTAACGAAGTACACACTCGGTCTCTCGGGAACAATGGTACGGAAAGATGGCTTGACGAAGGTATTCAAGCATTTCTTGGGAGACGTAGTTCATAAAGAGAAAAATGATACCACGAGCCACGCAGTCATCGTGAAAGGAATTCAATACAAAGTGGATGACGCGGAATTTAATGAAACGGAGTATGATTATCGTGGTAACCCCAAATTTAGTACGATGATATCCAAAGTGTGTAATTATAACCGACGCAGCGAGTTTATCTTAGATGTTCTCCAGAACGAGCTTGCGACGAATCCGGATCAGCAAATCATGATACTTGCACATAATCGATCACTGCTTGAATACTTCCATGACGCAATTGAACACCGCAAAATCGCGACGGTTGGGTATTATGTCGGTGGAATGAAAGAAGCCGCACTGAAACTGAGCGAGAGTAAGAAAGTGATTATTGCGACATATGCAATGGCATCCGAAGGCTTAGATATCAAAACACTTACAACATTGATCATGGCGTCACCTAAAACGGATGTTTGTCAGTCGGTAGGGCGTATTCTGCGAGTGAAACATGCATCCCCACTTGTGATCGATATCATTGACCCACAGGATGTATTTCGAAGCCAATGGCTGAAACGTCAAACCTATTACATCAAACAGCGATACCGTATTGTCATGACAGATACAGAAGGGTATTATAAAAATAACTGGGTTGTGAAATACACACCACCCAAGGTGACGACGACGGCTACTGTGGCGGCTCATTCGAGAGAAGCTGAATTAGCAGACGCAGATATTATTGAAATCGATGAAGAAACCGGAAATCTCTCGGTGACGACAGAAGTAAGCGCTAAAAACAAAATGAAATCAACCATTCCGAAAACAAATGGGAAATGCTTGATTCGACTTGAAGAATAAAATGACGAATCTCATGATTTACGCCACCGGATGACAACTATTGTATGCGGAATAAGGTGCCGGATTTGCTAATGCAGATGAAAATTTGTCAATCCCTGTATTCGCACCTCCAATAGAATATGCCGCGTTTGCATAGGATCCACTTCCTCCATGTTGTTTCACTCTACGCGAACGGGAATGATGACATGAGCATTTACAGTTTTTGATGTGACATGTACGACCACGACTACGACTACGACTACCCCGTCCCCGTCGACCACCAACTCCAGTAATGATGTCACATTTACATTTTTTACTGGTTTTACGTTGCTTACGTTTACTGCCACTGCCTCGACCACGACTGCGACCACGACGACTTCCACCTTTTGTCGTCGAGTTAGAACCCACTGTAACTGGAGCATAGGATCCATTCGCAAATGCATTATTTGCGCCACCTACATTCGCTGAGTAATATTCGGTTGCTCCACCTCCGCCTTGTATAAACGCACGGCCACCCTGACCCTGGTACATATTACCAGTTCCTGTATTTTGCCCTTGTATATCTTTACTAGAAACTGCAAGCGGGGCGTTGTGTTGATTCAACGGATTTGAACGCATATATTGTAACGACATTGTATTCTATGATATACCGTGATATTATTAGTATTTGAATACTCATAATAAAAGCTAAAATGGGTCGTGGATATAATCTTACGACCGGTAATTCTTGTTTGTACGCCTGCGGCAGAAGGAGCGCTTGGTACCACGAGCATATTTGCATCTCTGCCTCAATTTGCGGCTATTGCACTTCTTTTGGGTGTTTGAACGGCAAGGAGACGAATGCAAACGCTCTAAATATTTCTTTTGATTACGAAAAACAAAAGGCTTGATTTTGCGCTTCTTCTGCCCGCTGATCGGGGCGGAAGGTTGTAAGTTCATATGCTCACCACCAAGACGGATTTTGCGCTTGGTCCCGCCAGACATGGGATTCTGACTTTCGGATTGGGATTGTTCTTCTTGAATAGACATGTTATATATAATGATTCGAAAATTTATAAATGGGAATTGTCTAACAATGAACCAACGATCAAATGTAATTTCATTTGGTTCACCTGCGGATGCGGCTGCGGATGCGGTTGTTTCTCCCACAAATGTTTACATTGACTCATTGCTTGTTCGTGAAGATCGTATAAATGCTCCAGGCGGTGAATATGATTCCTACCATCGATCATAATTGCTGGCGTCTGAATGCCATATTCTTTCTGAAACGGGTAAACAATATTTCTAAAGATGTAATCCATTGCGACTTTGTAACTATACATGGAAGGCAATGATACGGACTGCATTGGATGAGTGAAATTGGAAATATCAAAGACAATCCCATTGAGAATGTACTTGTTTGCCCATATGTATTCGAACATTTCTCTTGTTTGGTCGATTCCTTCATTTGAGATCTTTGTATGAATCCATACAGGAATGGATGACGTTAATATTGATGGGGTTTTACTATTTCGAATAATACATTCATGGTTTCCGATCCGTTTTCCATCCACTACTACTAATCCTGCGTGATTGACCAGTTTCACTTCTCGCGCATTATGACAAATCATCGGGATTCGCTGGTTGCGCAGAAGTGAAACAAGATCCGGTGATGATACAGGGGAAACAGCATACACCGGGCGAATATATGGTACGCATTTATTCCATTCTTGAAATACCTTTGAAAGATTTGTAGAGAGGTATTCGGGATACAACTTATGAAGAGACACAGAGCGAGTAAATTGCGACATGAATTATAGGTAAGATACAATCAATCGTTGTAGTGTAGTATACTAATATACATGATAAAGATCGGTTTATACTTATTTGCGTTGATATTTCAAATAACGTATCTCATGCTGTTTTACTTGTTGGTCTGTAATCACTTGCGAACTCAATGTTGATTGTGAGTTTAAAAATTGGATTGGAACCCAACGACAAAATCGTTTATTGAACCGACATACCATCAATAATTCCTTATGAAGTGAAACATATTTATCGGGTTCTGTATTTTCAAACTCAGCCTCATCTTCACTTTCCTCTTGTGCATCTAATCGTTGGTTTTCAACAATATTTCGGAATACACGATTCATCATAACACTTGTTTTATAACTAGATATATGTGCGAAGTTATGAAATGCCAGTTCTCCTGTGCGGTTACTGCTTGACTTGACAAATAATTCATAGATGTCGTTTTGTATATTTGGACGCACCATAAACACAGCTTGAATATTTGTCAACATATCGTCTGAGGGTGGAACATAAGGAACACGCACAGTATACGATTGACATGGTGCACGATTCGTAGGTGCTTGTGCTGGTGCTGGTACAGTATTCATTATTGGGCGTGGCTGTTCATTAATAACAGGATCTTTGGAAATCGTACTCGTACCGTCACTTTGAAACGGAAAAAGTCGTTGACATACTCGAGTATGATTTTCAAACCGATACTGAACCGCAAAAACCGGATAAGGTAATTCGGATGCGATCGTATGGATATCTTTATCATTGTGACACAATACAGGAACACCAAATATAATACTGTTTTGTTTTGTATATGCAACTTGACGTATACCAGATTCGTCAAAAATACGCTCACACATTCGAACATGGCCTGATAACGACAAACTCGGAACTGAATTTCCTTTATACCAATACACCGCATGAATCGAAAAGAATGTCTTATCATACGACGCCGACGCCGACGCCGAATTCAATCGAAATATTACACCACCAAAAACACTACCGTACACGAGCGAATGATCCACACATGCATCATACAACCGAATACTTCCAGGATACCATCCGTTTTCTTGATGAAACTTTCGAATTACTGGAGTCAATGATCCTTGATAATTATTAACACCAACAACATCAATGATTGCAACAATCTTTGTATGTTTCCATTCAGTTACCCATGCAACACATCGTTTCCCTTTCGGAAGAATGAAACATTTATAACTACCTGAAAAAAAAGACGGGTTGTCGTTCTTATGAAGGTTTGTTTCATAAGAAAGTCGTGTATTTGGAAAACATGCCAATAAACATTCGGATTCTTGTGAATTCAATATATTCGTGCTCTGATGTGGCCCTTTCTGACTACGCTGGCTTTGATTATACATTTGAGAACCTCGGTGAATATTGGGTTGTGATGAATGATGAGACTGAGACGACGACGAATTGAAAACACGAGACATGATAATACACGTACGTAGTATACATATCATACATGAGATGGCTTTAATTCATTTGTTCGGTGTTTTCAATGCTAATTCGCGAATATATTCTTTTAGATCCATCTTCATATCATCTGTAGAATTAGTATTTATTCCTAAAGTATCAGTCGGGGGTATCAATTGATTCACAACCGATGGCTCCGGTTGTGATGGAATAGAATACATTGGTCCATCCACTTTTTTATGAATAGACTCTAATAATATCTTGTATTCTTGTTTTGGGGAATGAATTAGGTCTTTCACTTTTGGAGAGGTTAGAGTTGTTTCAAAATAAACATACAAATAATGAATAATTACAATCAAACAAACAGAAAATAATATATTTTGAATAATCCACCACATTACGTATTCACGTGTATATTATGTACATAATTTGAAGTGTTCAATGAACGAAATTAAGTCATCCTTACATGTTCGGGTAAGTCGATCTGAGTAATACCCACCTGATGCGCCAGTAATAATACCATTTTCAGTTGTCATATAAAAATCAATGACATCTGTTTCTTTTTCATTCAAAAGAAAGACAAATGCGTTCATCGATTTTGGATGCAGTTTGATTACTTTTTTAACATGTCGCGTGACAATATGATTTGTAGGAATTATATGACGTTTATCGTTGTGTCCTTGTAGTTCATAATAACTTTCATCGACAAGAATAGGAATCTTACTGTTTTTATTGTCCATTATTTCCATAGTTGTAACTGAACCGTCTACAGGAATTCGTTCATGTAAGTTTTGTTGTCTCGTGGTTTCATTGGTTCGTATTTCGTAAATTGCACTGTCTGCCATAATAAGATGCTCCATTTTTTTCGATACAAAGAATATTTCTGTACCCTTTGGTCGAAGACGACCACGTTCTATCATTTGGTGAACTTTTGGATACATTTTTCTCATTTCTTCTAATGTAATATCCAGTAAATATACCCTAGGTTCGGTTCGTTGATGTGATTGAATAAAGTGGGTATCTGTATTGTTTCTATAAATAGTACTAAGGCCTGATATCATCATGGCTTGTCTGGCATTTTGGCCTTTTCTTTGCGCGCGAAAATTGGATGGTGGAGCTGAAGTTTCCATGCCGATATGATGTTATATTCATTATCAATGTATGTTTATGTAGTATTGAGATCCCGGCGAACGAAGATCGAAACAATATAGAAACATTTCGCGTATTCCTATCAAGAATCATGTCACCGTCAATTTCGGCCGCGACAAAGACTAGGATTGTCATCGTCTCAAAACATGGTGTACCGTCAGAATGTACGGTTGAACCAAAAGGAGATACTACAATTCAAGAATTAACTCTATTATTATCGAAAAAATGTGGGTTTAGGACCCCCGATGGGTTTAGTTGTTATCATACATGGAAGTATAAGAACAAGCGTAAGTATTCATTTGAAACAGGTGGAGGACTCAACAATCAACATGTGCCAAAGTACATTTACGTAGATCTTTGGGCTAAAACAGATGGACGCGCTGGACAAGAAAACAAGTATGAACTTCCGCCACCGGTGGATGAGCTCATTATCTATGGAAGTATGGCACTTGTTGCTAGGATCGACAAAGAAAATGCGGTAAATTTAACAATTGATCTGTGGGAAAAAATATACGAGAAACTCTTTGGAGGGTTTGAAGACCTCGCTGCAACGGCTCTCGAAGATGAAAATGAGATTGACGAATTAGAGTCTGTTCCTGCGCATAAAAAAACCAGTAATGGTTATTTGAAAGACGGGTTTGTAGTTGAAGATGAAACTGATGATACTCCAAAATGTAAGAAGGTAACCCGTGGTGGTCGTGGCGGTAAGAAACCCAAATCAGAATCGACGGAAAGTGACTTTATTACAGAGACAGAAACAGAATCTGGTACGCCTGCATCAACTTCTTTGAATGGATCGGATCAAGATGGCGAAGGTGAAGAAGTTCTACCTCCTATTCCTATAAACAAGATTGTCGCAAAACGTAGTGGTGCTGTAAAGCCTAGAAAAAATGCGAAAAAACCGGCGAGTGGAGCAGTAAAATCAAAAAAGATAGTTGAAGAAACAAATCTCGACGAAGAAATAGAATCCGAATTGAGCGAGGATTCGTATGATTGATTTATAAAATTGATTAAAGAAAATACTCTTTATTATATTAATACTGTCAAACATATTCCATCCAATTCATGTCAACGGTTGATACAATTGCATTTCCAGAGGAGTTTCGTGCGGAGATTCGAAAACGGATTCAGGTACTCTTGAATGATGACACAAGTGACAATGCAGTCACAAATGCCACCAACATCGAAAAAGGTATATTCAATTGGACGATTCAACATGCAAGTAAGAATAACATTGTGAAAAAATGGTCCAATTCATTCTTCATCACGCTATACGTTGATCGTTTGCGGTCGGTGTATATCAATCTCAAGAAACCCGATGTTTCAAGCGCTATCACTTCTGGAAATATCAAACCTCAGGAGCTGGCATTTCTGAGTCATCAAGAGATTTGCCCCGACAAATGGAAACAGTTGATCGAAGACAAGAAGGTTCGTGACAAACAGAAGTACGAGCCGAACATTGAAGCGTCTACTGACAACTTCACATGCAATAAGTGCAAATCCAAGAAATGCACGTATTATCAGTTACAAACTCGTTCGGCAGATGAGCCGATGACAACATTTGTTACCTGCTTAGAATGTGGAAAGAGGTGGAAGTGCTAATAAACAAACTTCAAAATAAAAATATACGTATAGTAAAATATGTCAACTTCATTTTTTACTATGCTCAAAGCGTACTTTCAATGTTGTACGAATCGCTGTTCATGTTGTTTCAATAATCAAAATAAAGAGGAAAATGAACCGTCTCGTGATAATATAACATACAATCCGAGTGGTGACAATAGTCCGTTTTCATTCGATGACCTATCAAATCCATCGACTCCTGGAACCCCGATAACATGGTCATCGTCTTCATCATCATTAGATAGTTATAAAAATCAACCTTATAAACGACCTCAATTCAAACCCTATATTGGCATAATACCCGCAAATTATTATAGTGATTAGATTTTGAAATAAAATTGATTCAACTTGTATTACGACTGTTGTCTACATCAGTGACACCAAATATATCAACATGCGACCTCTTCAACTTGTAAACCCATCGGATCTAATACCTGGAAAAATGTACCTCATCCGAGAAAAACGCCCCAAATATGCACACTTGAATTCAAAAGGCACGTTTGTAAAAAATGTGTATCCCGAACATGACTACCAATGCACAATGACATATTTCACAAACGTCGTTGCGCGTTACAATAAACCATCGAACGATCTAACTCTTCAAGACACATATTGGAACTATTATGAAGCAGATGCTCTTGAACGCACATATATCAACTATGTTCTTCGTCAAATTACGGGTGACCCTGACTTCATCTACCCGAACTGATCGACGCAATCATGCGATTTCACAGTATTTCTAAATCTTGTATACGCCAATACTCGGAACCACCATTCGGCAGGGGTCGACGAATAATAAATGGGGTCTTTTTCTGTTCTAACTCCTTCACTGCAATAAGGTATCCATCGATGACAGTAGAGTCAACCTTGATGAATGCAGGCGAACCCTCGTTTAGTTGTTTTGCACGTTGACCTAGAACACGCGTTTTCTCATACTTTGTCATGATCGGAATGGTACGATGCAGATCATCCACAATAAACCCGGCACTATCCCGTACAACGCGCGACAATGTTTGAATTTCATCGTAATTATGCGACATGGATTCCGGATGATAAGTCTCAATATAACTTTCAGAGACACTTGAGGTCAATTTCTGAAAATACTCCGTCGTATCCTTGTCGGCATCATCGTCTTCCTCATCACCATCATCATCGTCGTCAAAGTGAATTCCGTGTGGAACGCCCAACAATGTAAGATCATCTTCTGTATCCTTTTTAGAAGCAGAACGCTTCTTTTTGGTTTTATTTTGTTTGTCAGAGACGACTGCGGCAGCTCCACCACCTTCTTCATCACTACCTTCTCCTCCTGCTGCATCTTCATCTTCACCGCCACTTACTTCACCGCCTTCGTTTTCATCGTCTGCCACTGATGATATCGCATCGTCATCCGTCTCTGATCCAGAATCATCATTATCGGTGGTTTGTTTTGATGCGGAATCATCGTCGTCTTCGGATTGATCTATTTCTTCTTGTAAACCACCAACGTCGGCATCTTCATTTTCGGAGTCATCATTTTCATTACGGGCTAGAACTATTTTTTTAGGTGGAGCAGGAATTGCGCTTGACATCTATCGATACAATGATATATATAAGGTTCATACTTTATTATGTTTCAATTTATTATTTATGATTTTTTAATGATAAAAATAATAAATCTATCACCCCTCCGTCGCATCCTCGTCCGTCGTCAACAATTCGTTTATTGCTGTTCTGTATTCCATACTTTGTCACACTTGGCACACAGATAAACATATTTCAAGTTTGTATCGTCGTAGCGAACATATATAATTTCTGATTTTGGTTTCTTAACGCCTACACTGCCACCACTGGCCTTCTCATTACTGGGACATTCGTCATTCGGACAACGCATCGTATGAATCCGAGGGAGAGTCGGATCCAGTTTTGTATACTTATTGACAACTTGGGAAAATGACTGTGGCGTCGTCGAATGTTTCACATTGATTTTTGACACACATATATTCTCAGAAGCAATCGTGTTGTCTATATTTCCACAATGACGACAGTAGTACTGTAATTCATTTTCAGGTGTGATGCTAATGTAGTACATATTGGAACAATTCGAACAGAAATGCATTTTTTTCAAGAGCGATTCACGCGAAGATAACGATAGTATAATGTATATAGATACAATTAATTTCAATTTAACTCCTTTAAAGTATTAGAAATCCGTGATTAATCTGATTCTGTAAAAATTGCGTCATATTGTGTTAGTATCAGAGAATAATGAATCGCTGTAGTAATACCTCCATACAATCCAATCGAAACCGTCTTTCTCTCTGGAAATGTCTTCTCTCGTTCCATCAAAATCTCTCGAATTCGTGTTTTATTTTCATGAAACTTACGATTCATAAACTTCTGAAATGCATCAACGAGAGTCGACTCAATTACTATGTATGTTGTAAACTCAGTCAATAAAGTTAAACAAGCAAACTTATAGTTGTAATACTCTACAATTTTATGATACGAATTAAAATCACTATGACCATTTCTTATTCCTGGCTCATGTAAAAGCGGTTCTTTATCAAGTAATGATTGAAATGTCATCAACACCGAACGAATGTTCTGACATCCTGACCATTGTTCGCCACGCCATGTGTTTATAATAGATACACAGACCTTCTTATTCGCATAAAAGTTAGGATGAAACCGGATATTATTGGTGTTCGTCAAATAGGAAACAATCGGCGGTGAATGCGGGTAGTTCGTTGGGAACTTAAACACGAAATAGTAGTATCCTCCGAAGTAAAGTGTATCAGATGGACCAATAATACATGCATATCCTGTTAACATATCAGTTTCGCTATGTTGATACATAATACCACATTCTTCTAATGTCGGATCTGTCATTACCTCGCGAATATCTTTCAATAATCGCATAACTGTATCTTTGGGAATGACAACCTTTGTTGTATCCCCTGCATCTGGTTTTTCCATGAATCTTTTAACATACATCCGATGAATGTTTTTATGTATTTTTCGATTATTATATTAAAAACCCCCAGGATTTTAGGGTTTTGTGACGATAACCCTAGCTATAATATCATACACAACTATAATAACCACGACCATAATGCTCACGAAAAAATACATGTGACGGTACATCGTCACAAAATGAAAAATCCAAACCCTAAAAAAAAATCCACCGTGTAAAACGACTTTTTTACAAAAGTCCTGCGCCCAGAAAAACGAAAAATAAAGTATCCCCCCAAAATGGCCAAAAAACGCAATGAAAAAGTCCAAGGTCCGTTTTGGGGGGATCAGATTTAGAGATAAAACCTCTAGAATATATAAACCGAAGGTTTTATAATTTTCAATTCATAATTCGGACAAAATTGAACTTTAAACCTAGGCAACGAGAATTTACAACACAGACGATGACAACAACTTTACATAGTGGAAATGGACAAGATGAGGGCGCTGTCGCGCCTGGCGGAGGGGGTGGGGGCGCGGTTGATCCAGCAACTGCATCATACCAGTCTCTTTGCGCTGGAATGACGTATGAACAATTTATGAAACATCACGTTTCTAAACCAGGCGAAGCGTATACACATACGCGGATCGGAGACAAGACACAGAACGTTCATGGCGGCGTTTACACGATTCCGCCGGCAATATTACCGGTGTTTTGGAAAAAGTACTATTCCCATGTTTTCGAAAGTGGAAAACTGGAGCATCTCACCGAAAAACAAAATACAGAGAAGGGTGTCGTTGTCGTTGATTTCGATTTCCGTTATGAAACAAGTATTACAAAACGCCAGCATAGTAAAGAACATGTTCTGGATATGATTCAATCTTATATCCAGACATTGGAAACATTGGTGACAATCCCTAGTGATGCACAAATCCCAATCTATATCTTCGAGAAAAGCGACGTGAATCCCATGGACGATGTTACAAAAGACGGAATCCATATGATCATTGGTGCGTATGTGGAACGCCCGATTCAGCGAATGTTGCGTGCACGAATGTTGAAAGAACTTCCGCAAATATGGACAGACCTTCCTGTTACGAACTCGTGGAATGATGTCTTAGATGAAGGTATTTCGCGTGGACATACAAACTGGCAATTATACGGATCGCGTAAACCTGGACACAAGGCGTATATGTTGAAGTACCACTTTATTATGATGCATGATCCAGATGATGATGAAGGCGCGTGGATGTGTCAGGAAGAAAAGACGAGCAAGTTTAATGTGAAGGACAATTTCGCGAAACTATCCGTTCAGATGTCGCCAGGAATCGATACCGAGTATCCGTCATTTACACTGTTACCAGATAATCCAGCATTGAAGGCAGAGTACGATGCGCTTTTGAATCAGCAACGCGGTATGCGTGGCGGCGGCGGTGGTGGTGCAGATGGTGGAGGCAAACGTCTTCGTTTGGTTGTAACAAATGGTCTCATGGGTGGCGGTGGTGGTGGAGTAGGGGCAACCGGCGCAGAAGCCCTCATGTCACATAACGGCGTGATCATGATGGACAAAATCACGAATCAGGCAGAACTAGCGATGGCTGTAGAAGTCATGTTGAATGCGCTTGAACCAAAAGAATACGAAATTCGTGAAACACATTACTACACAATGGCGCTTCCGTCGCAATACTACGATCCGTATGACAAATGGCTTCGGGTCGGATTGGCACTGCATAATACCAGCGACAAGCTGTTCTTGACATGGATGCTTTTCAGTGCGAAATCAGGGAAATTCTCGTTTTCGAGTATTATGCGCCATTATGATACCTGGTGTAACTTTCCATATAGTCCCGATGGTCTCACTCGGCGTTCTATTATGTATTGGGCAAAGAATGATTGTCTAGAAGAATATACCAGAATTCGTAACGAAACCATCGACAATTTCATCCATCAGACGATTTGCAATGAGACGACGAATGATGCATCAACCGATGTTGATTTGGCGACAGTGTTGTATACGATTTTCAAGGACCGATTCGTATGTGTGAGTGTGAAGGACAATATGTGGTATGAATTCGAGAAGAACCGTTGGGTGGAGTGCGATCAAGGCAACTCGCTTCGTGCGCTGATTTCGAAAGATATGCACGACATTTATACGAAGAAACATCGCGATATTATGGATATGACATCAGGCCTCGACCCAACATCCGACCAGTATACAAATGCACGGAAGAAGTCGCGCCGTATCGTTGATATCTGCACCAAACTCAAGACGACAAGCTTCAAGAATAATATTATGCGTGAGGTGCGTGAACAGTTCTACGACAAGGATTTCATCGACAAGATAGATACACGTCCGGAGCTGCTTTGTTTCAAGAATGGCGTCATCGATTTCAATACAAAAACATTCCGTCGCGGACAACCTGACGATAACCTTTCCAAGACAACGAAAATCGACTATATGCAGCTTGACGCCGACAAACACCGCCAACATATCACCGAAATCAACGAGTTCATGGCGCAACTATTTCCAGAAGAAGAACTCCGGACTTACATGTGGGAACATCTTGCGTCTACACTCATGGGAACGAACCGCGAGCAAACATTCAATATTTATATTGGTGGTGGTAGTAATGGCAAATCGAAGTTGATCGAACTTATGTCAGCTTGTCTGGGTGAATACAAGGCTGTTCTTCCGATTACTGCTGTCACACAGAAACGCGCGATGATTGGCGGTGCTTCACCAGAGCTTGCCGTACTGAAAGGCGTGCGATACGCGGTAATGCAGGAACCGACGAAGGGTGACCGCATAAATGAGGGTATTTTGAAAGAGATCACGGGTGGGGATGAGATGTGTGGTCGAGCGCTCTTCAAAAACACGATTACGTTTGTTCCGCAATTCAAGCTGGTTGTATGTACGAATGTCCTATTTGATATCAAGAGCAATGATGACGGTACGTGGCGTCGTATTCGGCTGTGCCCTTATAAATCCAAGTTCTGTGAGGAACCGAAATCAGATGATCCGGAAGAACCGTATCAGTTCCTAATTGATAAGAACCTGGATGTCAAGATTAAAACATGGGTAAATGTCTTTATGGCGATGCTCGTCAAGAAGGCATTTGAAACGGATGGAAAAGTGAAGACATGTGCTGCTGTGACTGCGAGTAGCAACAAGTATCGCAATACTCAGGATTACTTGTCGGAGTTCTTGCGCGACAAGATTCGTACAGGGGATGAAGATACATATATCAAGAAGACGGAAGTATATGAAGAATTCAAGAAATGGTATGTCGTACAACATGGCAAGAATATCCCGAAGGCGAATGAATTATACGACTATATGACGAAGAAGTTCGGAAAGCTCACGAGCAAAGGATGGCGGAAGTGTCGTATTCTATACGAGGATGATGAGGAGGGTTGTGGCGGAGAGGAAGATGGTACATGCAGTGGAAGTGATAACGCTTAACTGCGTACGATACGGTGGTTGCATTACTTCCAAAAACTCACATTTTTCAATCCCAACATTTCGGTTGTTTTTGTAAGCCCATTTAATAACCACAATGTAGAAGGCAAAATAATTTTTGGATAGATTCCAAGTAATATCAATACTATAATATTAATATAATTATATGAAGTAGTCGTGTAATATTCACGTATTGAAATAAAAACAAACATAACAAATAGAGCATAATACAAGAAAATTACTAAATCTTCATAAAAAGCAAGACTGTTATATTCATCGTAGTCATACAGTGCATTTTGCTTTATTAGTGAAATATTTTTCTTCTGGTTTTCTAGAATTGACTTTATATCTTCTTCTTCTAGTAATGTTAACTTTGATTGATTGTCACTTTTATTTGATACATTGTAATATGTATTCAATAAACGATTTGCTCGTTCAAAATGCTTATTAATACCCGATATGTACTCGTTTTTTTTATTTACAGCAACTTTGCATTTTTCTTGATCGGAAGCACCTTGGTCACTACAAACGACATAATAATCGGTCCACGGCAGCGTCGTTTTTCCATCAGCAGTAGTTCGAATTGCAGTTTCATCTGTCAAATTAGGAAGACGTACATTGTATCGAGGTTCTTGATTGGGTACAATCCCAACTAACGCGTTGTCAGCAAGAGTTGTTGAATCGTAAAATTCGAATCCCTCTCTCACGTTTTCTTCGTTACCAGAAAAACCTTCTTGTAATAATTGAAATCCTTGTTGCGATGATCCGACTGGAGGATAAATATCACCTGCCGCTGCTTTATTTTCGCGAACGCGTCGGTCTGTTTCGACATATTGAACTGCTTTTTCCATTAATTTATTACTTGTTTTTGAACATTTGACTCGCATATCTTCCCATTCTTTATGCGCTTTAATAATTTCGTGTGATTGCGATTTTCCCTTTACTAAAGCTGTATATTCTATACTTTTTTTCTCAACATTGTCATCACACATATTATCTTCAATACGAGATTGTACCCATTCCGCATGATGAAGACTCATAATATATTTATCTCTATCGGGGCCAGTAAAACCACCTTGATTAATGATTTGTCTAACTTTAATTAGGTCGCCTTGTGATTTCTCAATGACTTCTTCAAATGGACGGTCTCCCCCAGATATTTTTACGGCAGCTTTATCTGCAAGTGCTGCAGATTGTGCGGCACTTAGTCCTAGATCTACTTTCGCTTGATCTTCAGGTTTGATATCTTCTGAATCTTTCGTATTTAATTTATCAGGCATTTTTGATGATATTATAATATAACTACTATATTTGTTAGATTATAATACAGGACGCCCTCCACAAATATTTTACAAACCAGAGATTGTTACACCAGATGTATTTGTATCAGCACTCGTTTTTACCTTAATTACTTTGGACAATGACGAATATCCAGTCGATAAGGAGAGACCAGTAATTTCAATTGGTGCAGTGACTCCACTTGCTGCAACTGCTGCTGTAGGTGTAAGCTCTATTAATTTTGTTGTTGGTGTTCCTACGACTGTAACTCCACCTGTTGCACTAGGTGTTCCTGTAAATAGGCCTTCTGGAAGTTCAAATGTTATTTTACCAGTATTTGCAGCCAAAGCTCCAGTTGAAGATACCTTTAGTGTAATTGTTAGCTTTCCAGCAGCACTTCCAGGGTTTGTTGATGACCAACCAGCACTTCCAGTGATGCGAGAAACTGCTGGAACACACTTCTTCGAGTCGTTATCCCATGTGGTTCCTACGTCACAGCATCCAGGACCGTAGCATGGAGCCATTCCCATTCCCATTTCCGAGAGATTGGCTGGATCGGAATTCTGTTGAACGAGTTGTTTTCGGTTCATTTCATCCTCGTTGAAGTTCCAGTCATACTTGTCGAAGTCATGATCATTACGACGTACAATATCGTATAGCTGAGTTCCAATAACAATACCTCCAAATGTCAAAATCAGAATAATTCCTAAAGTAGAAATGGATGCAGGGATGAGTTCTTTATTTCGTAATACAGCTAATATAATCAGTGCAACAGATAGATAAATGATATTCTTCATAACATCGGTATTCGCTTCATAATGACGCGTGTAATACGTATTTACTTGCGCCATACGGCGTTTGTTTGAGTTGTCTTCTGACAGTAACGTCGCATTTTTCTCGGCACGAGCCCGCTCCTTTTTAATGAAGTCAATCGCGGTTCGCTGGGCGGCATATAACGCTTCCGAATCGAAAACTTGACCGGCCTCTTTCACGGTTCCATATGTCGATGCCAACATACTTACAAGTGATGCACGTGCTTCAAGTAACGCAATACGGTCTGCATCGCTTGGAGGAGGGCTTGCATTTAAACGCTGGTCAATTGTTTCAATTGCTTTTCGTATATCAGACGCAGTTATTCTTGTCGATGAAACGAAATCTCCAGATCCCGCTTCAGAGTCAGCCTTAAATACCTTGATATCTCTGTTTACCGGCGACTCGTTATTATTCGGAGTAATTGTAAACTTCAATGTAGGCTCTGCTGTGATTCCTGCCTTCAATGTAATATCACTGATTCCGATTTTAATCCATGAACCCGTTTTAATTGCGGCAGTGGAAGTAAATGTAACTTTTTTATTTGATACATCAAGAGCTTTACTAAATGGCGATTTAGTTCCACCTATCTCACTTTCTAAGGTTGCAGTATATTTCGATTGATCTGATGCGTTAAAGAAAATATTATTTTCATTGATAGAATCTGGTGTACTGCTCCAAGATACTTCTATCTTTCCTCCAGATGGTAAATCTTTACCCAACGTCATAATTAGATAAACAGTTGCTAGAACATCAGATGCCCCACGTTTGAGTGGCACTGGTTGAGTTTCTGTAGTAAACGTAAATCCTTCAATATATCCTCCTCGATTAAGATAGTCTTTGAGTAGTTTTCCAGCGCATAAAACAACAATTCCAAATAATGCAATCAGTATTTGATTTTTGTCTGAAATTTGGTATACCATTGTTATAATTTGTATCTACAATCCATAAATACTAATTATATAATTATTTCCTCTTACCGTGGCCTGAACTACTGCGACCACCTGTTGTCGGCGCAGGTGATCCATTTACACTATCCCCCACCTTATTCACAGCATCTGTAGCTGTTTCGCTAACTTTATCAGCAATACCCTTTGCACCTTCGACTGCACCCGTTGCAGCGTCATTTACAGAAGTAACTAAATTGTCGGCTCCTTCTGTGATATTTGTAGACAACTCGTCACTTGCTTTCATAATTTCTTCTCCAGCAGAAGTTAGGCCTGCCTTTACATCGCCAGTCTTATCGGGAATATCGCTTGTATCTACTTTTCCCATACCGAATAAACCCATAATTGTTGCTAAAATACCTCCTTCTTTTCCTCCGCTGTCTTCTTCATCTGCGTCGTCTTGACCGAACATTTCTTTTAGTTTAATAAGCGCTAATACTACTAAAATTGCTAAAATACTCCAAAGTATGAATTTGTAAGACTCTGCTATCAACTGTTTATTTGTTTCATCGGTCATCGCAAGAAGACGTTCGCGCTGATATTCTGAATTTGCAATTTTGGTGAGATCCTTTTGCACATCCTTCATAATTTCTGAATATGGTTTATTATTATCAAAACCTTCTGTTGCGTCCTTTGTGAGCTCTTCAGCATCTACTGGACCTGCTGGAATAATCACTTTCGATAAATACTTTCCACCACCGGTGTTATAACTTTTATTCCACTTCTCTAGATCCAACTCGTTTACTTTACCAACATAATATTTTTCTTCAGTTCCATCCTTTGTTACCATCTTCGTATAATCTCCATCTTGAATGGCATGGATCACATTTCCGTCTTCTAATGTCTTTAACTCTGAATCAACTTCTCTGCCAATCCATGGTCCATACATTACATGCTTTCCTTTTTTACCCTTTCCAGCTTTTAATTGAAATCGAAAGATATCTATGTTCGATTGTGTGTCGTTAAACGCTGTATTGACGGATTGAATCATCGATGCTGCATTTTGAGCACTTAATGATCCTTTCTTCGGAACAATTTTTTTGATGTCGCATTTGGAACTTCCAGACATTTCTCCAGTATATGGATAATGTAAATATTGGGCACTGTCTACCAGTTGGTATCTACCATTCCTCCCTTTGCATGCTTTATCCCGAATGTTTGAGTTAATGATTGGTACTTTTAACATAAGCTGTTTTGTTGGGTCAGCCACTCGCAGTCCAATTGGATACATCTTTGAACGATTTTTTAACTCACATTGTCCAATAGAACCAGCATTTCCTTTGGTATAGACATATCCGCCACATTTATCATCAGCATCACACATATCGCGGCACTGATTGAATGTCGCACTAACGCTTTGACCTACCGCTAATGTGCGTAACTTACGTTCATATTCCGGTGGATTTGTTTGAGGAAAACGACTGGAATCTACTGAATACGTTTCAAGGTCTCGCAGATACCATCCATTCCATTCCCACCGCCATCTTCGAGTGCCCATTGGACCATATCCATTATTATCACTATGCATAGCAGCACCGATTGTATATACCGCTTGTCCCCAAATAATCATATCATAACCTGCAAAATACGGAAAATATCGGTTGTCAGTGGCCAAATGTGTATAATTCCCGTTTCCCCAAATACTATTAGATCCATATGATTTGCGTGTGCCATCATAAACAAATGATTCTGTATCATGAATCCAGTACCAATAACCGGTATACTGCCAGCTTTGAGAATTGTAAGATCCAATCACTCGTCCATCCCATAAAATCGCACGAGTATAAGTAGGCCCTTGATTTGAACATTTGTTCCACCATGCTTGAGTTGACCATCCTTCTTGACTTGCTCGATATAACAAATTACCCGCTGCATTTGCTTTCCCGGGAGTAACTTGCGTAAGGGCATAAGAGTCTTCTAAAGAACGTGTATCATAGCCGCCCAAATTAACATATGCTCCTGGTACTTTTTTTGTTGGTTTTACAAAAGAGAGTGTTGAACTAGGATAGTCACGACGGTCGCCGATATGATCAATATTCGCAATACGACCTACATAACCGCGTCCATTCTGGTTTACATTATCAACCCCAGTGAGTCCTCCAGTTTTAAGACAGTATAGCGCAACACTTCGGTCATTATATGATTGCTCTCTGCCATACAAACGTTTCAAATCGGATGGATTGTATGATTTCATAAAACCGTCCTCGTCATCTTCTGCATTATGTACTCTATAACACTTTGAACCATTTGAATTAAAACTGAGTATTCCGTCAATATTTGGTTTTCCAGAACTAGTATAAACCCAACAACCACCACGGTTTGCGGGTTTACCTCTTTCTGCTCCAGAAATCATGAAATATGAACTACCCAAATCTTCTGCACGTCGCTTACATTGTGAAATCGATGCTTCAAATAAATCTTCTTGAAATTTGAATCCACGGTTTTCAAAGTCTTTATCCGATATATTATTCGGAATTATGTAACAACCCATTTCAAGAGTGTCTATTCCTTGACCTGTAAACTGAAAATCAGCAGAAGGACGTTGGCTTACGAGCACATTTTTACTTTCATTTGCACATGAAAATAAACCATCACGATTCACTGTATTTTTGGGATCACGTACTCCAGTATTTATGACCATGAAGAGTGGACTTTTCTTTTCACTGTCATTATGGGAGTATGCCATATCATAAGGTTTCAAATCTTCCCATGTTCCAGCAATATTTATTTTTTGAATCGATGTCGATTCTGCCGGACATCCAATAACACCTGTATTCTGTTTCATTTTTTCTGTTTGAAGCCAATTCGTGGGATTATTTTGAACAGAAGATGGGTGGAGCCATATCTGAAAAATACCGTCTTTCGTAATATAGCCATACTTTGATACACCGTTTCCATCAATGACTTCGGTCCATCGTTGGCGCCGACCCCTATCATCTAAATCGATCAAGTCAACGATTGAATTCATTCGGTTAATATGGTCGATTTCCTGTTTTTTATAATCTTTTTCCTGATCAACCACAGCCTTCAACCCTTGTGACTTGTTGTATGTTCCGCCACCTTGACCATCTTTATTATTACTCATTCCACCGGCCCCCTCCATTCCTTCTGTAACAGTTACATCTTTGAACATTGATTGAATCATATTTTGAAACACTGTGCCAATACTTAAAGTTTGAGTATCGTTATTATTATTAGTTTGATTGTTCAAATTTATATTGTCTGTATCATTCATCTTTACTTGATCCAAAAGTATTCCGCGTGTTTCATGTGAATTTTGCACATGTCCTGATTTACCACTTGCTATTTTTACTAAATCATTTGAATTTTGGTAAAACATGATATATAGTAATTGATGATCACAGAGACTACTATATATATCAAGGAATATTATTACAGCAACAAAACAGATTATGAATCTTTATCTAATCCGTCTTGAATATCCTTCAGACCTGCATCAACACCAGTAAAAAATGACTTGAATGTGGCATGAAAGAAAACGATAAGTATTAACAAAAAGGAAACACCTATCCACCACATTTGTCCAGTCCAAAATTCCGGGTCGGTAATATATCGGATTACCATCATAATATTTCCTTTCATATCCCAGCCGAAAGAAGATAGAATGAATATGATGACTACAATCGTAATTACCCACCAGTTCGTCCACCATCCAAGACCGACAAAACTTTTCAATGAAGCAATTTGCTCTAAGATTTGAAGCTTAGATGTATATGATGCATATCCGATAATAATGCATAATGCAAGAATAATATAAAATATAAACCGGTATTTTCTTGCAAGTAATGTTCGTTGTTCGTTTACCTCACCGTAAACACTATTCATGTTCTTACGTTTTTTTATTAAATCGTTCATTTGGTCAATATCTTCAGCATTTTTATTCATGTATTTATGAATTTGACCAATCATTTCATTTGATTCTGCTGCGGATCCAACGAGTGTATTGAGCTCGGTATTGATACCTGCTTCAGATACTTCAATAATTTCTTTGACTAAAGAATTTACGCGTTGTTGTATATCTTGAACCTTAGATGCGCCATTAATATTTACTATATCTTTGTCATCCGTTATTCCTAATTTTGTATAAATGTTTTTACTTGATGATCCGGTCTTTCCTGTCATTACAGTATATCCAGCAGACGTTGTATCATAAGCGGCATTATCTGATGCATCGTACATCAATGCATAACATCGGTTATTCCATTCCTGTTGTCCTGGGTTAGAACTAAATTCAGCATCACCAGTATAGACAACCTTTTTGAATAAGCGTGTATCATTTGCGGCTAAATTCCAGCATTTCATAGAATTACCATCAAGTGTCGGATTTGTACCTGGATCAATTTTTCCTACATATTTCCATACTTTCGCATGATCGTCGCCTGGACGAGTAACTAGTGGAGTTGCTGTATTTGAAATAGCATTTTTATTATCTAATTGATTGTACGTTCCTTTTTCTTCTTGCGTTGTTGCTGGACGATATTTTCCTGTTATTTCTTTATATTGGCCGTTAAGTTCTCTTAATTCTGCCATTTTTGTTAATAAACGTGAATAATCTGAATTACTCATTTTCTATAAACTCTGTATTATACTGATACATATAACATAGAATACAATCTGGCGCTCTGTTATCTCGGTTATTTTAATACTAATATCTCACTATATAACCGTGTATGATGAATTCACGTTATATGTATATGAAAAATAATAATATACTGCAAAAATAACAATAAGCGACATAATAACAATTCCCAATAATGGTACACTTGTTCCACCTTCGCTACCATTGTTACTTTGTTCACTCGGTGACGAAAACAAGAATGCAAACTTGAATATTACAAGAATTGCAATGAAAATAATAAAAGACCAAAAGATGTAAATCATGGGATAATAAAAATCACCTAATACCTGTTTGATTTTGGCTAAAATAGTATCATCTAAAGACGATAATTTTTCAGCTGATGTTTTCTCTCGGCGGACAATAGTGGTCTTTGCCACATTATTCACTATATTTTGGTTTTCTTTCTTTATTTCTTCCACCGTTTCGTCGATCTTTTTCTTAATCTCTGCCAACTTTGAATTGATTGTTGGGGATACGTTAACCCGAAAACACTCGCTATTTTGGTTCATTGGCTGATCCTCTGCAGTAGGTAACGCGTTATATTGGTTTGCAGATACTACAATTGGTTCACCTACAATTGTATTCATGCATGTCGGATGTCTTTTGTCGGGCCAAATACCCGGTGAATATATATGCTTTCTTCCTTCGACGTCAACCCAAGCATATTTATCTTCTGATGCAGCAGCAGTAGCAGTAGCAGTAGCAGTAGCGGACGCGGGTGTAACCGCCGGGTTGACGGGAGGGACGGCTGTTGCCGTTGTTCCAGGTAACTTTATATTCTTCGCTGCAATACATGGCGCATATCCCGCCATATTGTAACTATTCAAATTCTTAAACCGGCTAAAACCGCCTCCAGTAGTTCCATTACTTATATCAATGAACGACTGAGGTGTCAATTTGAATGGATTTGATGTGTCGGTGCTTAAATAAGCTTCATCACGTTTAATTTGTGGGCATGTTCCAGCATCATATAATATTACAGATGAAATATCTGCGTAACGGTGAGTATATCCGAATGGATTTACATAATAATATGCCGCGCTTGCATCTACTCCAGAATATGAAATATCACGGACCACCTTATTCAAGTATTGTGTGTTGGTTTGTAAAAACTGTGAACGTGTCATTAAATCATCAGTATAGAAACGATACTGGGTTGTATATTCCGTAGTAAGTGCACTCAAACGAATTTCAAGATCAATCAACGCTTGACTTTTTCCAGCACTCGTGATTCCATTCGTTGAAGTTGCTGTTGTCGGAACGGTAGATAAACGCGGTCGATCGTCATTTGTAAGTCCTTCTTTATAAGAAACAACCCCAACACTTTCATCCATTTTTTGAAGTTGCTCCGTAAAGGGTTGAATCGGATTCTTAGTAATATCGTTACGGGAGTAATTGACGAGGTCGCCTTGAAGTAAATTCAAGTTTAATGATGTTCCAGTTAACATCCCCTCTTGTTTTTTGTCTTCTCCTTGTTTCGTGTCTTTTACATACTCTGTCATTAAAGACGCCATTGCTTTATCAAATCCGGCATCATTTTCCACCTTAAGTCCTTCGGTAACGGGTTTCTTTTTATGCTCAAAATTATCAAGAGATTCTGGCGTTGCATTTGGAAATAATACTTGCTGGTTATTTGGATAGGATGACATTGTATATGTTATATATTGTGAATATTATAACATATTGAACACGTGCTCAATTATTATTCGCGCTGCGATGTTGTATATGGACTGCTTGTAAAAAGGTTACCTACACGTGAGCGCCCGCTACTTCCTAATCCTATTCCACCAAATCTACTAAATATACCTCCGGTGCCACTTCCAAATCGGGTAGATAACCATCCACCTACCCCGCCAAAACCCGAACCAGATGATCCAATACCACCACCTCCACCACTAAATGAAAAGTAATCTTTCATGAGTTGTGAGCTTAGTATGAAAATACCTACAACAACTAATATTATGCTCAAAAATTTTTCTCGATAGATCCGATTCTCTTGATTTGCAATCTCTTCGAATGTTTTCTTTATTTCTTGACGTTTTTCGTAGTGTTTTGCATCATCCATGACAGATGAAGTATCACTACCACGTAGTTTATTCACAGTGTCCGCTATTTTTTTTTCAAGTATTTCATTTACTCGGACTAAACCATATACTCCTTTGAAATTATTTGGGTTTGAAAAATCCGTTTGGTTTCGTATCGACTCTGGGTATTTCAAATACGTACTAGGAGAATCGTCATATTCACCTTTCATGATTGCACTCACTGCACCTCGATAGACTGGATCATTTTCGCCCATTGTTGTAAATAAACTATAAAACCTATCTACTTCTGTACCATCAGCAGTAGATTCTCCATTGAATCCGGAAAGTTTTGGTTGTTTTCTAATAAAAAATGTAGGGTTGTTTTTTTGTGTATTTGATATTACAGTTTTACCAGTAGCCGGAGCAGTTACATACTTTTCTGTAAACTCTTTATGTAATCGGTCGATGATTTTTGTTGCAGTACATACATCTATTTTGCTTGTATTCGTTGCAGTGATATTATCTTTTCCATCATTTGGACCTGTTTGAATCCGAAATTTACTATTATTTGTACACGCCATATTTGAAGTTATATATCCAAGATAAAAAATAACACAGTATACAATAATTCAAATATATATTCGTGCACTTAAACCTAATTTGCAACACAGTACCTGTAAAACTGGCTCGTAACAGATGTCTTGCTTGACCTAGTTATTTTACATATTTGTCCTGGTCGTAGTCCGATCGCAAGAGCCACTGGGTCATATCTCGAAATACTCGGCATCTGTTTTGTGTCCGTAATATTGTATTTCTTGAGTACCTGCTCATGTTCTGCTTCATTCAGAACCACGTGTTCCGGAACGTATTGATGCTCAAGCAGATTGAATTGGAGTCGGTCGAGTGAATGAATCACGATGAAGATTCGATCCTTCTCCCAAATTTCGTTGAGAATATTGACAAGTGTGTCATTGACTTCCTGTTTCATGACAATAATCAGTGTATCGGTAGGCTGTAGCACCTGTTCTAGGTAGAAGAGGTCGTCGATCATGTGGTTAATATTCTCTCGACGAAGGGTTTTGGCTAAATAATACTTCACATATACCTTGCGTGCGGGGTGGACGTCCTTTTCGGTGGTAAGAAGCATATCCAGTTGGTTATTCGCATACATGGTTTGCACTTCTGCTACACCGTAGTCGGTGTAATTCGATACATCCATTCCTTGCCTAGCGAGTAACTGAAGAAGAATATTTCGGGATTTGAATAACGTCGAAATGGTTCCACTACTGACGTGTGCCATTGTTGAATCAAGTAAAATGAACTGGAAATGAATGAACTGGAAGTGAATCCGAATGTATTATATATTCATAACAAATCTTTATTATTCAATTTTACAGCTTTATTGAAAAGGTTTTCACACCTTGTGCGTTTGGTTCGGGACCTATACCGCCACTTTGATTCGTTATGTTAGCACCGCCCGTTTGCTGTCCTGGTGTGCCTTGTCCGCCTTGCTGTTGCTGCTGTGTTTGCCCTTGTTGTACTACTCCTCCAGCACCTGTGCCAGCGCCGCCTTGTTGGATCGGCATCATTCCCGCCATTGGCATTGTAGCAACAACCGGTATATTCATGGTAGGAAGACCCATCGTCGCATTATTCGCCATAATGTTCGCGCCTAGTTGACTACCACCACCGCCAGTCATCATTCCTGGTCCTGCCAATGAGACACCTGATTTACCATACTTCGAGCTCAAATAATTCTCAAGAACACTCATTGGGATTTGAGGGATGTATTTACCGCCCGGTTGTCGTGGTCTTCCGCCGCCGCCGCCACTTTGTCCTTCATCATCTTTGTCCCATAGAGAGGAATAACCCGGTGAACTTGGAGCTCGCGGCGAATAACCGCCACTTTCAGGTATTTCTTCGTCATTCTCGCCATATTTATCAAGCATCTTCGCATTAAATGACCCCACAGCACGGCGTACCTCATTGGCAGCATCCTCTTCTCCGCCTACTGGTGTTGAAGCCGTATATTCTGGACTCATTGGAACATAATTGGGGTCTCCTTCCGTTTGTCTTCGGATCGCATCGAATTTCACACGCTCGTCCATCAAACGTGTCATTTGAACCTTCAACTTCTCCTCCTCTACCACATTTCCTTCACGTTTTGCACGTTCAATTTCACCTGAAACACGTTCAGTCTCCTTGGTATTGGTCTCAATATTACGCATATTTTCGGCGATTGTTGCACTTTCGGCTTGCGTCTGTAAATGCAGTTTTCGTCGCGCATATCTTTCCATAAGAGCGATAATTGCGAGTACCCAGTTCAAAGGTTTACGCACCTTTCGCAGCTCATCCACCATCTCGCTCGGTGAAATCGGGGTATCATCCGGATAAACAAGCATTTCAGATAACCAACCATCCGGGTATCGTGTAGGATAGTCACCCACCCATTCACGTCCACTAATGGTCCATCTCTCCGTCGGCTCGCCATTCTTATCCATAATGACGGATTCGAGTGTGAGATCTTCGCTACTAATATCACTGGGAGTCATTGCACCTGCACCGCTACTGCGCATCTGTTTCGCGATTTCTGGCTTCAATACAAAACGCCAACCCAAGTTACGAATACTTTGCCGTGTGTCAACATCAAGATCCATAATAATTTCTTCAGGATGTTCATCTGGATCAAATTTAGCGCTTCCAGTAGCAGAAGTACCCGCTCTAGTTTGCGCGGCTTCCTCTTCTTCACTACGGGAAGGCAAGTAAACACGACTACCAATTGCATCTTCTTCTTCCTCCTTTCCAGTAGCCGCGCCTACCACGCCATTCTTACGCGCTGCCATATCACGCGGTTTAAGACCTGCTGCCAACCTATTTCTCTCGATGATGTCATCCACCCCCATCGCACCCTTATTATCTTTGAGAACCTTGTATACATTCTTGGAATACGACATACTCGGAAGTTGGTCGATATTGTCTTCTGTAATAATACGCATCTGGACATTCATAACAATTAATTCTTGCATCAGGAGTTTCAAACAATAAGGAATGCGAACAATACTGAACGACCGGCCAAACTTCGTCATATGAATTACACTCGCACCGCTTGATGATGCATTTGGATCCGTTAAACTGCCGGAATACTGAATCGGGCCATCCACCATCGGGCTCATGAAAAGGTTCTGGTTTGGGTTATAAATCGCAATCATGCCTGATTTGTTACAAACCGCCATATGATATTCGTCACCACGTACCATAAGCGACTCATTGAGGAAATGTGCTGCGCCATGTCCCAATATACCATCGCGTTCCATTTCACCTACACGAAGACCTCCATCGTTTGCGCGGCCTTGCACCGTTTGACGTGTAAGTTGTGTGCGCGGACCCTGTGAACGATAATTGATCTTGTCTTTCACCATTTGTTTCAGACGCATATAATACGTGGGTCCAATGTAAATGTTGCTCTTGATCTCTTCACCGGTCATTCCATTATATAACACCTGTGTTCCCGATGAATGATATCCGTATTCTGTTAAAACCGAACCGAATGATTCATGTTTCGTCCCGTTGTTCGTATATGCAGTGCAATTGCCGAATCCACCGTGAAGAACGCACGCCTTTCCCATAAGCGATTCGATAAGTTGTCCGATTGTCATACGTGTTGGAATCGCATGTGGGTTAATAATAATATCAGGTCGAATTCCATCCTTCGTGAATGGCATATCTTTCTCTGGAATAATTAACCCCACGGTACCTTTCTGACCACAACGAGAGCAAAACTTATCACCTATTGATGGGAAACGTTCCTCGCGGATTCGGACTTTTCCGATACGAAAGCCCTTCTCGCCTTCCGTCATGAATGCCTTATCAACGAATCCGAGTTGTCCCTTCTTTGGCATGGTCGACATATCGCGCATTTGACCACCTTCATTATGAATACTCACCGATCCCATTCCGATTACGACCTTCTTATCATCCATCTCTGTATTCTCGCGAATAAGGCCGTTATCATCGAGATAACTGTAATCATAACCAGGTTTGATTCCGATTGCGCCTTCTTTCTGAATATTCGCGAACCTGGTATCACGTTGTACACCGCGGACACTACTGCTTTCTTCGCGTGCTTCATACATATTATAATACGTGATTCGAAACATACCGCGCTTGATCGACGCCTCATTGAACAAAATCGAGTCTTCGACATTGTATCCATTGAACGACATAATCGCAACAATCGCATTGAATCCGCAGGGGTGTTCTTCATGGTTGATCAAGTCAAGGTATCGACTCTTAACGATGGGAACTTCGCCATTATTAATGATGACCCCCATTTTATCAATACGAACCTGGTAGTTGCTATGGTAGAGTGATGCGGCTTGTTTGGCTTGACCGCATCCAAATACATTACGAGCGACTGGATTATTTTCCGGGAAGCAGATTTGATTTCCCATAACGCCCATGACGAGTGACGGATGGATTTCGACATGAGTGTATTGTTTTCCGTCACTCGATAGAACACGAGCACGATGACGGCGGCGACTGCTTCGGCTGCGTTTGCGGCGGTGAACGCGGCGGTGTTTGCGCATAGCGGCTGCTCCACCAGCTCCCCCTATCTGTGCTTCGTCCGGATTGCTTCCTGCATCTGCATTTGCACCTGCGGCTGCGGCTGCAGCAGCAGCAGCGGCGGCGGCGTCTTCCTTTCGCAGCTTGTCGCGTATACGTAGGTCCAACGCTCGTGCCTTGGCGAATGTTCTAGGCGTTAGGCCTCCAGTCTCACTGGGAAACTGTGACACTTGACGTTTTTCTTCATCCTTACCGCCTTCGTCTTCGCTACTGCTGCTGCTGCTGCTGCCATCCGAACTGCTATCATGTTTTTCACCTTCTTTCACTAGCGGTCTCTCGAACTTATGACTCATAGATATCAACGTCGATTCCGTCTCTGATGTGTCGATATACTCGATGATCGCTTGTGTTGCTTTCAATCGCCGGAAATCCTCGATCGTATTTACACGTGCGACATCTTCGCTTACTTTCTGCTTCGCTGATAAGGCTGAAGTATCTTGTGCGTGACCGTACAATTCATCGATTGTATAATAATTGCAGTGCGACGGATTAAATGTCGGATCTGATTTCACCGTAAATCCGGTCGTCATCTGTTCCCACGATGCCTTCCCCCCACGTATCATTTCCAGGATTTCATCCTTGTCGTAACTAGGCCGACCCGTATCATCGTCAATATAGAAAATCGGGCGACATAGACGTCCAGCATCCGTAAATACATGAATCTCGTTTGTTTTGATATCCCAACGACAACTCACATAAATAGGGATAAGCGCATTGCGACGATGAAGTCGGATAAGACGCATGGTTTCTTCTGGCCGGGTCACTGCACCCACCCAAGTTCCATTCACGAATACTTTCGTAGTGTAATGAAGAAACATCCGTGTACATTCTTCGAGAAGATGCATTTTCACAACCTCGCGTAGCCATAATGTCATCGGGTACGCGGAACATTGATTCGTTACACGCGTCCCAAACGCGAGATGTTTATGAAATCCGATATTTGCACCATCTGGCGAATCAACGGGATCGATCATTCCCCACTGCGATCCGTGAAGCATTCGCGGCGCAACAACCTTCGCGCTGCTGTCCATCGGCAGATTGATTTTACGCAGGTGCGAGAGAAATGAATTGTAAGACAGGCGATTCAAATCCTGGATGACCCCTATACGCTTCGTATGCTCGGTAGCACCCCAATTTCCCTTGAATGCTTTCTTAAATCCGTCTTCGACGATACGCTCGCGGAAGAATTCCTGGTAGTTCATTTGGACGAGACCAACGAAATTCTTCTCATATTTCTTCGGGTCTTTGAAATATTCGCGATCCATTGCGAGACGGATATGCTGTTGCTGAAGCGCATAATATTCCTTGAATAAGTCAAAAATCAGTGACCCACTTAACTCAATGCGCTTGAATTTGAAACTGTCGCGGTCGGTTGGTTGGTCGATTTTGAGAGATACGCGGAGTAATTTATAGACCATATTCCCGAGGAAATACGCCTTCTGGATATAATTCGTCTCGCCTACCTGAGGGAGGAAGTAATTCATAAGAATATCGTGGACTTGCGGAATCGTCTTGGATTTCGTCAAGGTCGCAATGAACTTGATCGCGCCTTCTTGTGTGAAGATTTTGTTCGCGTCGTGGATAGAGGGGATGAAATGATCGAGGAGTTCGGCGTTATCATCTAGATCAAGTAAACAGAACTCGAGAATATCGCGATCAGAGAGAACACCAAGCGCGCGCATCACAATAAACAATGGCACCGGCGAACGAACGTTCGGAATATTCACGACGAATTGCTTGTTACTGAGGAGGCTGGTAGGTGCAACAATACGAACTGAGAGAGTACGCTCTGGTTTTGAAGCATCCTCGCTCACCGTGCGAATATCTGCTGCATGTGTGTACATATTGTCTTCGTTATTTGCGCGAATATAAAGCATATTGTCCGCGAATTTCTCTTGAGAGATAATCGTTTTCTCTTTACCGTCAATAATAAAATACCCGCCATAGTCATTCTTGCACTCTCCCATATAAAAGCGGGCTTTGGGTTCGAGACCATGAAGAATGCAGTGATTCGATTGAATCATGATGGGAAAGCGTCCGAGAAGAATTCTCTCGAGTGTGGCAGTTGTAACTTCAATGCGTGTGCCGCTGCCTCCGCCTTCCCCTCCATTCGGGACTGCGATCTTGAATACAACATCTACGTCGTAATGAATTGTGGTTCCGTATGTCATATTGCGCAACCTCGCCTCATTCGGAAACATATAATGCTCACGATCATCGTCATAAATTACCGGTTTTCCAAAATAGACCTTGTCGCCATTCTTTCCACCTAAATACAATTCACACCGGAGATTGAACTCCTGTGTATCCGGGTCCTGTTCTTTTTGAAGAATAATAGGATTTCTCTCGCGGAATATCTTGAATATCCCCTTTCCGAAAAAGTCATTATACGAATCGATATGATGACGAACCATCATTTGTGGGTCATCTTCAAATAAACGTTGGATGACCTTCCATGGCAACTCTGGGTCAGAATCCATTGTACGTATATACTGTTACTATTATATACCTACAAATTGATAATAATTAATGTTTATGTCCTAAAACCGCATTGTCAACCCACTATACGCATCATTGTTTGGTGCAATTACTGCAACCGGTTTACTGTCTTTGTTTATTTTATCGGTGTTTTTGATTTCACTTGCGACCAATAATACAACCATGAATAACAAAATATACGGGAATAATAGGATAAACCATGCTACACCAGAGTAACCGCGTGAGCAGATGAAATTCAACAACCATGTCCAGAAAACAAGAAACAGGATCTCAAAAATAAAAATCATCGATGTATTTGCAACATTGCAGCTCACGTTTCCAACGCAATATGTATGTGTGTTTTCAAGATTATCAAAGATCATAACAAATAAAGATACTACTGAAATCACGAAAAAAACCAGCGCTGGTGTGCATAAGGATTGCACTTTACTCACAACACCGTCCATTATATATGGATAATCAATCTATATATAATACTAATATAAACTAATATAAACTATTATAGTTCATAATTCTGAGCTTATCTTCTTACCTGCCCCTAAAATCTCGAATTAAACTGCCAATGAAAGACCAATATTACCATTAAACCCATAAACGAATATATAAATGATCAATATCGCCCATGATAATTTAAAATAACCACTGTTACACAGCCGATTCAATATATATGTAACAAAAACAATTACTACAATTTGAATAATAATATTTACAACATGAACCGTATTCTTTCTCTCATTCTCTTTACGTCCACTACCATCGTCATCTTCGTAAATAAGCGACTCAATCATCAATATAATTGCAGCAATTAGGTAGATCAGTGCAGGAGAACATAGGTCTCGAACATTTGAAACAATATTTGGCATGAAATGCTGATATATATTAGTATGATATATATTAGTATTTTACAAAAATAAGTTACACTAACTGAATAGGTGCTCCGATCGGTTGAACAGTTGGACTCGATGTCTTAAACGCAGTTGCCGACCCTTGGATTGAATTAAACATGTTTGCTGGAACCTCTGTAGTACCACGTACCGTGGCATTTGCGAGTTCAGGTAAATACTCGGCATACCCTCCATGTTGCTCGCCAATATAACGGCGATGCTTGCTATTTCGACGATGACGATGATGAGCCTTGCCACGACGAGCACTGCTTCCATGACGACGACGCCGGCTTCCACCAAAAAATCCTTTTTCTACGAGATGATTACTGCTCTGAGGAGGCGCATTAATGGTAGTATTTAACGCAAAATGGTTGGGGGAACCAGCTCCGGCTCCGGCACCTGCTCCAGATCCAGCGCCAGCTCCGGCATTTAATGATCCTAAACCAGCGCCGGAACCTGCGCCGGAACCTCCGCCTTGGATTGCGCCAGCGCCGAGAGCCGCGCCAGCACCTGCGCCCGCGCCGGCGGTTTGATGTTGAAGAGCACTTGCCGACCATGCCGTGCCACCACCGGTTAAACCACCACCGAGGCCGCCGCCAGACTGACAACCTTTCTGATGCCACTTGTGCGTTTTGCGTTTCTTTTCTGTACGCGCGCGTTTACTGGACTTGTGTCCGTTTTTGCGATTCTTATTACGACTATTTTTTCTAGATGCCATAATGAATTACGTATTATTATACTAACGATAGAAAAATAATACATCAGGTCGGGTCGATGATATCTATGTGCGTTTCTGTCTCTAAATTAAACAATATCTACATGTGTCAACATATGACGACGGCAGCACATCTTCGTCAGTCCAAGCGCATCCATAACTTCGCCTTCCGGTGTCTTGTCGATATATTCCGCGGTGAGGTAGATGACTTTGTCGACGTCGAGGTCGCGAGAAAGCTTGATTTTACGCACTTCGGCTAAATAGTATCGGTATTTGTCGGCGAGGACCTTGCCGCAAGTGAAACATTTGACTGGGATGATCATACTGAGTGGAATGGAGTAGTGAATGAGTAACGAAGTAACAGAGTGTATTGATATATGAATACATATTGTTTTTATATATCAATTTTTATTATTGTGCAATTAATTCATTAATTGCGTCTTTCACTCTTGAATATTTTGGGCGTTCATCCATTACATCAAGTATTCCAGATAAACTAACCGAATTACCCTTTTCTGAACTGTATGTTTTTTTCCACTCCTCAAAGTTAATTTGTGGTAGACTCATTGCTTCAAGGAAAAGATCTTTTGCATTAAATTTCTCTAATTTCTGGCCCAACTGGTCTAACGTAGCCCTCTCCATCCCCCCCCTCATCACCTTCCTACTCTTCCTCCCACGACGCAACTTCCGCTTCGTCTGCTTGCGACGACGTCCGCCGTTCTTCGACTGTGTCTTCGAGTTATTATAAGATGGCATTTTATACTATAAACAGAGATAATAAAATACGCGGTTACATCCTCGTATTTTATTCCTAAAATGGCTTACTGAAATAGCGCCATAACCCGCTGAAGTTCCGCCTGGCTTTGGAAGGGGTTTTGAGTATTATGCATACGACGCTTCGTCGAAGAGCGTGATTTCGAATGGGTCGATTTCGAATTGGGCGATTTGGATGGTGTAGGTGTATTTCCATACGTAAACCCCCCACTCTGCTTCTGCTGCTGCTGTTCTTTATTTGAAAACATTATTATACAATAGAAATATAATATAATATTCCATTCCATTCCATTCCATTTCATGATTCCATTATTCCATTCCATTTCATGATTCCATTATTCCATTCCATTTCATGATTCCATTATTCCATTCCATTTCATGCCTTAACCGCCCCTTTTTTCATGCACCCACGCCCTCCAACACATTCGCCTAAATAGTAATAATACGCGATATCCTTTTCTCTGTTTTGTTCATCCTTAATATCATAAGGTCGCTTCGAATTCCCCGCCACACATTTCCCCGGTGTTTTCGAATTATCAGAAATTCCATTCGGTGCTTTCGCATTCGCCTCTGCCGTATTCATAAGTACCGCCGGATCATTATCGCCTTCAAACCCAGTATACTTTGTCCATCCACAGCAGCATTTCGTCCCGCACATTTGTTTTGTGCTTATTGAATTGCATGCGCGTTCTAGCTCTGCCGGTGATTTCTGATGCATCACGCAAAAAGAATCACTACACTTGGTATGCATTTTTTCCAGTTCTTTTTCGGTATAAGGTGTGCCAAATGCTTCTTTCAATTCGTTCGTTTTGCTGATTAACGGGGCGGTCCAGTGGACATCTGTAGAAATAACACGGTCCAATAATCCAGTGTTTGGTTCAACATATACAGTTCGTTTGATAGTTTGAGAACTCGTCGTCTTGCTTCCTTTTCCTTGGTCAAGTTCAAATGCAGTGCTTGCCTTAGAATTGGCTTTGACTTCCTCATTGGCTTTTTCTTCGGATGCTTTATTCGCCGTCTTAGCTAATTCAACATAGATAACACCTCCCAATAATATAAATACAACGACCATAATTGCGCCGATATTCTTGAAAAATGACTCGCCTAAACTTGTTCCTTTGAATGCGGATACCCCGCTTTCTGTCGAAGACGAAATAACCCCGCCAATACTATTTGCACCCGTTTCGCCCGCATCTTTAATTGCGGTTAAAGCAGTTGATACTCTTTCCATTGTTTGTTTGTGTGTTTGTTTGTTTGTTTACGTTTATTGAATCCAGTTACATTACATATAGATAATAAGGTGAATTACAATGCCGCCCCTGTCGCCCGCTCCTTCGCTACAATCCGCACTCCTTTCCCCGTTTTCACCTTCACATGTTCCGTCCCCGTTGTATGAATATCTCGATGACAGTCCTCACAAATCGACGCCAGGTTCGCCGGATGGTTCTTATGAATATGTCCGATGAATTGATGTGCATCTGCGCTCTCTTGATGTTGCAGATGATGGACTTCTGTCCCACGCGCTTTTTCGCAGAGTTCGCATAATCGCCGCAATTTCGCAGCATTGTACCGTGACGGCGTAGCATCGTCTAAAATGCTCGCAGTCGGAGTATTCGTACTTACCCCACGATATTTCACGCGGATCTGGTTCGCATTTTCCAAGAAATCATTGGGCAGGTGCAGTGATTTACATACTTCAAGACCATACATACTCTCTCCTGCGCCTCCTTGGAGTTTCCGATCATATACGAGTGTATCGCGAGACTTGTCGTAGAAGACGCGCATATGTGCGAGCCTGAGGCGCGGTGCCATATCTTGTATTTCGCTATAACCGGCGATCTCGTGAAGATGGGTTGCGAAGATAAACGACACGCCGGCGCGATAAAGGTGCTGTAAGCCAGCTACAAAGATACTAATAGCGGAGTCCATCTCAGTTCCAGAGCATAACTCGTCGCCTAGAACTAGTGTGTGCATGTCCGCCATTCGCAGGATGACTCGGAGTTCTGACATTTCCACAACAAATGTAGAAAGCCCCTTAAATAGATTATCGTTACCCAGAATACGTGTCATGATGGCACGGTAGGGGCGGTATACGAACCCGGACGCAGGGACATAAAATCCAGCCTGTGCCATAATAACGGCGACACCTATTGCGCGGATGAGACTGGTTTTCCCTACTGCATTTGTGCCATATAAAAGCATCCCATCTCCGTCGAGTGCAACGTCATTGGTGACATAACACTCGTCTTCATTGATTCTCTCGATGAGGCAATGACGAAGCCCGGCTGCGCGGACAAATGACGCCGTCTCTGTTCCTGCCTCCGCCGACGCAATCTCCGGCCGACAATACCTGTATTTTCGTGCAACGTAGCACCGATTCTGTATCATATCTACTGCGCTCACAAACGCCACCATATTCTCGAAATCATGGTAATATTCATGTAATGAGCTGATAAACTGATAATACAGTATAGAAACCATATCGGAGATTTTCACACGCAGTGAAACAACCGCTGCACACAATTCGTAGATTTGCTGGCTGTGGATGGTATTGTTACTACTGGATGCGGTGGGGAATGTCAACGCGGATGTGTCGAACATAAGAACGCGACCGCCACTGTCAGGTATATTTCTAGGTATAATTTTTCCTCCAGCACCGCCTGGTAGTTTCTTAATCCGGTCTTCTAAGAGTTTTGTACGGCGTTTTGTAATCTGAAGCGAAATTCCCATCTTATCAGTTTCGTGGAATTTGACTGCTTCATGTTTTTTATTAAAATTCTCCATACTAGTAATATAATTCTCTTTACTATTTTCATGAATAGGTTGATTATCATCTAAGAGTTGATATATTCCATCGTAGATCAACTCATTCAATAGCTGCTGTACCTCGCCGAGAGATTTCTGTGTATACTGGTATTCATCGGTAAGTTTATCTAATTCCGCAGATATTCCGCGTTGAATGATATTGGTTTCAAAGAGAGTATCAGTAATATCGCGACACAGATCTATATTCAGCGTCTTCTCAAACATGTCTAGAAGGAGTGTGCTTTTTCCTACGACGTCATCGCGAATGTTCCATCTCTCGGAAAGATGCAGTGTGATCGTCGCATCTTTCAGACACGCAGAATATAATTCGCGAATATGTCGCAGATTATGAAACATACAATGAGTGTGATAAGGTGTAATCTTGCGTAAAATAATATGTCGGTGAAGTTTCTCGATATCTTTCATGAACGCAAGTTTCTCTCGAAATGACTGATATGAAAGTTCGTGTTCGAGAGATAGCGAAAGCGAAAGTGTATAATCAGTAATTGCGTAGTCCTTTTCTAGCTGAGTTTCATTGAATGTCGGATGTAATAGCGCATACTTGTATGCGCGTGACCCCATAGGAGTAACTGTATGATTAAGAAGTGAGAGTACTGAACTAAGACGTCCGCCGTTTCCACCCCCACCACCACCACCCCCCGCCGCATTAGCGTCATCAATGATATTCAATTGACGCAGTGAATGATTCGCAAGGATCAATCTATCAGACATATTTTCAAATAACGGCTCTTGAATCTTAGAAACCAGGCTCGGGTTATGTTCATAGATGAAGTTCAACAAATAAACGAGGGATTGTGTCGCAATAGAATAATTCAAAAATGATTGTTCGAGAGATTTGGCGCGGCCTTCTGGATAAAATGTATTCAAAACCTCCATTTGGTAGATTTGTTTGGTGCATTTCTCAGCTTTAACGGATGCCCCCGCACCCGTCGTCGTGGAGACACGATGGATCATCTTCGCCTGTATATTTGTATAATGAATGACGTCTTCTACTTCTCTCGTCGAGAGATTGGAGATCAGAATCACCTCGGATGGCATATACGACGAAATAAATCTCTCGACTTCATCATATGTAGTTGGATTATGCGAGTCCTTATTCTCTGTTTCGAATATTGTAGCACGTCCGGTATAAACGTCAATATTTGTCATTCCCATAATGAGTGTTCGAGAGGTTTTCTCGATCCAAATACAAGCGATATTATTTGAAAGTGCAGTGCCGCCACTAACCCCCCCACCTGGCACAATATCCGTAGAAAAGTAGGTACCTGGCGAATAAATGCCCTGAAGTACACGCACAGGCGGTGTTTTCACTCCATCCTGTACGTATACAACAGCAGTATATCCAGCATCCTGTAATTTCTTCAAGTATTTATCCAACCCATAATCACGAAATCCAGCCATAAGAAATCCAGGTATTTTATTCGCTTTCGCAAGCTCACAAATCGAGCAGAAATCGTCGATTCGGCTCCCGGAACATGTCACTCCCCCTCCAGCAACGCCTGCGCCATCGTCCGGAGTAATTATTTGTCCGTACACTTCGAAGAACGCGCCGACCTGAAGTAGAACAACCGTATTCGGACCATATTCAGAGGTATATTTTTCTGTAAGCACAAAATACTCTTTAATAAGCGCCATCGGAAATGACTCGACAACAAGGTTATATATCTCTCGCGTTATGGCTTTATTATTAATTACAGATGTAAACATATTAGAACAAAAACGTTAGTATAGTATAATAGATACGTATCATATCCGTAAATGTCTCAAATCGATCCTGAATTTTATTCAAATGTCACACAGCCATCCAGAACAAGAAACGCTACCCCTCCAATTCATAGTTTTCCGTTAGAAAAACGAAGAGTAACGCGCAATACAATCATGGATCCGTATCGTCGTATTTATAATACTCAAGGGTTTTCTGCATCAAACATACGCGCCGCCGACGCCGACGCAGGTAAGTACTACTACATTCATATAAATTCATATGATACATCTGCGACAACCACCGACATCATCAACGAAGTAAGCCCGCTTCTTGTAAATCCAGTGGAATTTGAACAAGGCGCATATTATACATATATCGTGGCGGAAATCGTTGGGAAGGATCGCGATACCAATAAAACCGTCGTATTGTCGAAAACCGGCAAACCTGAATTATATGTGACAAAAACAATCAATATATATGAATTCGGTACAAAACATCATCATATTATGTATCGAAAGGCGAACCAAGACGAGGCGTTATTTGCGGAACTCTCCAAAACATACAAGAATGTTGAATACATAATATACGCCGCAGGCGAAATAATGTGCGTAAATGAGAATACATTGATTTTTAATTTTATTTCTGGAACGTATAAAATGAAAAAACATATGACAGCGACCCGTGTCAAATACGAGCAAGTTTATTTTACATATATGATGCATAAAATCGCACCAAAATATAGTACTATTCTGTTTCAACAAGAGGCATTGATAACTGAAGCAACAATGCCACTAACCAGACGAGAATTGTCGCGGTTACGTAATCGGAATGTCCCCTTTTTTATGTTAAATACTCAAATGAAGTGTAATCGAATGCGAAATACAATAATTCAGAGGAAAACGAATAACCTGAGTCATGATGAATTACGAGAAATATACAACCAACTTATGAAAGACACGACATATGACGATATAATTATAATATAGACGATTATACATTCATTACCCGCGTAATTTCAGCACGACACACTGGGCATTCGTTTTTCGCCATCTTGGAATAACACACTGAACAACATACTTGATGCTCACATGGCGAGAACTTTGCGTTGATGCGATACTTAAAACATAGAATACACTGATGTTCTTCATCGTCTATTTCTTCGGGGTCGGGGAGGTGCGCAGTTGATAGAAGCGGTGACGCCACCGCCGCTCCACCCACAGGCGGCGGTATAACGATGATCCCCGGATCCATTGTAAGTCGTGTATAAAATCCGAGATACCCGGACCGCGCATATTGATTGTCGCATATTCGCACACGAGTTCGAAACTCATCATTTCTCTCGAAATATACACTATTATTTTCATTACGTGAGATATTAAACACGATATTCGGCGCAATATTCGCGACATTGATTGTAATCATTTGATTCGCGAGAATGCGATCGTTGGAATCATATGCATACGGTGGCGTTCCACGCGACATATATGACTTCTTGATAGATCGATGACGGTCATACATAAAATCGCGATACGCCCATGCTTGATATGATCGGGAAGGCAACCAATTTGCACGGGCCATCGCCGGATTGTCAACAATGAAAACCGAAACGTCATTATAATCCATAATAGGTATCGCCTTTCCAGCATCTTCCATTGATTCATGAATCTCTCGAGATATCATAATATTATTCGCCAGATTGTTTCTAAGACCGACTCCGATCCCTGCACCGATACCTGTTTCGACACCGTTTTCAATCAACGCAGGAATGTCTTCTACGCACGCAATATAGGATGGCAAATAGGGATCGTTCTCTGGTCGGTATACAATATATTCCGTAGTAAGATATGGTGTCTCTTGGTAATAATGTGGGCGTTCCTTATATTCAGCATATGCGCCTCGAATTGCAGGTGTTACATGATTTACAGAAGAAGACCAGTTGCCCGTGCCTGGTATACGAATACAAATATCCATTGAATAATGTAAAGTTCTAGCTGTATAGATGCTGCATTTCGGTTTATGTAGTTTTACTGTTCACATAGAGAAATAGATATTAAAACGATATTGTAGTTAATATCTATTGTTATACAGATATTTCCATTCACTATCCCAACATAACATGAACGGACTGCGCAAAAACAATATCAGTATGATTACACTTGATCTGCGTATCTCTTGCGACACATTCTGGGATTATAAGTTTCATATTCCGATACGTATTGATGATTATTATGATCCGAATGAACGAAATATTAATAATAGTCGACGCACTAATATAAATGCGCATTGTGATACGTGTGAAATTGGTAATATTGGACGAAGCGATCCAATGTTTCTTCGCCTTGAGTCATATCTTGTTGATTACGTGATTCAGTTTATATATGATGATCTGGTTCAAAAACGTCGGCAGAGCGAAATCCCGATTCTATTGAAGAAAGCGCGAAAGTTTCATATTCATGGACGATCATTGGAAGACCTGCTGTTTCCGGCGAATAGTACGAATGATCATATGATGCCGGAGAATATAGTGTATATATGCACACATTGCTAATGGAATGAAATGGATCAATGATCTTCTCCACTGCCTCCCGACATAAAGTTATGTAACAGTACATCCTTATTGGTATTTTTGACTTCACCTGTCAAAATTGCGTCCTCATACATTCTACGCAATACATCTGGCGGTGCATTTGATCCAATCTTCAGGAGATGATGATCATATAAGTATTTCCTAATTTCACCGATTGTTTTCTGTTTGAGTGTCAAATGCTGGCTTTGAATATGCCGTTGTGTCTGTTTATTTTTCAACAACACACCGACAACGTCGTCATGTTTTCCAATATGGAATCGTTTCTTTTTCGTTTTCCTGATTTTAACACGCATACCTGCAATTTGACCTGGGTCGATTGTACTCTTTGTTTCACTATTTGTCATCGGGTCCGTATTACTCATCCCATCTGACACAGAAGTCGATGGGTCCGTTGAACCATCACTACCACCACCTAACATATTTTTAATCGCATCAACTGGTTTGGTCAACATTTTCGTCGCCCATTCTCGAAATGTTGGTTTTGTGCCATTTTTGAGACAACCATGCGGAGGGTCTTCTTTTAGAAAAATAGAAGGCAAATAATCTTCTGGTTTTTGAGGGATATGCAACGGAGGGTCTGATGCCGATTTCGACGGGTCTTCAGATCCGGAACTGGCAACTGCATCGACTGCAGCGATTGTATTATTATACATATCAGCCAAATCAGTTATTTTTGGTGGTGCTTCTGATCCCATACCCGCCCCCATCGCCGACATCGATGACATTGGCATTTGCATTGATCCAAAATGAATCGACGGTTCAGATGATACTGTGGGTGAATATATCGTGTTCGTACTAGGTATCATTGGAACTACAGGAAGTCCTAATAACCCTGTATTTGTAAGAATTTCGCCATTTGTTAATGTTTCTGATACCTGGTTCAACATTTTTGCTTCTGGTGTTTTTGCTTCAGGTAATCCGATCGCAAAATCGGTGCGTTTTTTTTGTGTACGTTGTTGTTCGCGGCGTTTCAATGCAAGCTTTCGTAGAAAATCCATTGACTGTGAAAAATTATCGTCGCCTTTATGATCGAGCGATGAATCTGCTGCAGCGGCCCTTGTCGTTGACTCCGCGGAATTTGGGCGAGAATCAGCCGGGTCATTATGCGTTCTTGACCGTTCTCGTGTTCGTTGATGTTGCTTGATTCTCTCGAGCAATGTCTTTTTAAGTGTACTTGGTTGAACAATTGAACTTGGTCTTATTTTACGTTCACCAGAACCGCTGGTGCGTTTTGTACGTCGTTTTGAACTTCCACCTCCCATACCGCCACCGATCAATGATGCGGAATCAATCGTGATACTTTTTCTTTCGCTACTCATTTACAATATTCGTATTTGGTATTCTACCTTCAAAAGTGTAGTGTCTTATATATAACTTATAAGATACTACGAATATATAATATTCATAAATATAACGTCTTCATATATGGTCCGACGCCTCGTTCTTTTCTGTCTTTCACTTCTGGATTATCAATAAAGAGCTTGAACCCATTCTCTAAATCGTCAATCGTGATGATTTTTTTTTCAGAAACAGGAAGGCAGAATACACGACGACCATGCGCGATTTTCGTTTTTGTGAATAATGTTTCCATATCACGACCATATGTTGTAAAATAATCCATTCGTGTTGCAAACCATGATTCCGGCAAAGTGGGCGATGATCCTGTCGCAATCGTCCAGCCATAATCGCGCACCTGTTTTTCGTAGATGGATTTTAGTTCATTTGCTTTATATGGATCTAATTTGAATCGCCACGTAAATCGAGAATTCAACCCTTCATTCAAACTGAAAAAGCAGTCGTTCAGCTCCTTTTCATAACCAGCAATAATAACCATCCAATTATGCTTGTGTTCGCTCAACGCCTCACACAACGTATCCACGCACTCCTTCGCGAAACTGTCTCGTTTTTCCGAATTTCCGAGTGAATATGCTTCGTCGATAAACAGCACACCTCCGAGCGACGCTTTAATCATGTCTTTCGTTTTAATTGCGGTTTGCCCTAAATACCCCGCAACTAGATCATTTCGGCTTACCTTTTTGAATATTTTCTTGTTCAAAATACCAAGGTTACTGAAAATTCGGCCAATTATTTTCGCCACTTCAGTTTTTCCTGAACCAGGTGGACCATAAATAACCGTATGCATAAAATCACCCTTGGTTGGAAGTGCGAAATCATCGACTCCACCCCCTGGTGGGGTCCATGGTGGAAATTTCGCACTCAATGGTTTAAATTCTGCAGCGTTTGCCTGAAAGATAGGAAAAGGCGAAGGAATTGATGTTGCGAAAGGATTGATATTCGGTTGACTCTCTTGTTTCGTTTTACTTTTCAAACCGTCTCGTATATCCTTCAAAGGAACATTATCGTCGTTGTCGTTATTATTTTTTTTCTCTGCATTATTGATTTTCGTTTGATCCTTATTCCCTTTATCACTAGACGACTTTGTTTCTGGAAGATGAAGTTCTTGTAAGTAATACAATATCTGATCAACAATCGTCTTTTTAATTGTGTCCATTCCTATCATGTTTGATAAATCAGTTAATGGTTTGCGAATTGCATGAATCGCCGACATATTGATATTGTACTTTTTCGTATCTGACAGAGGGTACTTATCACAAAGAGCAATGAGATCGTCGATATGCTGAATATTTTCACGAATTTCGATGAATTCTGGCTCTGGTGGCTTGACCGCCGTTGACCCCGGTACACTAGCGGCCGCACTATTGCCCGATGTAGCGGTTTGTTGTTCTGATTGAGTCGCCGGTTTAATTTGAAAAGGAAATATAGACGTCCACAAATTCGGAATAAATGGCTGTGCTGAAAATAAGGATTGATTAGATGGTACGAACGGTGTGAACGTCATATTCATAAACGGATTTGCGGCCGAAGTTGGTTGACTCGTTGTGGATGATGCAAATGAAGTAACCTGATCTTTTGTTGGTTGATTCGGTGTAAACTTGTAAATACCATTATCGTCTACAAACGAGTAAGGTGTTTTTGATGCGTGAAAATAATTGTGAAGTTGTTGTTCCATTTTCGCTACTTGTTTCTGATTTTCAATTCGATCTTTTTCATAATTTTTGAGTGCTTCTTGTCGAGACAGCTGCGGTGGCGGTGGTTGCGGTGGTGTCGATAGCTGAATAGGATTAGGATTAGGATTAGGATTAGGATTATTGTTTTGATTTGCATTTCCTGACGGATGATGATAATACCAACGACGTTTTTTACGTGGAGGAGATGAAGAATTACGATTGGTATTATTCATGAATATAACTGCTACTCAGTCGATATCGGCTAATAAGATATCCATATTACGGTTTATATTCTATTCTATTCTATTTATTCCGTTTCATTCTATGAGACGGAATATCATTTGAAAAGAACATAAAAATAAATTGAAAATACAATATAGTTTACCCCGATATATAACAATCAGGGTCAATTCAAATCAATTCATTTCATTCTTGTTATTCCAAACGATGCCTAAGCTTGTACGCAAATCAAAAGAACCGACAAATCAAAATTCAGTGACGCCTGCAGCAGCAGCAGAAGCAGCAGCAGCAGGAGTCACAACAGAAGAAATTAATACCGACAACGACACCAATAACAAAAATGAAGAAGCACCTACATACGAAATGCTCAATCCAAGATACGCCAATCATCAATCATCGATCCACAATGACGGCGACAACGACGACACAGCGGAGACTTCACACAAAATCAAAAATCAGGTAGGAAGTTATATTGAAGAACCATGGACAATTATCGGTTCTTACTTTCAAGGAAAGCATCTTGACCAACTTGTGCGACACCAGATCGAGTCATATAATGATATGGTGAACGTTCAACTCAAGCGAACCGTCGATATGTTCAATCCAGTTCGAATCGTTTCCGACCAAGACTACGACAAAGTGTCGCACACGTATCGCCTGGAGATTGAAGTGTCATTCTCCAATTTGTATTTATCTCGCCCACAAATCCACGAAAATACCGGCGCGACAAAAATCCTATTTCCGCAGGAAGCCAGGCTTCGTAATTTCACATACGCGTCTATGATGACGGTGGATATGGCTGTGAAATATATTGTTCGTGGTAATAGCAATGGAGGAAATGGCGGTGGAAACGTCAGCGCTAGTAGTGGTGGAGGTATGAGCGCTGGAGGAGATATTACGATTCATCATAAGGTATTCCCGAAAATCCAGATTGGAAAGCTCCCAATCATGTTGAAATCGTGTATTTGCGTGCTTTCGCAGCACAAGCACCTCGACCACAATGTTACTGGCGAATGCCCTTATGACGCCGGTGGTTATTTCATCATCAATGGAAGCGAGAAAACAGTGTTAGGGCAAGAACGCGCTGCCGAAAACAAGGTTCTTTGCTACAATGTTGCCAAAAACAATACCAAGTTTCTCTATGTTGCAGAAATCAAGTCGATCCCCGATTCGAAATGTATCTCGCCAAAACAGATTAACATGATGGTCGCGACTAAACAAAACGGTTTCGGACACCCACTCGTCATTCAGATACCAAGGATGAAGCAACCCGTTCCGTTGTTTATCGTGTTTCGTGCACTTGGTGTTCTATCTGATCGTGAAATCTGCGAGTATATCGTATACAATATCGCTGGCGCCGCTGGGTCCGAAGAAGAGAGCAAGGACGGACGCGCAGAAATATCAGATAAACTTCTGAAAGCTCTTCAAGCATCTATCATTGATGCAAATGGTATTATGACGCAGGAAGAAGCCGTGCGTTATTTCACATCTCAAGTGATTTTCACCCCAATCAACATGGACAAGGAAACCGGCGCCACGAAGAAGCGTGAATTTGCACACGAAGTCCTTCATAATGACCTTTTCCCACACTGCAATACCGACAAACAACGCATATTCTTCCTCGGATACATGGCGCATAAATTGCTGTGCGCATTCTTTGAAATCAACAAACAGGATGACCGTGATTCATACCTGAACAAGCGCGTCGATCTCACCGGAGCACTTCTGAATAACCTCTTCCGGAATTATTTCAATAAGCTTGTGAAGGACATGTCGAAGCAGGTTGTCCGCGAAATCAATACGGGGTCGTGGCGTTCTACGGAAGACTACTTGAGTATCATCAATGATACAAATATGTACAAGATCATCAAATCCACTACCATTGAAAATGGACTGAAGCGCGCGCTTTCCACTGGCGATTTCGGGATTAAGAGCATGACGAGCAATAAGGTCGGTGTCGCGCAAGTATTGAACCGGTTGACGTATTCGTCCAGTCTCAGCCATCTTCGTCGTATCAATACACCGATTGACAAGAGCGGTAAACTTGTTCCCCCTCGTAAATTACACAACACGTCATGGGGGTTCATTTGCCCCGCGGAAACTCCAGAAGGTGGCAGTATTGGTGTTGTCAAGAATATTAGCTATTTGAGTCACGTGACGATTCATAGTACTCCTGCGTCATTGCATACATACATCGACGAATACATTGAGCGTGTTGAGACTCTAACACCCAAGGACACCTATCGTCAGGTGAAAGTATTTGTGAACGGAATCTGGGTTGGAATTACGCGTGATCCATTGCGTTTGTATCGGGAGTTCAAGTTGAAGAAATGGCGCGGAATCATCAATATTTACACTTCAGTCGTGTTTGACTACCCGAATGCAGAGATTCGGATCTGCAATGATGCTGGGAGAATGATGCGGCCGCTCCTGTTGGTGAATCAGGAAACGAATAACTTGTACATCACACGTGAGATGATCCAACAAGTCGCAGATAATGAAATTGGATGGGATGATCTCTTGACGCATATGTGCGTTAGCACCGTTAGCACCGTTAGCACCGGGAGTGACGCCGATGGCAGCGACGCTCATGGGGTCATCGAGTACATTGATCCGGATGAGCAGGCATTCAGTATGATTGCGATGCGTCCGAAGCACCTCTGGCGGAATGAGACAGCAGCCGCTGCAAACGCAGCAGTAATATCCCCCTATATTTACAAGTATTCGCACTGCGAGATTCATCCGAGTACGATATTCGGGGTTTTGGCTTCATGTATTCCATTCCCAGAGCATAACCAGGCGCCTAGAAATACGTATCAATGTGCCATGGGTAAGCAAGCCATCGGGATCTACGTCACCAATTACCATCGCCGTATGGACAAGACCGCATATGTTCTCACTTACCCGCACCGACCTCTCGTGGATACACGTCTGATGCAAATGATTCAACTCGCTGAAATCCCTTCTGGCGCGCCACTCATTGTCGCTATTATGTCATATACCGGTTACAATCAGGAAGACTCAGTTCTCGTGAATCAAGGTGCGATTGACCGCGGGATGTTCTCCGCCACGATTTACCATACAGAGAAGGACGAGGACAAGAAGATTAACGGTGATGAAGAAATCCGCTGCCATCCCGACGTATCGAAGACGAAAGGAATGAAGTTCGGGAATTACGACAAACTGAACCAACGCGGAGTGATGCCAGCGAACACGTTCATTGAGAACCGCGATATCATTATGGGGAAGGTGATTCCGATCAAAGACAACCGCAATGACCCGACGAAAATCGTGAAATACGAAGACATTAGCCGGGTTTATCACACATCGGAGGAGTGTTATGTGGACAAGAGTTATATCGACAGCAACGGTGAAGGATACTGCTTCTGCAAGGTTCGCGTTCGTGCTTTCAGGAAGCCGGTGATTGGTGACAAGGTAAGTAGTCGTATGGGACAGAAAGGTACAATCGGAAATATCATTCCAGAGCGCGATATGCCCTTCACGAAGGACGGTATTCGCCCGGACATCATTATCAATCCTCATGCCATTCCGTCTCGTATGACGATCGGACAGCTCAAGGAAACGTTGCTTGGGAAGGTTCTTGTGAATTTAGGATTATTCGGTGATGGAACATCGTTCGGTGAGTACGATATTAAGGATATTAGTAAGGAATTACTGAAGGTCGGGTTTGAAATGAATGGGAATGAACTCCTGTATAATGGACTCACTGGCGAACAAATCAAGTCGGATATCTTCATTGGTCCGGTGTTTTACCAGCGCCTGAAACATATGGTGAATGACAAGCAACATAGTCGCTCGATTGGACCGATGGTGAACTTCACCCATCAGCCAGCAGAAGGTCGTAGTCGTGATGGCGGTTTACGATTTGGAGAGATGGAGCGTGATGCAATGGTTGGACATGGTGCATCGCGGTTCACAAGGGGGCGTATGTACGACTGCTCGGATAAGTATGAAGTTCATGTATGTCGCAAATGTGGGATCATTGCATCCTATAATGATGAACGGAGTATTCACTTCTGTAAGACGTGTGAGAATAGGGCCGATTTTGCGCTTGTGCAGATCCCGTATGCTTGCAAGTTGCTCTTTCAGGAACTCGCGACGATGAATGTGGCGCCGAGAATTATGACCTAATAACCATAATAAATATTAAATAATAATTGTATATCATATATAGAATAAAATGGATTTTTCTTCGCAAGCTGTCATGGTTGCACCGGACGCAAAGATTGCGCCCATTGTTGTTGCTGGCGCAGCTTTTGTAGGACGGGCTGCGGTTGGAGGTATAATTGGCGGTGCCACTTCATGGGGTGTAAATCGTGTTCTTGATAACCGTTTTCCTTCTAGAAAATAATGATTATAAGTAAAATTACTTTTTTAAATTATTACTTATAATATATACATATCAATCAAAAATGGTGATGAATTTTACTTTAGGCGGCGGTGTAAAGGGTATTGCACCTCGCCCTGTTACAAATGGAACCTTAAAAGGCAGTTCTGAATTAGAGACTGCGCGTTTCACTCTTCGTAAGGCATGGAACGGCCCCGCCGCCGCCCGAAACTATGGAGGCCGTGTCCCTGCCGCCACCCCTTTTCGTGTTGTGAACAATGCTGGCGATTACCTTTCCCGTGAGTATTACACTTCCGGTGGTTCGAACCAGGTTACAAGCGCAAAACAGAGTATCACTTCTGGATGGCGTGGTTTAGCAGGTGGTGTCCACGTTAGCAACGACGGAACCGGTATCCCCTCTGCCACTTGCAACACCAAGTTTGTTTATGATGGATCGGATTACACTCGGTTCCGTAAGCAGATGGCCATAAATCGCAATTACAATGACGCCGGATTCGGCGGTGCCAACAATGCCGCCCAGTCGGCTATTCGTGCCATTCGCAGGTAATCAATATACTTGCAACATGATATAATAATACACGCAAGGCGTAATATTATATAGGAATATACTAATACGCTCGCTCTCTCTTATGGCAACTCCAACCTATCGCACAATTAACATGCCCGAACAATTCGGGCCTTCTGCTGCTGACACATTATTCGCAATGAACCGTGCGTCTTATCTACGCACCGCTGGCGCAGTTGGCGCGGATGATACCAAATATAACGCGATCCTCAATAAAAAGACGAAAATCTATGCTTCCACGGATTCGTCGTCGTATATCCAATCCCGCCGTATCCATTCGATCGGATTCAGTTCTACACGCGCACCTTTAGGCGATACTTTGACATTTAAAAGCCCAGTTCTTCAAGTTCAAAAAGACGCACTTCGCCGTTGTCGTTCGGGTGGATGCGTCGCGCCAGCCAAAAAAGGCGCAAATCATTCGTTTCTTTCTGGGCGGTAACAATTTAGCATAAATCTTTTTTTATTAAATTATTGTATAACGCGCAATTTTTTGTAATGTTGAATAAGTATTTAGTCGAGTTCCTCGGAACTGTCTTTTTCCTTTATGTGATTATCGCTACTGGTAACGCAATCGCGATCGGTGCTGCTTTAGCTGTTGCCATTATGCTCGGAGGCCACATATCCGGTGGACACTTCAATCCCGCTGTTTCTGTTATGATGGCGGTTGCCGGCAAGATCACGATGTCTGATGCTCTTCCTTACATCCTTGCACAGGTTGCCGGTGGTCTCGTTGCTCTTGAGCTCCACAAGCGCATCAAGTTTTAAATCTGCGTACAATGCAACATGCAACATGCAACATGCATATAACATAAAAATTAAATATAATATCACTCTGCCATGAGTGTTATTATAGAAATTATATGAATATTATAAACTTCGTATAATATAATAGGATAGGATATAATTTAGCAGTTCTGAATGGCCAGTATTTCTAATATAACAAAACAGTACGCGCTTATGAAACAGAAAGGAGGTGGTGGAATCTTTGGTTCAGACGATGAACCTGCTAAAGAAGCATCCACGGTACAACCTACACCCCCAGCAGAACCAAGCTTGATTGATAAATTTACAAATGCATTTAAGGGCGATCCAGAAGAAGCCAAAAATGGTGAAGAAGGAAGTGACGCAGCGGTGGCGGCTCCTGCTGCGGCTCCTGCTGCGACTCCTGCCGCTAGTCTAGAGGTTACTTCTGAAACAACTACTGAAGAGGATCCTTCTAAAAAAAAGTCTACATTGGATAAAATTAAAGGTTTCTTTATAGGTGAAAAAAAGGAAGGTGAAGACGAAAGTGGTACTGAAAGCGAAGGCGAAAGTACTAGTGGAAGTGAAGATAGTGAAATTGATGCAGCAGAAGCGGCTGCACCTGTAGCAGCAGCAGCGGTTGCACCTCTAGCAGCAGCAGCAGCGGTAAGTAGTTCAAGTGAAAGCGAATCAAGTGAAAGCGAAAGCGAAGACGAAAACGATGAACTTACTTTCACAAATTTTGAACGAGAGATAAAAACACTCCGTGAAAAATATGACAAATTGAAACAGGAAAATAGACAATTAAAGGCGGATAAAAAAGATGACTCCTCCAATGGAAAGAAAGATAACAGTGAATTTTCAAAAATCATTGCATCGTTTTTCGCGATTGAAGGATCGGTTGCACAAATGAAACTATCCTTGAAAAAGCATGCTGATCAAAATGGATTTCCAGTTGATGGGTTAGGTTTGGATGATGCTGAAACTGGATCAATGCCTGCAGCCGCACCAGTAACCGAACCAGTACAGTCAGATTCAACAGACGAAATGAATACATCTGCAGCACTTGCGACAGGTACAGGTGCGGCCGCTGCGATGGCAGCAGCTCCAGTTGTAGCAGATCAACTTGCAAGTGCAAATACTGAGACAGCATCGGCAACTCCAGCTATCCCTGAATTAGATTCAAGCGCTGAGTCGGGTTCTGGATCTGATTCATCAGAATCAGAAATTGAAGAGATTCCAGTTAATCAAGATCAATCTATGACCTCATTGGGTGAAAGTGCAGTAGAGGCGCCTGAACAGGCACAGGCACCGGCACCAATAGAAGGCGAACTGGGTTCAGGTTCTACCATTACACCACCTGCTACAGCTAATGCGGCCCCTGGTCAGGCAAAAGATGAAAATGGAGTGTTCAGTGGTGGCAAAAACCACTACTTGCACAGCTTAAAGAAGAATAAAACACATCGTCATCACAAACGACGCAATCGCCATCAAACCTTACGTAAATGAATATGTTAAACACATAATACGTGATACGTATCCATGATAATATGAATACACGACAAACCGTGTGTTCATAAATTTACTTTTTTCGTGTATATAACATATTATATAACAAGTAAAGCAGAATGAATGTTAAACTATAGTAATATATTTGCGAGATAGGATCCCCACTAACATCAGAATAGTCTTCATTGCTACTGTTTTCATTCCGTTCCATTAATTTCGATAATTTTTGAATCATTTCATCATACAATGATGGTTCGTCATCATTTTCAAATGTCATTGGGTGATTATAAAATGACCCTACATTATTATTATGAAGGTGAAGAATTTCTTTTGCATTCAATGGTTTATCATCTTCACTAGCATCGTTCTCTCCTTTAGTATTATTATTATTATTATTATTATTATTATGTCGTTGAAATTTGTCATATTGTAGTCCGGTCATTGGTGATGCTTTTGATGCGGACATGTTATAACTTAATGGACTACGGTGCGTTGTATGGTATGCCACTCCAGACGACCCAGCTAAACTTGCCATATCATCAAACCCGTCGCGATTCGCTTTTGGACACCGTCTTCCGGAAGCAGGATTTAATCCACCTGGAAACCAACACGGATTCATTTCCACCATCTCAACAAGCGCAATATGACGTCGCTCACTACTACGTACATTATCATTATTGACAGCTTGTAAGGTAACTTCCGCGCAGTCGGGATATGTTCCCGCAGTAAACCCTTTGAATAATTGAACAGGATTCAATGCACCTAAATTTCCAAGCGCACCAGGAATAAGACCACGAAGATCGTCAAACGTACGCCCATCAGAACCACTCGCCATAAAAGGAATCGTGCCATCAGGAATATTATTGACATAGATCCATCTCTGAACTTTCTTCTTATCACCGGCGCGTTTTTCTTCACGCTGTTTTTTCTGTTCATTTAAAGCGTTTTTCTGTTTTGTCGCTTGATCTTCGGTTATTTGTTTCGCCCCTTCTTTATTTTCAACTTCTTCGTACGCTTTTTCCCATTCTGCATCTTCATCTCGTTCTTTTTTCCATTGTTCCGCGGTTGTTTCGCTACATTGTCCAGTAGTTTTCAAGAAGAATTTATTTCCAAGAGGTTTTCCAGTAACACTTGCATTTCCAGATCCAGAAATAAGAACTTCAACATATGAAAGAAGACCGTCTACATTTGTAGCTAATGCACTGAGAGAAAATCCAGGTGACATTCCCATCTCGGATGGTTGTTTAATACTTTTCCAGTAATCATATGATGGGCCTAATAACGATGACATTGTACCGATACTAATTATTGGTGAGATTAAATAATCGATATTACGCTTTTACGAAATAGCGATAATGTGTTGGCAGTTGTTAAATTGCTATATCTAATTGTCCGCCGGGAGATAATGACTTATTGACATCTTCTATCTTTTTTCCTAATTCTGTTATTTTGGCCTCTGTAACTTTGATAGATTCAGTCTGTTCTTTTACAGCGTCTACATATTTAGAGAGATCATTTATTTTATTTTTTAATTCGATATATTGACCACAATCTGTACCGCATGCAGTTTTCTTACTCTTTTCATATCCGTCTTTGTCTGAGCTAGTATACTGACCCGATTTATTTGTCGCCTTTCCATCATTTGATGACATACCTTCTACCGCTTGACGAAATATAGCAGCATCCGACATATATTCAGGGTCTTTGTTATTTTTAAGTGAAACAGGTGAAAACAAATGTTTCCAGTAAGAATGACCAAATATTTTTTCACCGTTAAATAGTAACAATATCAATAACCCTGACACAATTAATATAAATGCGATAATAAATGCCTGATATTTCAATAACGGATGAGTTTCTGTATCATTCACAAACTGTACTACATTCGACCTAAATATAGAATCATGGATTTCGCCACCGTCTGTGTGTATAAAACCATGAAATATCATCACTGTCTTTACATTTTACTACGATTTTATACTATCCTAATCAATCGCTGATTTACTTCTTTGTCATATTATCAACGCTTTTTTGCATATTTTCAATTATTTTTTGCTGTTTCTTAATCGTTTCATTATTTTTTTGTATATCCTTCTGAAGTTTGGCTGCACTTTCGATCAAGCTTGATAGCCGTTTTTGAAGAGCAGCGACTGCATTACATTCCGTCGGGCACTTTTCACCATCATCGCTATTTTCCATCCCTTCTCGAATCGGAGCGCCACTACCCCCAATTTCCACTCCGTCATTACCTCCGATTCCATGCTTTCTTCGTATGTTATCTCTCACATTTAGATAAACGTCTTTTACGATATTCCGAAAGGTGATATCTAATATTGCAATCAATGCGCCAATCAATAATAAAATTGTGAAGTTCGAGAGATTTTTTGTATAAAATTCGATATATTCAAACATCTTTGTTATTATTGTATATAACTAATAATAATAATTAATAATAATAATAATATTGTCTATACGATAAGTAGAAAACACCCAATGAGTAAATCATTTGTTTCATGGCCTCTTAATTTTAGAACAATGCGAATCGCGATACGATCAACAAAAGAGTCAACTACACGAAGCGTGTATTCAGGATTTACTAGACCTGCTGAGAATGGCCCTTCGACAGAAGGAAATCCGTCGAACGATTTTGGCCGAGAGACGAAATGCTGTAGTTTCCCTGCAAACAAACTCATCAAAAATTCAAAATTCAATCCTCGTCCGATTAAACATTGGCGTAAAAGCTTGATGCCTTCATCATCCAACAAGTCTCGTCCCACTATCGGTTTTATCGATCGTCCTGGTGGCATCGTGTTTAGAGGAACTTCGTGTGGATGTGACGCACGTGTAGCATCAAAGCAGAATTACGTCGTCGAGGATATCCCCCGCCCTTTTCTGCGTGAATGTGTGCCGGATTTAATTGTACAGAATCCCGGTTATAAACAAGTAGGCGTTCCAGGTCAACCAGGGTCTTACCAAATCAATACGGGTATCTATGAAACAAAAAATCTCTCGTTCAACTCGAAAAAACGTATCATCCGAAGCGGGAACACCAACGTAAGTCGGGCATATCATACTAATACATCCTCATATCTTCAAGCAAGATGCCGGACCTATCAACAGCAACAGACATTCTCAAAAATGTCTGGAACCGCCAACCAGTATGTTCTTGCAGATGGAACACCGGCCAATCCGAGTGACTCTAAAACCGGTTCACAGGTATATTATTCGACCAATTGCGGCAATGCCGAGAGAATTTATCCCGATGCGGCCGATCGCGCAAGATGCAGGACAACTGTCATCCACAAACCGAACAATACCAAATATGGAGTCCAAGGCGCAGTATCTGCTGGAACACGTCTCGAGAGATTGAAGCTAGATACAATCACGAAGAATGGAGCTTCCTTTAAGACAGCATTTGGTGTCGCTGCTGGAAATGCCGGCCAATATCACGGCGATTCTATGGGTGCGCCTTACTTCATCAAGAGCAAGATTTTTAAACCTGATTGTAACTTGTATAATAGGGCAGTCAAGCGACCCCATTTAAAGTGCTAGCGGCCCATCCACCCCCCCTTAATTTCTCACGAATATATAACCTATTATACATTCGTGAAACATAGATTCAGTCATTTCATGGTGAATCATATAAAAACACGTAAGCGCCGACATCACCATCATCGTAGATCACGAAAAACATCACATGATGACGCATCGTTACGCGTGAATAACTTTTATTTATGGGCGAATCGAAAATGGTTGAACGAAGTACCAAAGACACTTCCAAGAGAATTAAAGTATATTCGCCCTTTAGACAATTTCAAACTTATACAGGATGAAATGTACCATAATGTGCTTACCATGGTAAATGATTATACTCGTAGTCATACATCAATCGCAAAACAAATGAAGAATGTAATTACGTCTTTTAAAAACTTGAATCCAGAACCGATCCTTGGTCATATTTCCGATTTTTGTAAATTATATAATGAACTCGTACAAGAAAATAACCTGTATAAATTTCTAGGAGTCATGAATCAGTATGAAATGGTAAGTTGGGCACTCCCGATTGTTTGGAATATTTATCCAGATCAATATACTCCAGATAAATTATCTGCGCATATTTGCGGACCATCCTTATCATTATACGATTATCGGTTTTACCTGAATGATTCCATTATTGAAAAACAAATGCGGGGTGTTCGTTTAAATGTAAGTAAAACTGTCGTACGTGAAGAACAATTTGGCGGTAATGAAAATAAACATGGAGAAAACGACGATACTAGTTCCAATAATGATGGACCACAATCAACAACAATCGAATACATAAAGTACAAACATCGTATCACAAAAGCTTTTATGAAATTCATTGATGATGTTTTTACAAAATGTCTAGGTCGTGATTATGAAAAATCTCACAGCATAAAGGCCCAAGATGTATATGATACGGAGTGTCTTATTATGACACATATGAGTAAAATCGATCCTCGGTTTGATGATAGCTATGCTAATATTTATAAAACAGCATCTCATCCAGAAAAACCTCCGCATCTCTCGGAACCCAAGAAACATAAAGAGAATAAGCATCGACACTGTGATTGTAAAACAGATTCATCATGCACAAGCTCTGATGAAATACATGCCCGTCTTAAGCTTCCACACTATCAACATAACATTCGCGGAACGACACGTGTACTTACAGAGGATTCCATGTGTCTAACGGGTATCGACTGGCCTGAATTCGCAAAATGGATCGGATATCCTACTACAGATAATGGATCGGCAGTATCTGCACCTTCCTATTTTATTTCATTCCAGGTTGGATATCTCAAATCTATCATGACTTGTCTTAAAAAAGAATGGGCGTCGGATAAATGGAAAAGTTACTGGTATTTTATCTATATGCGTCAGCTCATTTGTTTTCATGACAAGTGGCGCGATATCTACCTCGACTTCAATGATACGCTTATTCGCGGAAAGGATACCCACTTTCCGAGAGAATATTTTCCAATAATCGGACTTGCATATACGTTTCCGAAGACAATGACAGAAGAATTCACGCGCCGGTTCAAAAATGAAGAAATGATAACGAAAGTTCGAGAGATTGGAAATACCGTATTGGATTGCTATAAAGACCGTATCCAAAAGAATACATGGATGTCTGCATATACCAAGAAAGGGGCGCTTAAGAAACTGAATACGTTAAAACTCAACATTGGTGATGCAAATCTCTCGGCGCCTGATCCTACAAACATTGAATATGATCCGAAAGACGCGTGGGGTAATCTTAAGAAACGAAGCCACCAACGTACATTGTATCTTGCGAAACATCATACATCACCCGATAGTAAATTGACACCAAATGATATCGATCTTATGAATTGGGGAACGATGAAACTTGTAGGATACCAGTCTTTCGTAGTGAACGCATATTATACACCGAATTCGAATAGTATCTATATTCCGACAGCATATATGCACAGTATGAATGTCCAATTTGGGCGTGGATATGAATACGATCTTGCGTCGGTTGGGTTTACATTCGGACATGAAATCGCTCATTCAATCCATGTATCATCGCGCGTGTACAATCATCGTGGCGTAATCAAAAATTGGTGGACTCGTGATGATATATCGACATATGAACGTAAAATTGCTGCCATCCGTAAGCAATATGAGGCGGTATCCAAAAAGGATGGGTTTGTCATTGATGGAAATCTCTCGTTACCTGAAAATTTGGCCGATGTAACTGGTATTGCAGTATGTGAAGACGTATTGGATCGTTATCATACAAAGTCAGCCGACGGAACTACCTCTTCCATAAATCAACATATACGGAATATGTCATTTCACAACTTTTATACATACTACGCAATACAGAGCCGGCAATACGCAAATCGGCGTGAAATTCTCGTTCAAGTCCTGACAAACCCCCATTTGAATTTGAAAATCCGAACAAATGTCCCGCTCATGAGAAGTAAGACCTTTCGTGAGGTCAATGAAATAAAGAAAAGTGATAAAATGTATAATGACGATTTTGATACGGTGTTTTAGGAGGTATTTATGACAATAAAATAGGTATAAAACTCCTGGTTTATTGTATCTTATTCTAGTAAATGGGAACAACGATGTCTATGGATCTAAGCGGAGTTGTAATCGAAGATCCACTTGCTACAAATTCTACTGAAAACGCCACGACGACAACCACCACGACAACCACCACGACAACCACGACCACAACTGCGACCGGCATCATGTCATTTGAAGACAAACTAAGACAGGAAGTAATACTAATCCCCGAAGATATACAGGATATCCATATACAGGCTCCTCCGTCACGCGATCCCGTAGGTGATTCGGCTACAGCCACCACTGCAGTAGATGATGACGATGCAACAACTCCAGCGAATAATACACGATACGGCAAAGGAAAGCACTGGAAAAAGAACATGAAAAAGAAACAGGCAGCGACGACCATAATTCCCATTCAAACAGAACGCACGATTGAACAACGTCGCGATCAGATTCGGCCGATTATTGACAAACTTACCGAACTTCAAATGAACGTTTCTTATCCGGCGATCCGCGAGTTGTACAAACAACTTAGTCAATTTGTGAAGACGGGCGAAGACGCGAAAATCAAGATCGCATTCCCGGAATTCTCTCGTAAAATAAAAGGCGAATTATCAAATGCGCCTTATATTCCATGTTGGGTGAAGCTGGAGATGGACTGACATCACGCACGCACTAAAATACAATATTGTCATCGATCCATTTTTTGATGCGAATATTCACTGGTTCCAGGATTTTATTCAACCCTTCAACGTAATTCATATAATATTGTGTGTCGTTCTGGATTTTCAGAAGTGTATGATAAATAATCGTATAATCTTCCTGTGAATACAAATCCGTTATTTTTACAAATATAAGGTCAACATTCGTGTCAACAAGACTGTCGATCGGAACATTCGTGCCGGTACCGGCGGGGCCCGCATTCATCGGACGCAAAGGCGGTGACTGCGATGGATTTCGTATTTTTAATGGAAACTGTCGCGGTAAATCATTGTTATCTGCATCATTATTTTCATCTTCGATCGAGGCAACCGCTGCGCCACCGCCACCGCCACCGCTGTCATCCGTTCTAGCCAACCGTCGCACCAACTCTGGATTATCGAGCATCCCCTTATACATCTGAAGTGTATGCAAAATATGAATCTTGTCAGTCTGGTTATACGTTCGCGTGAGGTTATTGATACCTGTTTTCGCCAACTCATTCAATAGTGTAAACAATGCCGCGTTTTCTCCGCTGCCGCCGCCGCCCGCAAGTACCGTCTTATAGAATTTGTTGAATCGTGAAAACACATTGTATAAATAAAAAACATCCTCCTTTTTGTCGTTATTGTACCACCTGCGCACATTTTGCGTATACCCCGGCGCTTGAATCGTCAATATATTATTATGAATGGCTAATTTACTCCCAATTGGATAAAATGCGAGAAATCCAATTTGAAGCAATGCTTGAAGAGGTTCCAATATCGTCTCAAACCGCTCTCTAGGTTTCTTCATTTGGCCGGCGATAAATTGTAGTGTACTCTGCATAGTTTGTATATTACCATACATTCTGATATATATTTAGACTGTTTTACTACATTGCTGACATAAGCGCACCGGTCGCTCCAGTAGCTCCAGTTATCATGGCACTTGCACTCGATATGAGTGCGGCGGATGACATTGTCGGCGGCGGCGCAGCAGTTCCAACCAAAGAGGTTCTGTTCAAAAATATATTTGTGGATTGAATCGATGCATGGTGAATATGATACGGAATTTCATAATGTTCGCACCATGCAATACATTTATTCACATTTGCTTTCTTATAGCTATCTAATTTTTCAGCGTTGCGATGATTTGTTATTATTGATAATGTTGATGTTATATTTTCGATTTGTTGAAAACTGACCATCGCATTCATTTCCTCGATTTTGTTTAAAAAATAAAGATCGTGATCTTGTGGAAGAATTGACATGATTCTTTCTGGTGAAGAGATACTTGCAAATATTTCCGAAAATTGTTCTATTATTTTACTCGAATCCGCAATTTTGAATCCCTGACACACAATGTACTTTTCAGAGTTGGCAATTCGACTTGTGTGCGGCTTCATCACAGATACACTGGTATAGTAGTAACACAACAAATACAAAATATCGACCGTTGGTTTGTGAAATACGTCGAATATTTTGAGTATAAAGGTCCCCCCTTGTTTTTGCATGGCGAGTGCATAAAACACTTCGCATAAAATCAGTTGCGTTGCCATATTTTCTTGATTGTTGAAATCTACTGAAAAATCAAATCCACCATCTGCAGTTATAATGTTCATCTTATTTTGATATTTTCCGACACAATGCATGAAATTATCTAATGATATCAAATTACCAGTCTTATCTGCACCAGATTCGATAACTACGTTAGGGTGGTTGTCTAGAAATGTGCGAGTTTTTTTCCATCCAGGACAAATCGGATCATCGTTGATCAATGTCATTCCATAGTACCGATCATTACCATATGTAAACTGTGTCCCGGCACCGCCAGCGACATTGCCGCTTTCATGTGTTATTTTTTGATTTTCAAAAATACGCCGTGAAGCTCGCAACTGTTCAAGATCCTTCATCACTTCATCATGTAGTTCTGTATTACGTTTCAATATCTGAATACTCGAGTCAGGTAAAATAGTATTGACACACACTGCACTAGGAGGGGTTGCCTTCGTAATTTCTTCTTTTGCAAGACGAAGATATTCTTGACCACGCAGATATGAAATCGCTTCAATGAACCCCCCTGGTCCTTCTGCCAAATGAAATGTATTAATACACATTTTAGTATCTGGTTTTGTCACGATTGTATTGCTCAATTGAGATAGAAACGTATGATTTTTGATAATCTCGATCATTTTATAAAAAGATCGAGACAATGGACGAAGCTTACTTATATTTGTTTTATTTCCAGAGATATTTGTGTGGATATACTCATACGGATTTGTAAACTTTTTGATATTGTCCCACGCATCCTGGTATTTCTCGATCTGGGCTTTAATATCGCACAAATGCGAATATACAGAAGATGAAACATATACTCGATCAGTATTTTTATTATCATCGGCATCGCCGTCCCCGTCAGCGTCCTTTATGGTTGTGTGTGTTATTGCGATAGGAAGTGGCGTATATTCATGATTAGACCCTTTCATAACACCAACTTGCGGTAATAAAAAATGATTGTAATAGGATAGGAATGGACCGTTCGCGTGTTTATGAAGATCATTTTCACAACTTCCAGATGTTCCACCAGCGGGACCTGTCGTATTTGTTGTATGCAATACAGGTTTAAAGCAATTCTTGGGCGATTTTTTAAACATGTATTATCCGTTATAGCTATTATGTGAATCTTTATAAGTCACTTTTTTTCTTGGTCTGGCGTTTTTGCTTCGGTGCAGCAGATTCGCCATTATCTTTGGGTTTCGCCGCGGCAGCACCACTTGTTTCTTCGGCGTCTGATGTACCAGCAGCAGAAGCTTTTACTTTCTTTGTTCGTTTTTGTATCTTTTTCTCGATTTGTTCAATTGGCGCAGATTGTGCTTCAGATTCTGCATCTTCTGCCGCTGCTGCAGCCGCCGCCGCACTTGCCTTTGCAGTTACTTTTTTCGGCTTTGGTTTGATTTTCATGGTCGTTGGTTTTGAAGCGGCTGCTGATCCGGCCGATTCTACACTCCCCGCAATTGCTGCTAACTGTTTTTCGGTTCTTCGTTCTTCTAATATATGCGCAGCGATCGCAGGTTTTGACGCAACATCAATCGGACGTGATGCTTTTGCAATCTTTTCAAGAGCAATCTGTTCAGTAGATAGGTCATCTTCGCCACTCGCACCAGCAGCAGCGCGGTCCTGTTCTTCTTGCAGCCCTGCATAACTCAGGAAACTACTCTTTAGTTGTTTCGCATTGATATTCCGATTCTTTCTGAAGATGAAATACCTATTATAGAATGAAATCTGTTTTTCTTCCGGTGTCATGTATAGCGCTGAACCGTATTCTTGGCGACACTGGCGAGACCATCCATCATCATTGAATACACCACCACCTCCACTGGCACTAGCACCACCACCTCCACTGGCACTGAACTCTTCGCGCTTCTTTTTGCAATCTATCTCCATCTGATGATACATGCCATCAAATGTCGCAGTTCCGTCCGGCATCGGAAATACAAGTGTTGTCGCCGCTTCTTCTGGTGAAACAAGATCGAATCCATAATTTTCTAGTAATTGTGTCAAGTAGTCAAAGTTTACCAGAAACTCACGAGTTGCCTTATTAATTGAATCTTGGTACACTTCAATCTCATAACCAATGCTACTGCTATCAGGTTCAAACTCGGCTTGATGATATTTCTTTCGAACTGACCATATTCGTTGAGGATCACTTCCTACACCACCCACAACATTACTGTCGCTCAACACTGTTATTTCATCTCCACTTTCTAAACGCGCCAGTGCCTGGAAAATACGCGCTCCATCAAAGCAGGTTCCGATGAAGTATCCGCCCAGTTTTGTACACTCGGATACATTCTGAAGAAAGGTATGGAGTTTCATGATGTTTTCAAAGAAGTAGTGAATAGCGAATTGGACAGAACAAACATCAAATCCGTCGGACCCGCGACCATAATGAGGGTAAACGCCGCGACCTAATAAACTCGCATCTTTTGCACCTTCACCGAAAATAGCTCGTGTAATCAAGCGGTATCTCTCACTGATTGCAGCTTGACCACCACGAATCTCTTTGCTACTGTCACCGTGAATGAATATTGCATCAGGTATATTACGTTTGGCTTTCTTGATATCCAAATACCGCGCGCATACACCGTCGAATTTATGCTCGAGATTATCTTTTGAATAATCAATTCCAAATACGAAACCAAGTTTCGAAGCAATCCATTTCGGTAAATCACCGCCTTTTCCCACTGCAAGGTCGATAAGTGTATTCCCTGGACGTGCGACGCTCATGATCAATTTGCGCTTAATATAGAGATTGTGAAAGTCGCGCATTCCTTTTGTTAATGTCCGGACTTTGGTCCCTCGACCAATATCGATACCGCTACCTCCCCCGCCAGATTCTGCATGATTGTAGTATACATCATCATTTGACAACTCGTCTGGAATACCTTCACCCGTCATGATCATTTCATATGTGATTGCATTATGGATGGAGTGCCAGTTATTGTTTGCAACATGATATGCATTTCCGTAATTTTTACCGCCAGAACGATATTCCGATGTTTTATCATGGCGAACCCGCAATGGTGACCAGCGCCAATTCACCGGTTGTGTGAGATCATAACTAAACTCTACAATCGTTTCATCTTGGATAATATCATTTTCTGTCGTCATCATTTGATTCACACCTGCTTCATCTGGGCGCATCATAATATGGCAAATATGGGCATCATTATCATAAGGGTACGTTGGGTAAAATGGCGCAGGCTTATAACTATCTACAGCAGCAGATGCGGTAGCCGCGGCCATTTCGCTACCACGCCGATCTTCGCGCCTTTCTTCGCGACGTCCATCCATGCCACCTCCTTCAATCAATGTAACACATGGATTCAAATGACCATGTTTCCGCTCATCATACCCAACACGCAAAACGAGTGTCTTATACTGCTGAACCTGAACACATCGAGACATATCCATACCAGATTTGAATACATTACTCACGAGATCTTCATTGTCTTCTCCTTTCTTCGTGGTAACAAGGAAATCAATCGTATTCATATGAGCAGGTTTCCATTTGAAAGAATATTCCCACGTAGTCTTGTACAATGGCCCTGCGTCAGTAGAATCATTTCGCACATTACTACCGACTCCAAAGTCGATCGGAGTAAATATAAGTCCGTCGGTATGATAGTCGTAATGATGCTCTGCACATTTGCGCAAAATCATCGCGCAGCAATCAAAGATGGTTTTCCCGGTGGATTGAGATGATATTTCGAATTTTTTCGTTTCAATACGAATCGGGGGTAATGAATCTGGTCCACCAGAAACACACTTCAATTGTAAATTCTTGACAAGACTTTCCATCAATGGGAGACGAAAATTGGTGAGGACCTGATCTTCATCGATTGTTGGATAGAATAACCGTGAACGAATATCGGCTTTATGGACGAAATACACATCGAACGCTAAGTATAGATTGATGTACTCGCCATTTTTACTATGAAGAATATGTTCGCCATCTAAAAGAGAATTGTGTAGTTTTGAATTTAATGAAACAGCCCCGGTAAATTGGATATTCATGTTCATATCGATAAGATACACGTATCCTGTCTTGGGTGCAATGAAGAGGAGTTTACGTTGACCATCGGCCTTCTCTGTTACCGAATAATTCAACCGGATATTTGGAACTTTGGAATCAGGATCAATTGGACGAATATTCTGCATCTGAAGTGTATAAGATGATGGGCCGATGAAATGTTTTGGGCGGAGTGTGACTGGTGCAGCCATACGGTCACGTGCGCGTTCACGTTCAAGAATTTTGCGTGCACGTGATTCATCATATTTATCCTTGCTGTCTCCATGTTTACTTCTTTTTTCACCGGCGCCCGCGCCTTCACCTTCACTGTCGCTGTCGCTTTCGCTATCACTGTGACGCGGCTCACGATGCTCATGACGCTCATCCGGATAAATTAGGTCATAATACTTGCGTTGAATACCGCGCATTTCCGACGATGATATAGGGTAATTTGTTCCTTGCATTCCAGACATAATGATCTTAATCATCTTACGCAGATTATCCATCAAGTGCTTTGGATGATTGAATGCAGTTCCTGGTCCGACTAGGTCATTAATTACTTCAATCTCCATCTCATAACGCACTGGACTTTCAAGGACCTTTGCGGCATCAAATGTCGATGCTGAAATGTATCCGGATTGATCCTTCAATGACTCCTTCACTACACTCATATCGATTTGAAATGGAAAATCAGGATGTTTCAACGTAGTCCGGTTGATATAACGAAATGTCTTCTTGTTGTCATTCCATGTCTTCAATATGGATCGCGCAAGGGTTGACGTATTCGCGATACGCTTTTCGCGTTGATAACTGACTTTGAAGTTGAAGTCGTCGAAGATGACTGGATGAATCGTATCACCTCGCCCACTTGCATCATCCCCTCGACCTTCACCACTTTCACTTCGTTCTCGCGCCACTGTTTTCGCATACATTTTTTGAGTGAAAAGAACATATTTCTCATCAGGCATATTCGTCTTGCAGTAATTCTGAACATCATTGATACCGTGGATTTCAGCTCGAATCAGAGAGAGTTTGGTCTGTCCTGTTTTTTGGTCAATGAATTCGTTCTGTATTTTCAGAGAATATCCGTTCTTCTTGATAAACGTAAAACCAGACGATAATAGTTTTTGAATAACTCCGTCGAAATTTTCTCTTGTTGTCGCGAGATTTCCTCTTGTTCCGAACCGAATCTCTAATTCCGGAATACCATCTGACTTATCAAGTAAGCCTTCTAAATAATGGGATACAATATTTTCAAATTCAGATTGTTTCGCAGCCGCAGATACGGCGGACACAGCCGAAGATGACGCACCGCGGTTTCTCGGCATTTGTATATATATGAATCGGATATTATTTATACATTAATTCATATATATACTTCAATTTTATACACATCTACAAATTGCTTCATATAACTCCGGCTTTGTTTTTCGCTTTTCAGTTCCCATCGAACCAAACTTACCAGGTACAATTGTTGTAATTGGTAAATTTAATTTTACTGAAATATCAACGAGATCTTGTAGTTTATACGCAGATATGGGGCGAATTGGTGCAGATATATTTTCCATCAACCAATAGTTCGTACGAATATACTTCAAATACTGTGAGTTGATATTGTGTGGACACATATATAATACGTATTTCCCTTTTATTTTCTCAATGATAACAGAATCATCACTGCCGCCACCCCCACCCTGAATTTCATAATATTTACGATCTTGAACAATACATAATGAATTCCCTTTGCAAACGATAATTGCCTGTAATGTTTCCAAATTAATAAACGGTTTGTGAACTAGTGATTCTTCTACACCAGTGAGTTTAATTTTGTTTGCTTTCAAAACCGGTTTTGATTTTCGCATCATTTCTATTAGTTCGAACTTGAACGTATTTGACGCAGTATAATAATTTTCAATAGTTTCAAACTTTTCAATACCATATATCATAATATACGCGATCCAAATAAGAGAATCTGACGAAACAGCTTCTCTTGAAGGAGACACGATAAATGGCTTCATCATATCTGGATGAAACTGAATGCATGTTGGCGATGCGGGACTGGGTGACACTGAGGACGCCGATGATGCCGCGGACTCAGAGTCTGTCACTGAAGAAGAATCATCAGAATCCGATGAGGATGACGACGAATCCGACTTCAATGTAGACTCACTGATTATAGGTACGAATACCGGTATATCTTGTACATTCGATTTTACCGGAATATGAATTGGTTTGAACGAAGATGTATCATAATACAAGATTGAATCGTTGATATTTTCAGATGTGAATGAAAAAGAATTGTATAGACATGGAATGATGGACGATAATGATGATGATGTCATGTTAGCAAGTAGTGACAACAAACGGTTATATAATACTCATTAGTTATCTTTATGCGTCTTATTCTCAAAGAACTCTTTCGTTAGTATTTCTTTCTGTTGTTCTATTTCGTTCAACTGTTTCTCCTGTTGAATAACGTATTTCATATATTCTTCTAATTCACGTAATGTAATGTCATTCAGTTTGGAAATATTCACAAACACACCATTTTTATTCTCGTTTATCTGAGTCTGTTTATTATGCAATATACGCAAAATTTCGATCTGATGAACGATTGGCATATTTTCGATACCATCTTTCAACGACATCAAATAGTTTGTTTTTGCTTCTACTTGTTGCGCGATACTTTGCAGCTCATTCATTGCGGTAAGACTTGCAATAAGAGGTGCTGAACATGATATATGGTTTGAACTTTCGGGGCGAACAACTGTCGTCATTTTACAAATAAAACATAATGAAACTTTATACCCTTTCGTTATGGTTATGGTGTTAATATTGATATTATGGTGATTCGGCATTCAGTAACATCGCGATCACGGTTACATGTGTATCGTGTAATACAAATCGGCGCCCAATGATTTCAACCGTCAAGATGTCGTTTTCTTCGATCCGGGAGAATAGTTCGTTGGTTTTCATATTCATATCGCGAGACAGGAATACTTCGATGGGAGAAACACAGCCGGGTCGTAAATCCATTGCACCTGCACGTATACCTGCTTGTGTAATCGTTCTTGCAACACATCTGATCACACTGTGTTCGTCTGGAAAACAAATGAGACAATCTGCCAAAATGTCAAATACAATATTGCCAGCCATCAATGTTCCGCATGAGTAATTGCAAATCGACAATGAATAAGGGCAGATATATCCTTCGATGGAACAACGCCCCTCTAATCTCTTTGCGAGCTCTTTCGTCAGGAGTTCTTTCACATCCACACCCTGTTTTATTTTGTAAAATGGTACCATAACTTTTCGCTTGACCTGTTGTTTTGTAAAGAGCTTTGGATCACAATAACTGCTTGGGGATTCTTTTTGGTGGTGGAGGTGAGGATGGTCAGGGTCAATATCATCAGGCACTACTGGAATATGTATAGGAGGTGGTGGTACAGGCATCGTCGTAGTGATGACTTCTTCATTCGATATAGTCTGCGGTGCCTTCTTTTTCGGTCGAATCGTGGTTTTTTTTACAGACGATGATGACACACATGCTGCAGATGCCATTACAACGAATGAATGATAGCTATATGAATTCTAGTATTACGTTTATATCTTTATCAATTTTATTTAGATATAGTCACAAATGACGACGTCGAATCCATGCGTCGTCGTCGTTGTTGTCGCAGCCTCTACAATTTGAAGGGGACCAGCGCATCCATGGATTGTTCCGGATCGTACTAATGCATCACATTCCTCTTTTGTCGCATGAGGCGGAATAGGTTGAAGCGTTCCTTTAAATACGCCATGACGTAATATACGGCAATTGAATTCGGAGTCGCGAATAACGAATGGTTGTTGGCAGTGAAGGCATGTGAATACGTGATCCATTGTTATAATGCTATAATACAAAATTATTAGATTGTATTATACGAATATATTGTTTACACCAATTCACCAATCACTGAAATCGCTTCATCCCCGATTTCGAACCGTTGGCCAATGACGCGAATACGGATTTCCTCCTCTTCTTGAAGTCGCGTAAAATCGGCACGGTCGTAATGGTGGTCTCGTGCAATAAATACGACAACTGGTGACTTTGCTTCGTTGAGTGTTGCGCGAATACCTGCAAGACTGATATTCTTGATCACGCATGAAAACACAACACCTTCAACAAGAGAACACGCGAGACATTCATAGACGACATCAAAAATCGCATGTTTCCCATATAAATAACCGTTGGAGTATGTCAGGATTTTCACACTACCCGGACGGATGAATCCTTCGGCCATACACTTTCCTTCTACCATTTTCGAGAGAATATGCTCCAAGGCATCTTTTACATTTTGTCCAATAATTCGAAATGGCACTTGTAGCTTTCGAGTAAGAAGAATTGTTGTATAAATACCTAATTTGGGTTTGGCTTGAACTGCGCCACCACCTCCTCCTGCTCCTGATCCTGCTGCTGCGGCTCCTCCACCACCTGCGGCTCCTCTCGTACTTGCAGGCATAGACCCAGGTATTGCGTATTTTGAAATGGATGCCATATTCATATAACTATTATAGGATTATACTTTATTTCTCCATATACAGTTTTTCAATATTACATAATATTGCTTCACATGGTGTAAAAAACCATTTACGTCCATTCACGCGGTTATGATGAAATGTCCGCAATAAAAACTCTTGAAAAACACACAGTTCACGCTGTGTCCTGAATTTAGTGTTTTCAATCGTGAGTTTATATTCATCACCAGATGTAGCTGCATTCAGCGAGAGAAGTGTATTGATTGTTGTTATAGTTTCTGTTTTTCCAGACTGGTCGCATCGCGCACCTTTGTCGCGTTTCTTCGACATTACTTTCACCTTGAAAATAAGATATTCTTTTTTGAAAAATGATATGAAACCGATGACCATATTCATATTTTGGATATGACTCGTCTGAAGATTGCCTAAAAGGAGTTCATAGTCGCGTTCGTCTTCTGGCTCAGCAATTCGCCATTCTCTCGTTTCATATGGTAATACAACTAAAGCATAAGTAGGATCTTTTTTTTCATGAAACAACAGTAATCCTTGATCTTGTGGTGTAGCAGCAGCCGCTCCACCTCCACCTGCAGAAGCAGCAGCAGCAGCCCGCCGTCCCATCAATGGTCGTATGATAAGTTGATTACGATAATAATTCAACAACATTTTTTCAAAAGGTGTAAGTGGTTGAATCATTGCGACACTCCCGCCACTAGATGACCTACCACTATCACTCACTATCATTGAGTAGTTATTCTTTTCATATAAATAATTCAGTAATTTTAGACTATCATTGAAGAACAAATGCTCTATAAGATTTGAGATAACGAGCTGGTGTAATTGCTCTTTTGTAATTTGAAATTCTTCGGTTTGAGAGATTTGGTCGATCACTTTTCCACAATAATAATACCATTCGTCTTGATCTTTGGTTGGTTTTTCATAGATTGTCTGACACGTTTCAAACGTATTTGTAAGCGTCATTATTAACTCTTCAATTTCATTTGCAGGTTCATCGGCATCAACTGCTGCCGAAACAGCAGCACCATCACTATTAGAACCTTCCGATCTATCTTCTTCTTGTACCGGCATAATTGATGTTAGTTTATTCACTTTATCAACTACTTTTTTATTTGGAATAACTGGACCTTGTCCAACGGCAGATTGGCCTTCTCCAAGCCGGATCCCCAAATAATCCTCGGTTACTTCTCCTGGAAGAGGATATTGTACTGACGAATGCTTGAATGGTACAGGCGTACTTCGTTCGTGAATACTAATTCGTTTATCAGTTATTTCGATAGGTTGGAACAAATAATAGTCACCAACATTAATAACGCGACCAAGACGACCGTATTTATCATTCACATATTCATTTGGATCACTTACCATCGTTGTAAGTGCAAGATTGATTTGTGCAATTGGATAGTGACGAATCGCGTTTACGTGTGCAATAATACCATTTGGTCCAGTTTTCTTGTAGAAAAACCCATCCTTGTATAAATCTCGGATCTTATGAATAATTTTATCCAAGTTCATCGACATAAATTTCTCGTTGAAGGTATCGAGTCGAACATCCCCTGCTTGATGTCCTTCTGGTCTATCGCCTGCTTCATTTTCGCTCTCGCTGTCATCCCCCATTCCATAAAGCTCTTGCTGTTCTTGAATAGGCCGTCCATTTGAAAATGTCGGGCGGCACGTATATTCACATCGTTCCATATAATCACATAATGCAGAATACGGACGAGCGCCAACCTGATAAGTTATTTGTTTGCGTGACGAGAGATTTTGGTTGACTACTTGATTCAGTTGTGCGGCAGTTTGCGTATTGTGTTGCACATTCAACAAGCAGTCTACAGCTGACGTTCGCAATACACGAGATACAACACCAATCTTTACCGCTTTGAACTCTGAGAGACGGTATAAATACATATCAATCGCTTCAATTTCCGGATTTGTAAGCCGAGATCCATATAAATACAGCTCAACGTTCCGATGTGAATACGGAAGACGTTTATGACTACAGTTACGAATGGCTCGCCCTATAATTTGCTCTAGTAGATTCATGTTGTACCACGGTTCTAAGATATGAACTTGACGAATATTCTTGAAGTCAAGACCTTCACTTCCTGCTACAGAAATAATAACGACTTTTACATTCTCTCCATGCGTATTATCATCGCTAGTGAGCGCTTTGAGCTCGTAGAGATTATCTGGAGAAATCGTTGGATCGCCTGTGATCACTGAATATCGCGCAGGACGAAATGGCTGGTTGGGGAATTGTTGCTGATGTTGTCTCTGTGGAAGCATAGTAATCGCGTCGATGCTTGGCGTGGGTCTATTTCGGAAGAGCGATGAATTGCCGCCAGCAGCACTGTATCTAGTGAAACCGAGCTCTTCTAACGCTAGTGCAATTGGGACAACACCTCCATCGATATATTGACTATATGCAAGGATAATACCGTCGCTCCTCATTATGGCATCGCCTATATTCTTGATTTTTGCAGAATATCGCCCAATGTTTTCCGGTGCAAAAATACGTGATGATGCTTTTGTCGTTGTCTCGCCATTCGGTAGCTTGAATGAACGCGTAAATTCAGGGCGGTATTCGAAATTCAGACGCATTGGCGGGTTGCCTGTTTCTTCATATGACATAATATGCCGTAGGCCTTCTTTTCCGATACATGCAGTAATATCAAATTCGTCATTAGGGTTGTTCATATATTCAAAAAGAGACGGATGAGGATATACAATATTCAGCGCTTCAAGTGGACGCTGTACTGCAGCATATCCAATTGTATCCATATTTTCAAATGATGGAAAATCAGCGGATTCTACAACAGTAGTTTCATCAACACCATCAACTACGGCAGAGGCTGGACCGGCGGCAGAAGCTGCTACTTTTTTACCTTTACCTTTGCCTGAGTCTTTTAGAGCGGCAGCAGCACCCTCGCCGGCTTCTACTCCTGATGCTGCCGCTGCCACCGCTTTCTTGCGACGAACCATAGCGGTCTTCTTGAAAATATACATTGCCTTCATATCATTCACAATAAATCGATAAGCTGCTTCCTGAATATCACCAACACGTGTCATATATACGTCGATATGTTCGATTGGTTGATCAATATGACGACCGTTTAGTTGTGTACGAGGGTATGCTAAACCAGGCTGACCTGAAGTTGTCTGTACGATAAGTGAATGTTCCGGCGCATGTTCTCTCGGAAATATCCGGTATGGGAAGGTATACGGGTTCTCACCGCGTACAAATGATACATATCCAGTCGCTTTTCGAATAAGAAGATCTTTCCCAATCTCTCGACCTTCCGCATCCAAACGAAAATTTCCCCGGTCATCAAAGACATCTGCGATATCAATCGTGGCACGACGATCATTCAAGTTCATCAAATTAATCAACCATACGATCTCTTTGTAACTATTATACATTGGAGTTCCAGATAGCAACAAAAGACGCACATTGTTCACCTTCTGAACAATCTGAAACAATATTTTTGCCACACGTTTATCTCGATTGTCGTCTGTGATACGAATATTATGAACTTCATCAATAATAATCAATGTATTTGCGAACAATTTACGTAATTTCGTTACGGAAAGTGTTTCGATAGCGAGTGTCTCCATTTCAGCTGCTTTGGCAATATCGGCAGCCGACTTACGACCTTTTTTTGCAGATGCGGCCGCTGTAGCCGCCGCTGCACCAGCACCAGCCTTACGTCGTACCTCCTGTATCACCGCATCATCTTCTGAAATACCGATACTTGATGCTTGTGTTCGGGCATAATTCGCGAATTCATTATATCCAAAAAACAAGTAGTGAGATGATATCAAGCGTCGGATCTGTTTGATAATCTTATCGCGAGTGAGTCCCTTCATATTCATCGGATTTATTTCCTTGATGAACTTATTTCCGGTACATGCACGAATATTCCAAACACCCGGCTCAATCTCTCGAAGTTCTCGTTCATCGAACAACTGAAGTCGGAAATTCTCTTGAACGTTGGGTGACGCAATCACGATAATCTGTTGATTGATACCCATTTGTTTCATGTAATCGCGCATCTCCTCTGCAACACTGATTGCCGAACATGTCTTTCCAGTTCCGAGTCCATGATACAACAAGAGACTATTATAAGGTGTTTCGACAGAAAGAAAGTTACGCACGAACTGCTGATTTGGGGCAAGTTCGATCTGGGCATTACACAATATTTCCGCCTCTTCTTCGACGTTCTTTGTATTATCAACATCCATCTTCGTATCAAAAAACTCTTTACGAAGCGCTATTTTGGTATTGAAATTAGGATCATTCAAGGTAGGATATAAACCTTCTGCTGCGGCGGCGCCTTCGTCTTCGCTGTCACCGCCTGGTAATATTCCGATATCATGTATTGTCATCTCTCGTTCAAGTAACTCCTTTTTCAGTAATAACTTGTTGAACTCTTTACTAAATGGATTATTGATCTCTTCTGGCTTAAGGCGTTTACGACCATCTTCCAAGTCTTTTTTCATTCGCGCAATTGTATCTTTTGAGCTGGGCGCGGGTCCTCCTGCGGCGACAGCACCTTTTCTTGGTTTTGGTTTGATAGTACGTGGTGATGCTACTGCCGCTCCTGCCGATCCTGCTGCTGAGCCAAATTCTGAAACTAATTTAGGATTATCTGGCATAGCCGCTAATGCAGCACTTGCAACTGAGGCAACTGTTAGCTCCAGCTCCATAGGATTATTTTCTTGATCTTCATTTTGTACGATACCCTGATTTTCCATTTTTATTATTGAATCAGTTATCCTTTATATAACTATACGAAATAAAAAGGATATATCTCAAAATATTCTATAGCGGGACAATATGTTATTGATTTTACGAACAATCCCGATCTTTTCTAAATTATAAGGCCGTATTGATTGAATACATTCATCAAATGACATCCATTTCATGAGACCTACTTCCATAATGTCATGTGCCTTCTTAGGCTTCTTATCTAAATCCACCATCGCTAGGAAATACTTTTGTTTATAACACTTCATATCCGACCCCATGAATATTTCTTCAAATGGTGCGATATTCTGAATAACATTTTCAGCGGTAATATCATACCCTGTCTCTTCTAGACACTCTCTCAATGCACATGGTAGGTCTTTTTCATTGTAGTTCCTACGTCCTTTTGGAAACCCCCACTCGGTTTCCGTCCAATTCGTCGTAGAGTCATCGATGAATTGCTGGAGGGTTTTTACACGACCGTCTTTCGTGCGAATCCCGCCGAGGACTTGTCGGTACTTTTCAAAAGAGACATGTTCTTCGTTCTTGTATTGACTACCCCGCGTATATTCACCCCATAACAACCGCCATAACTGTTCAAATGTAAGACGCATCAGGTTTGACTTTTCGGATACGGTCATTTCGTCAACGATACGTTGAATATACGCTTCATCATTCAAAGAATACTTGCCACGGACAAAATCTACGAATCCAAATGAATCCCGGCGGCGGATCATAAGAAATTCAGGTCCAGATTCACCACATCGGAACGCAATCACACCAATACTCGTAATCGGTGCGCGGCAATTATTGTAGACATGATTATTTCGATTGCAGTTATTGCAGAAATACTTGCCCGATTCAGTAGTTTCGGATCCGCCACCACCGCTACTGCTTGAACTACCTTGTTTGTTTTGACGTAACTGTATGATTTCTGAATAAGATAATGCTGATTTAGGGTTGTTTAATTTTTTTGTAATGGAATCTAGCGCCATATCCGGTAGCGCATCCACTGGCATTTGATGTTCATTTTCCATTTCGCTTATCGTAGTTCTGTTATTGTTTTTATGTCATTTCATAATAAGCAACTGATCAACTGATGTTAAAACTAGATGCGAAAATATGGGGGCCGCATTTTTGGTTTGTTTTAATGACTGCAGCAGTAAATTACCCAGATCACGTAAACGACATTGTACGTAAAAAATACTATGATTTCATTCAGAATTTTTCAATGCTTATTCCGGATCCAGAAATGTCAGCTGAATTCGACCGAATGATAAGTAAGTATCCAATTCGACCTTATTTGGATAGCCGTGATTCATTTATTCGTTGGGTGCATTTCATTCATAATCGATACAACGTGATCTTGATGAAGGATGAGCTCCCTTTACATGAAGCACTCGAGAGATATTACCTTCATTATCGTCCAAAACCAGTACAAATCATGGAGGAGTTGAAGTATCGAGAGAAACTCGTATATTTATTGATATTGGTAGGTCTGGGTTACGCTGCCTACTATTACCATAATAGGTAATATATTCCCTGCTATATATAACATTAACAAATGATCAAAACAGAATATATTGTATTTATTATTACTGCTATTCTTATTGCAAACACATACTATGACGGCCAACTGATAAAGTTCTTTCAAAGCAATCAAAAATGGGTTAAGATGGCGACGCTCGGATTTGCGGGTCTATCATTTTTCTTGTTTCTACGCCGTAATCCTGAAAACTCTAGGGAGTTGCTTCATCATGCCAACGATTTCATTAAATATATGCCAGTTAGCAAAGATACTGCAGATATGATAACACCTTTTTTTGATATCACGAGGAATCATCAACCCAACGATGGCGGTGCAGCAAGTAGCGCACTTGGCGGTGCAATGATGGGCGCAATGGGGATCAATAAAACACCAACTATGACACAGCCGTCGTTGGGGGGCGAAACCCCTGGAATGAGTGCAGCCGAAAGGCGAGTTCTCAACTCCGGCAAGGGATCTAGCAAACGCAGTGTCAGTGAAACCAAGAAGAAATATGTCGCAGCACAACAAGGATGGAAATGTGGTGACTGTCAGCGTCAATTACCCGCATGGTTTGAGGTAGATCACGTGATAGCTTTAGAACATGGTGGATCTAACCATGTAGATAATTTAGTCGCGTTATGTCGGGACTGTCATGGAAAAAAGACAGCGATGTCGTTCTTATAATTCCGAAGATGGACATAGAGCGTACTCTTAGTTGCATTATTATATATTATAATTATAACTGGGTATAGTTGTCATTATAAATGGATGGTTCACCTTCATCCGTATCAAAATTAATAGACTTATTGCCATTAATTATTATTTCAGTAATAGTTTTGGTTGGATTTTTCACATGGGAAATTTTCACGAAGCATCTTGAAACATTTATATTGTTGATAACAAGTGTTTTATTTGCAATATGGTTGTATTCCGGTGATATTTATTCTTATTTGACTTGGCAAAAGGCAAGCGGTACTGACCAGTTTTTTCCAGGTCCAGGGGAGCTACCCAAAATATTAACCGAAGATAAGCTAATTATTACAATTATTATTGTTTGCGTTGTTCTGGTGTTGGGGATCGGTTTAACTCTAGGTATCACGAGCTATCAAATTGGTAATAAAATTGGTACTTCATCAAAACATGATAATATTTTGGGGTATATTGGGTATGGATTTCTTGGTCTTGGCGGTATTACATTATTATCTCTTTTATGGAAAGCATTTCAAGGAACATCAAATGACACTGGTAACACAAGTACATTCGGTTCAACAACGTTCAAGATAATTAGCAGTTTGATTTTATCTATCGTCGGTATTTACTTACTTGTACGATTCTCTGCATTAGGTGTTAGCATTGGTCTCAAATCGGTTGAGAAAGACGAAGTAAACGATTCATCATCGGAAGCAAATTCATTATCAATAGCAAATACTGTATTGAATGCTGGTTTAATATTTCAAGTTATCGCGCTCTTGGCTGCAGTATATGTGATGTATCGATACAATTGGTTCCATCCTACTCCGGATAGTACAAGTCCTGTCATTGCCAACATTGGCAGATTCGTTCCATTCATAGTTCTTCTTGCAGCCGGAATGATTTTCATTGCAGTTCAACAAAAATGGATTAAATCAGATGAAGGTATTGGTAGTGGTGATGATAAAAATAATATGTATGTTGCACACGGTATCGTGTATCTTACGCTTGCTGGTATTACTCTCGTGATTGCATTAGGGAAATTGAGCACATTTAACTTATTCAAAGGCGCAGGTTGGATATCTGCGTTGGGTATTATCGGAGTGATTATTTGGAATTTTTTGTCATTGAATCAACAATCGAATTTCAATCTAGCAGAAGATGATGAAAAAAATGGAAATGCTTATTATCAACAAGTGAAAGATGAAGTTACAAAGGAATTACAAAAATCAGGAAAACCGGAAGATGTAACAGATGATAAAATCCGTGAAAGAATGAATGAACGAATAGGAGAACTTAATTCTTCAAATGATCAAGCTGTTAAAACAGTCAATAATAGTTTGCTCGGTATTGCATTGGCGATTACAATAGCCATCGGGATACTTTACGCTGCTAAGATGAAAATTGTGGAATGTATGAAGTTACCTGCCAGCATAAAGAATATTTTTGTGGGGGATTGTGAAAAAGATACAGATTTCAAGAAAAATAGTGTGTTAGATAGTACACTTAATGGAGATGCTGCAAATATTGAAAAAATGAATAGCGATAATTGGTCGGAAATACTAGGTACCTATAGTGATAATGATAGCAGTACTAGTGAAAACAATTTTAGTGTATTGGCTGTTGTTTTTGCCAAATGGTCACGTTGGATACCATTCTTGACAATCATTCTTGTCGTGACATGCGTATCTATCTTATTCACAAAGGTAACCACGTCAGAAGCCACGATGGATTGGATTGCAAAGTCATTCCGGGGGGATATGTTTCCGAAAGTTAAAGAACTTCTTGATACATTTTTCATCGTTTTTATTGTTGGGTTATTGCTGTGCGCAATATTGTTACTACCAATGGTTCGTGAACAAAGTGTCAGCGGACTCGATGTAATAACGAAATTTATTGACTCCATTCAAGTATGGCAATATACAGAACGAAAGGAAGCGAACACAGATTGGAAGAATTATGCTGCAGCGATCGTGGGTTGTCTTGCAGTTGCAGCCATCGGATTATCTTGGTGGTGGAAGTATCTAAATGAAACTCGTAAGGGTGATTCATCATTACCGATTGTTCCTGATAAATGGGAATGGGCTATTGCTGCAGTTAGTATTTTTGCGGTTTGTTGTATTCCCGCCTTTTTCCATGCGGTAGGAGGAGAACCCCATCAACAGTTCAAGACAGAGAATGTATTCGTACGTGTATTACGACTCTTCCTTACTTCAGTATACTTGGTTCCATTATTGTTGTTCTCCGTATTCAAACTTATTTTATACTTCATTCCATTTTTTATTGGAAATCTCTTCAATAAACCAGAATGGGGAAATTCGTTCACTACCGAAAAGTCAAAATGGGACTTTACAAAATGGAAAGCAGCTAGTGGTAAAGAACAAACTCAAAGAGGAACTGATCTTCGTTTGTTTGGTCTAGGTCAAATCCTGTTACCCGAGGATGTAGTTTCAAATAAGGTGAAATCAACTGCTCCGGCAGATACTACAACACAATCAGGAGAGCCGCCATTAGAACAGGGTTCAAGTAAAGGAAAATCATCAGATGCGCCATTAGAGGCATCAACATCTTCAGATACATCACTAGAGTCATTTGATCAAACCAAGGTGAATGCAGTCGGTAAGCTCATTAAAGTTATTTTCGTCGTCATTGTGTTTGTCATTATGATTTTGGGGATTATTTATACGGTATACAAATTTGGTTCAGATAATAAAGCGCCTGGAGATGCGACAAATTATGAAGAACTAACAACAAGTTTTACTGACAACCTTACCACGCCAACTGCATACGCAATATACACTGTTATTGGAATCGTGGGGATAGCCGGTCTTGTTGCGTTTCTCCGAGAGAAATTCAAGGCAACCAATTCAAAGAACCCAGAAGAATATCTTTTCAATGACGTAAAACCGGAAGACTCAAATAGTCCGATGCGACAACTCACATTCGCAATGACACACATCATTTATATTGTATTAATAGTGATCGTATTAATCTATGATACAGAAAAAGATGACAAAGATCGTATGTCTGTGACTGGATTGACTGTTTTGGGGATTCTAATCCTATTATTTCATTACCTCTTAGAAATGGTAGATAACAAGTTACCTCCAACGCCTGGTGAACCAGCAGATGATAAACCACGCCTTGCGCCAATGACAAATCTTTTGTCTAACATACGATTTATTGTCAACACAGTATTTTTGATTATTTTCTGTGTTCTTGCGTATTACAAGCAACACTCACTTATGATCGCATTGATTGTAATTATGTTTCTATTCCATCTTACCAAATCAATTCTTGGTATAAAAGTGCTGAAATTATTGTGGGCATGTATTATTTATATACCATGTCTCTTTTTGGACCTTCTTCAAAGTTTTCAAGGTACCGTTGGTGATACCACGCGTACAATCTGGATCATTGTGGCGATTGAGTTAGTCCTTATTGCAATTCTATATGGCGGACCTTATTTACTCAACTATATTGGAGCATCTGGCTCTCAAATTGTCGTTGCACCAATAACCATCAAACAAAAATACGATACAAAAATGACCACACAAAGCAAAGAAATATTCATCTTTCATAATACAGGTATTGATCGCACACCAGAAGATAAGGTGGCAGATTGTCCGATTGAAGAGAAAAAGAGGTACCAATATTCTATATCTGGATGGTTTTTCTTGAATAATAATGTGACATCCAAGTCAACAGATTTAGAAATATTCAATTTTGGAGATGTTCCAAAAATGACGTACAATGTTGCCAAAAACGAGTTGAAGATCCATTGTAATACATTGAATATGGCAGATAAAGGATCAAAAACTGAGATCATCTATAACTCAAGAACGAATTATAACTCACTTGTAAAGGCACAAAAAGGTTCAGAAGAAAAGAAAGCAACCGTTCAAATGTCAATCGAAGATGAAGAATTAGATTCGGACGTCCCTCTTCAACGATGGAACTATTTCGTCATAAATTATGACGGTAAAAATATGGACTTCTTCCTCAATAATAAACTCGTATTCAAGAGCAATTTCATTATGCCAGATATTTTATTGAAACCGATTACCATCGGTGACACAACGGACAATAAAGGATTGAATGGCCGTATCTGTAATTTTGCCTTTCATAAATATCCTCTTACAAAAGAACAAATACGCTGGACATATACCATGTTACGATCACAAAATCCACCAATCATTGGATCAAAGACGATAGAAGATGAAGTCAAGGCTACTGGCACAACAACGATATATTCGCAATAAATGAAAACAATGCCAATGTATTATAATATCTATAATATTTATACAAATAATATTATAAATAAATGAATTCCAAACTCGTTCTCGCAGTCATTGTAATTCTTCTATTGTTATATGTCATTTTTAAGGCATTGACAACAACGTATACAAGTTTAGGCGCGATGCAGAAATGGGTCAATGAAACCACGTTACAAGGATCCAACCTACCAAGTAGTTTCAAAGCAAATAGCGCGATTTCTATTTGGTTTTACATTAAGAAGTGGGTCAACGGTACTAAGGTAGTGTCGTTCAAAAAGGGGAACGGTGCCGAAGTCATTTTTCAGGTACAGTTCAAAAATGATACAAACACCATTCAGATTATACCCAGATCAAGTTCGATAACTGACCCTGGGTTGTGCGAAGTATCAGAATTTCCCCTTCAAAAGTGGGTAAATCTCATTGTTAGTTTCAATGGTTCCGCGATGGATGTGTATATTGATGGTAAATTAGTCAAGTCATGCGTTGTAAATTTAGGTTCAAAATTGAATGAAACAGATACCATTGTTTTAGGCGATGCTAGTAAGAAAACCGATGATGTTGGTTTTATCACCAATGTTAAACTTAAGGCTGCACCCATCGCACCACAAGAAGCCTGGGATATTTACTCTCAAGGTTTCGGTGGAAGCCCTTGGAGCGATCTCCTCAACAAATACAAGGTGAAGATGAGTTTCATTGTGGATAACCAAGAACAAGCTAGCGTGAGTACATAATCTAGATTGAATGATGAATAAACAACGATATCAATCACAATCAAAATGATTGTTTTTTTATTACATATATATAGTAATATATACGTAACATCTATTATAAATGAGTGACAGTGGAGGTGATAGTGGTGGAGGAGGAGGAGTTTTAGGTGGAATTACTTCTAGTTTCTCCAAACCTGGTGATGCAGGACTATCTTCATCTGGAGGCGGTTTCGGTTTGAAAGAATTTATGGAATCCAATAGTCTTGTCGCAAAATTTGCCTTTATTTTGATGGTTTTTATCGTATTATCTGTTGCAATCAAATTAGCAATTATCGGTGTTTCTTATTTGTTGCTTCCATCCTTGTCGCCATATGTATTGAATGGAACAGCGAATACAGAAGATATGGCAATTACAGTAACACAAAACCCCGCAAAGAAGGATTCTATTTTCATATCAAGGTCCATGAATGAGGATGGTGGTTTAGAATATACATGGTCGACATGGTTTTTCGTGAATCAAGTACCGATTGATAAAGGAAAGTATTCGCGAATATTTAGCAAAGGAGGTGAAGGAACAAAGTCAAGCGTTGATGGTATCTATTACCCCAATAATGCTCCAGGATTGTATATAAAATTTTCAGATGATATTACGACTACAAACCCTGATCGTCAAGATAAAGGTGTAAATATATCATTGTTAGCGGTTGTTGATGTTAGTGGAAAGAATAGTAATACAGTCGATAAGAAGAAGAATCTTCACGAACAACTGATCGCAACGGATATTCCCATGAAGAATTGGGTGAACGCAGTTATTCGTGTTACGAATAATGTAATTGATCTGTATATTAATGGACGACTTGCCCAACGCAAGAAAACGGCAGGTGTTCCTATTCAGAACTACGGTAATGTCAATATCGGTGAAGAGAAATCCAAGAACCGTTTTAGTGGTTACATTTCAACCATTCAATATTTCAACTACTCGATTGGATCTAACAAGATCAAGAGCATTCTAGATGAAGGTCCAAATATGAAGATGATTAGCAATACTGGCGCGGAAACATCTGGAAAGACCTTGAACTACCTCTCGAATAGTTGGTATATGCGATAATATTTTTTTACATTTACATATCAGCAATAGCGCTGTATACGTGTAAAAAAATATAATAAATGGCACAAGACCCGAAATGGTTTCCTCCATTAGAACAATCCATCACTACAGATATAAATGGCCAAACTGTATATGGTGATGTATATTTTGACACTACAACAGAAGGACTTACCACGAGATACAATGTGTACGCATTGAGTTATAGGACGACATTTAAGATGATAGATGGAACATTCACAATTCCGAATGTTCCACCAGGTGCATTAGCAAGAAATACTGACGTACCAATCGAACTCGTAAATATGCGCAAAACACTTATCGGTGTAATTCCATTGATCAATTTAACTTCAATACATGATAAAACCAATATTATCTTTTCATTCCCAACAAATAACTACGCAATTTCGGTTGTAAGTTTTGATCGTGATTATTATGTGATTCCACAGCCTTCGGGGTTATCCGATAATACGCTTGAAACATATAGAAATCCTGGCGCATCTTTAATACGTCTACCGTATCGTAATGCTCTTGTCATTAATGGTATTTTTGATGTTTCTGGTGGGTTCGTTTATGGACAAACACAGGCAGTATTTCGTATGGAAATGAGACAATCTGCATATCAAGCATCCGGATTGCCTGGCGATACTGTTTCATATCTATCAAAAAGAATAGTTGTCCCGATTACATTAACAAAAACTTTGACAATATTGACAATACGACCATTTATCGGTCTTGGAAAATATACAGTATCAAATGCAGACACAAATGGTGTAATTACGCGTGAATATTTAGATGGCGTATTTGAACTTAATTTTCCAGATTTTGCGACAACATCACGTAAAAATGTCAATACAGGTAATGATGATTTTGATAACATTATTTATTATTTAAAATTAGTTGATGCACGTACATTTCAATTTAGTAATGATAATTTTACGATTTCAGGTAAACAAATCATATTCAAAAAAGTTACATTACTTGTAGATGGAACACCAAGCCCTATTCCTATCAAATTTCTTCAAGAAGAAACTGCGTTATATGAACGATCTGACAAGAGAATCGGTGATTCAGAGGGTGCCACGACGACAATAAAATTAAACATCATTAAATCAACACCGACATTTGTAGGTCAAACACCGTCTATAAATACTGGTTTAACGAATACAATATATCGCCTTAGCGATGTGAATAAAATGACTACGGATCGTACTTTCATTATTACACCGCCAAAATCCAATAACAGTGACAATGGTGCAACATTTCAAATAACCTCTTCAGATGAATCAATCGTAAAAGTTGTAGTTATTGGGTCATTATACAATGCGTATATCTATGGTCCAGGTGTGGTTACTATAACTATACTTCAACCCGCAACAACGAATTTCAATCAAAAATCGGCAATTTTCAATGTGAATGTTTTCAACATATCTCCCCCAATTATTAATTGTAACTTCAACCTTTTTTATACCAACCCTTATAACCGGGATTTTTGGACTCGATTCAAACCAGAATGCCGATCTTCAAATTTAGTAGATAGTGCGACGGGTATTCCACTGACTGTAACTGAAGTTGACGAAGTTTACGATATGCGTCGAAAGGCCGAAATTCTCAAATATAACAAAAATGTAGGTGGACTCACTAAAAGTCAAAAATACGCAAAAGCTGCACGAGGAGAGCTAATGCGAAAAATCGGCAATGAACGAAACTATTTGAGTCAAACCGTCGGAAATGTAACTACGTTAGTATGCCCACCTACATCAGCAAATAGCCGGATATTATGTGGTCTAACGACTGCTTGTGGAGTTCCTGGAAAGGAACGATTATTATGTTATGATGCGTCGATCAACCTGTACAATTATAAACGCACATATCAATACCAAGCCGGTCTTCAGGTGCCTTCAAATATAACAAAAACGATTTTAACTGAACCAACAAATTTGAAGATCCAAGAATACGATAGAATCAATAATAGAATCACCTTCGTTTGGGATGCTCCAGATTCAAATGGTGGGCTGCCAATTGTAGGTTACGTAATCACATATTCAGAAGACAATAAAACATGGGCACCATACAAAAGTATATTTCCAAACAAACCAGCGAATGCTGCTGCTGCCGCCGCTGCAACATACAATCCAATATCTGGTGAAATTAACGGAAATTCAGTTGTATTTGAAAGAATACCAAATGCGGTTGAAATTAAAACCAATACTGTTTATTATATTTCGGTATTTTCTGGAAACGAGCGTGGGTTATCGAGTGTTCCTGCAACTATCACTGTAAAAACATCAGCTACACCGTCAATCATTGGTGATTTTGTGTTTACAAATACAACCGATGAACGTCAAAACTTGATGGTCGACTTAAAATGGACGGATCCGTTGAATACTGGTAGTACAACTGGAACATTTAACGGTCCACCCATTCGTCAATATAACTTATATTACCGTAAAGTTCCATCGTTGATATGGACAAGTGAACTACTTGATGTGAGTAACGTGATTATTGAGACACCAGGTTCACAGCAACGTCGGTATATTTTACGCAACTTGGATAATGAAAACAAGTATGATATCAAAATAGAACCGATCAACCAAATCGGTACTGGCCCGGAATCTGCGATTATAACCGCACGAACACTAATGAAACCAAGTATACCTACGAATGTAGTAGTAACATCAAAATATGGGTTACTTCTAGGTAGTTCAAGAAACTATATCAATATCGCTTGGGAGAAACCAGACACAGGAGGCAATCCAATTACGATTTACTATATAACAATTACACCACCTACTCCTCTTCAACCACTTACTATACTTTATAACGTGCCAAGTACTGATACTCGAACCTCTTTTAATTCTGATATTGGTCGTTTTGGACAAAATGATTTGATAACTGGTACATATTCTGTAGTAATACAAGCATATAATGGATACTTGACTGGATTAGAAACTACTATAGCGTATGTTAGTGTTAAACCTACAACTGCAAAGGCAACTATTGTAAGTATTGTAGGTGTTTATAATGTGAATGGGTTGGATTATGCACTAATGACATTTAGCATCAATACTGCATTGGTGGATACAAATAAAATATCAACAGTTAAAGTAAATGGTTTGGATAACTCGTTTCAAACCAGTCTAAATATTTTCAATCAGGAAATCACTGGAACTGGTGAACATAAAATTCGTATTCCAGCGATCCAAGATGGACGTGATACTATAATTGTTGTCGGAACATCATATGCGGTTTCGATTACATTAGTATTTAGTTTGACGAATGAAGAACAAACAAGTGATACAATCGATTATGTACCAGAGATTAAATATTCATCTTCATAATCACTCATGTTGTGTGATCTACAATTATTCTCTCAATGTAGGATTTACACAAATATCGTTCCTTGAGAAAACTTGACCTGACATGCATTTATCTCCAGCATCTACCTTTACACAACTTCTGAATCCACGATCTTCTCCAATGTAGCAGTAACCAGCTTTACCTGTTTGCTGTTTTTGAGTTACACTAGTTGTATCATCAGCGCGAGGAGACGGACCGGCGTAATCTCGTCGGGCTTTATCTAAAAATGTATATTTTTCGTCGTCATTTGTAAAACCCGGCGTTTTTTTAGAACTGTTCGACATTTCTGGTGGAACTGGTGCTCGATGGGCCGCTGGATTTGGCCCAACTCGAGCTATAGGCGGCGGGACTGGTTTTTGTCTTCGTTTTTGAATCTTTGGATTATTAACTACTTTACTTTCATCATCACTGTCGCTGTCGCTGTCACTGTCACTGTCGCTGTCACTGTCGCTGTCGCTGTCGCTGTCACTGCTATCCACCATGGGTTGATTTGTTATACGAGAAATGATTTCGCGTCCTTTCTTTTCCATTGTGTCAAAAAAGTTTTTTAAATTGTGACCAACTTGACCCATCCCTAAATAAAAGTCACTATTTGCGGCCAAACTACTCCACATGAACCATAAGATCACGATAACTAGTACAAATTTTATCAAAGTTGTAAATGAGAATATACTAGAATCGGAGTCAACATCTTTGTCTACACTGCCAATATCCGTATCCAGGGAAATATCTGGTAATTTGACATCTTTGAATGTACTTTGTGCTTTTTCAGTAATACTTGACAATATACCGGTTTTTTCCATTTTTGAGCTAGACGATAACCCACTATTTACGCGGTCATTGCTCGTAGGTGTGCCAATATTTGTAAACTTGAAAGTCGGAAGTGACATTACTGCTATATACTATATATAGTATACATTATTCATTATTCATTATTCATTCTTCATTCTTCATTCTTCATTCTTCATTATTCATAGGGGTTATATTTACGTGGAGCTTGACTTTGATGTGTAGAATTTGAATTCGTTTCACTTGTATCTGTATCACTGCTCGTCTTCCTAACAATCGTGTTCATCGTATTCAATGCTTCCAATCGCTTAATTGTGCGTTCTAAATCACCATTCTTATCCCCCTTATAACCTGCTGACGAAAATAGATAATCTGTATCTGGGCTAATCTCATGATTCTTGATTTGTTTGTAAACAGAATTAATATTTTCGACTGCAGTCTCTATCACAAGACGATCATTTATCATTTCTATTTTACTATCATATTCGGTTGTAAGAAGAGATATCGCAAAGTAAATCAGGTAACGCCGTTTTTTACGTACACCTGGCGTGAACCTCACACAATATAACCGTAATAGACTATTCACGATTTTCTGTGTAAGTGGTGAATAATCATCCGTGTTACTGCCTCGCGCAATAATAATATCCCAAATCATCCAAATTGGATCAAATTGGAGTTTATCATCAACGGGAATATGCGAACGACGTTCACATCGACACGTCTCTTTCTTCGCCTTGCAAATTGTTTCAAACTCGATAATCCATTCTACCCAGTAGCACGCCAAGAGTGTATTTTTAGAGTCTCGAGAGATGTGATATGCGAATTCATTTACCGCTATAAATATTTCTTTGGGATCTCTTTCTCTAAAGAACTCTTGTGCATAATCCACGCGCGGTGCTTTCAACCGTTGAGACATCGTCGCGATATCATATTCTTCTTTTTTCTTGATCTTAACACTATCGTACTTATGTTGCCGTTTGGAATTTGCAAGAACACAAATGATTTCTGCAAAAAGTGACCTCATCTTTTGATGATTCCGTAGACGAAGTTCATTTCCAGCATACCCATTCGATACAATGGATTTGAAACTTTCATACCGCATTTCAATATAAAGTGGTAGTTTAGGGTTGGCTAAATGAATGTATTTGCTTATAAATGTAATAATAATATCCCATAATTCGAGGTAATGACCGGAGCAAACGAGTTCTGCACTCCAGTAGCACGCCGGTTCGATTTTAGAACTAGACAAGTTGTTTAATAGTTCTTTTCGAACATCTGTTTTTTTGTAGGATGAAAATGTGATACCTCGAAAATCACTTTCACTTCGAATATCATTGATTTCGTAAGGTTCAGACATCCGATTCGATGTAAAAGGTCGACGTTACTATGTATTTGGTTTTTTTTCGCGTGAGATTAACGATAAGAAATATTTTATAATTAAATACTAGTAGGAGTATAATTACCAGTAGATACATAAGGATTACATGTCAATCTATACGTCATTTTCCAGTTATATTCGATCATTAACACGATGGGAAATTCTGACATTCATGTTGATATTAATAATGATTCTATGTTTTATTAAGCGCGACTTATCGATACACGCAGAGGGATTCGAACAACGAGATAAGTATAAAGTATATGAAAATGATGAAATCTACGATAGTTTTTATGCAGATATTTACGATGAGCTCTTTATTCAGCCCAATAAAATAGAAGCAGAAGTAGACGAGATTATTCATATCACAGGAGCATTAAAAGGCAGTGAAGATGAAGTAAAGAATTTCAAAGTATGTGATCTTGGATGTGGCAGAGGGCATCATGTAGACATTTTGAAACATAAAGGCGTAAAATCAGTCATTGGGTGTGATAAATCAGATGCAATGCTCAAGAATGCAAGAGACTTGTATCCATCATGTAAATTCGTCAAGGGCGATTTCATGAAACCGATGTTATTTAGTGAAGAAGAATTCAATGTTCTTACATGTTTCTATTTTACCATATATTATGTTAAAAACAAGCGCGATTTCTTTCGAAATTGCTATAAATGGCTCAAGCCTGAAGGGTATCTTATTCTTCACGTGGTGGATCGTAACCATTTTGATCCGATTATCCCTGCAGGAAAACCGTTATTTCTGGTTTCTCCCCAAACATACTCAAAAGAACGCATTACGAATTCTCTTGTCAAGTTTCATAGTTTTAATTACAAATCGGATTTTACGGCTCCTCCACCTACGAAAGGTAGTGAAAAGACAAAAAAAACTACAGGCGAAAAGAATGTTGGTAAGTTTGTTGAAAAAATCCGTGATGATAAGACTGGTAAAGTGCGAGAGAATATTCACACATATTACATGCCGACAAACCGAGAAATGCTCGAAATTGCCAAAGAAGTCGGATTTACAGTCACTGGACAGGTTGATCTGGTGCATGTTCTTAACGAATACCAGTATTTATATATACTGAAAAAGGTTGCGTAACGAGTAGATCCGATTTTTGTAATTATAATATAATGAAATGATTGAATGCCCGCCATTCCTTTTTCATTATATTATCCTATGCGTGTGTATCTCTTTCATTCTATGTGTATGTGTATTAAAATTCAAATACTTATATTGGTACAATCAACCCATCACATTTTCTTTTACAATACGGCGATGGTATAACCAAGACCAGGGACAATGGCAGACGAGTATTATGAACCCATTATCTCTCGGTGAACGTTATAATAATTCAGTTATTTACCCATTTATGCATTTTGTAAATCACAATAATGTCACTGTATACGGAGATCGCGAATTTGCAATCAGCGACGCACCTTATAAAGATATTGCATCATTTTTATCGCGTCGAGAGAATGAGCTTGAAATGTTAGGTAGAAGACGATGTTTGTCGAATAGTGGTGATTTTATGTATATATCGCAGGACAAACTAGAATATATTCTCTCGCAAGGTACTCATGGTCTCTCAGTATTCATCGGTATTTTTACGGATGAACCTAAGAAAAGTAGAAATACTGACACACCGCGTATCAATATCAAGGGCGTATGTGTGTTGACCCCAAGAATTATGCTTTCATTTGATGTAACAAAAAAGAATCCTCCTCGATCAGTATCCATATACGTCTGTGAACATCTAGCATGGACAAAGTTTGTTACACTGGAACGCGAATCTCTCGAACTCCTCGAAACAACCGAATATATTCAGAAGTTTCGAGAGATCGCAGGAGAACAAACGTTATATAAGTACAATGAGATACCTTGGTTTGTCATACCATTTACAACAGTGCATACCTATACGTTCATGAATATTGAGCTATCGAGTGTAAAACAGTCGACACTCGGTACAGGAATGACAATACTTCAAGTTTCATCTGCAAACTTCGCTCTTTTTTATTCGTTTGTAAACGAATGTTCGAGAGATTTTCGATGCTGCATATGGAATGAATTAACACAATTACAATCACTCGTACAAGGAGGTATATACCAAATATACATGCTTCTATTCAATCAAGTACGCGTGCTTGCCGTATATATTTTCGAACCATCCTGGATGAAAGTAAGTCCTCTTACAAAATGGAACGTGAAACCGATACCCCAGAGTAAAAAAACACGTGGAAATCGGATATCGACTCTTCATGATTATATCTCTCGAACGTCCACTGCAGTAGTGAAATATTTGCCACCAGTTGTAACACCTCGATATGATACATTAGGAAGACGGATCAATGACCCAACTTCAAGTATTGAAAGTGGCGGCGGTAGACATGATAATACGGATATATCCGACCAAGATATTCTTCTTCTTAAGTCGTCTATTCGTCATAAAACATTATGCGCGAATGACGTTTTTATCTGCGGATTTTTGGAATCAATTCACAGGATGAAACTTTCAATGAATTCATCATTCCATAATACGTATATCAGTATTGATACTCTTGCTCATAATAATATTATTGTTGATAGTATGAAAATATCCTCATGGAAAATGGTATCAAATGATAAATGGTATTACATCTTATATAATGCCATTATACATCAAGAAGTTATGTGCAAAGATGTATGTATCATTTAGCGGCGATACACCGCAGTTTGTGAGAGTCGACGCCCGCCAAACATACTAAATCCACCAGAACCGCCAGCGCCACCTCGTGAAACACTCGATGCTCCGCGAGTAAACGTATCTACAATGAAAATAATAAATACGCCTAAAAAGCAATACAAAACAAGCTCTTCGATGACATGACCAGTTTTTTCATCCTTCTTATCTTCCAACATATGAATAATGTAATTTAGCTTTTCAATAAGAGCTGCATTTGTACCTGATACAGTAGAGCCACGATTTGTGCTTCCTCCATTTGCAAGCTGACCTGCGAGTGATTCTGCATAAGGAACAAATTGTTCGTAATATTGCGAAGCATATGTGCTTGTTTGTCCATTTGTTCCGCTAAATGGATCTGTTTTCGGTTTTTCAGCAGCATCTTTCTTTGGAGCACCAGGAATTCCTGTTATTTTTTCAAAGTAAGGCGATGCGGCGGCGCCACTAGATGTAGCATATGATTCTGCAGATGAGTTCATTCCTTCCAATAATGTTGATGAATACGATGTTCCTGGATTTAGGGAATTCATTTGTGTTGTTTTGCGAACGATACCTCCTCCTCCTGATGGCGCATTGCTAGATACGCCACGAACAATTCCAGAATGCGATACATTTGTTGAGTATACACCCATCCCTTGTGATGGGTAGGATGGTAAAATATTTTCACTGTTATCGCCATCATCGTCACTATCTTCTCCCCCTTTACGATGAATATTTTCAATATAGTCTTTGATTTGCTTTATTTTCTTACCGGCCTCCTGAACAACACCGCTGTTATTTCCATGATCATTTGATATACTAGAAATTGCACCATTCGGAGATTGCAATAATCCTCTTTCCTGAGTACTATCACTATTTCTCGGTATCTTTAGGGTTCGGTTGCCATTATTCGGCCCATTTCGACGATTATAAATCTTTGAGTTTTTGTTGTTATTATCATTATTACTTTCGGTGTAATCCGAAAAACCTAAAGATGTCATTCTCCTATAAAAAAATGAGATTTTAATTCGTGAAGATTATCTGGTTATATACGAAAAATATATTTGTTATGTATATAAGACGAAAATGGTGAAATTAGATCAAGGACTCACTTTAGGTGTTTTATTGGTGGTGATCGTGGTTATGATCCTTAAACCCAATCTTCTTGGATTTTTGTACAATAATGTTTTAGGCAAACTTGTCTTTGTCGCAGCGATTGTCTTTCTTTCTTTGAAACATACTGCCGCAGGATTACTGGCCGTTGTTTTTGTTGCAATTGTTGCAACCATGAGCGGGTATTATGGGTTCGAAGGATTTGAAGGCGAGGAGGCATTTGATGAAGATGAAAATGAGAAGAAGAAGGAAGGATATGATGAGCAGCAAGGAGGAGAAGGGTTTGACGGTGAAATGCAGGAAGGATATGAAGGCGAAATGCAGGAAGGATATGATGAGCAGCAAGGAGGAGAAGGGTTTGACGGTGAAATGCAGGAAGGATTGTGCCAAGGTGAGAACTGTGAGAACCAAGAAGGATATGAAGGTGAACAAGAATCGTTCACTAGTATCATAGAGGGAAAGTCGAATAGAGGGGGCAAAGGCAAAGGCAAAGGCAAAGGCAACAGCGGTAAGTAACACTGGAATAGATCACCTCCAATTTAAATACATATACAATCTTAATATGCTCGTGTATATGTATTGAATTATATCTAGTATAATACTAGTAGTATTCAACTTATTTGTAATGGACCTCACATATTACTTGAATTATATTATTACATGGTTCTATCATAACGTATTAGATACTTCTACTACATTTTCAATTATAAAAATTTTGATCATTATCGGTTTAGTAACATTATTGGTATACCAGCAGTACATTTTATTTGTATTATTATGCATCGTAGTTGTGTCTGCTGAATTACTCATAAACAATGATAACGGAACAAGTGGATTAAAAGACTTATTCACATTTGAAGATACAGGATCGTCGAAATACCGTCGTGAAGTAGACAAAGACGAACTTACAACTGGTGTTTCATTGACACGTGAAGGTTTTTCATTAGGATTACCAAAGATCATCAAAGGTGATGATACAGGTTCAGACTATCGCCGCTCGAATAAATTCATCGAAGAAGATAGTAATGATTTTACTGAAAAATATTTCACTAGCAAGCAATGTTCTATCGGAAGTGGACCAGGGGCAATTACAATGTTTGGTAGTAATGAATTGATCGGCGAATCACGTATTGCAAAGATTAATATGGTATATGATTTTGCGGGGAATTGGACATCAAATGATACAAATGGTGATCCTATAAAACGTTTGAAATACTTGAATGAGTGCGTGTTTGAACCGATTAAGCGAAATGACTTTCGTGCATTCAAAAAAGAATTGTATTCAAACATCATGCAGTCAGTGATCGACATCGGTAAATGTTTTACACGGTTTGATGTAACCCTACTACTGAATACAGAATCGGATGTCACGCTTGATTACAGTAAACAACTAACATTATCCGATAAAAAAGAGGGTGATCAACAAGTAAACGATGTAGCATATGTTTCAATTATTAATGGAAACACAAATGCAACGAAACTAGATAACATACAAGCGTTAAATGCTGGTCCAAGTGGAGATAATGCAAGCGATGCTACATATGCTGCATTAATGAAGCGAACAAACGACCGAAGAGACGGTATCTACAATGATCTTGCAGTACGACAACGTGCAAATGATGTGTATGGAAAAGCATTTGGGTATCGTAAACGAATCGATGAAATATTGGCGAGAATGAGGGAAGAGACGAAAAATGATGCGAGTAAGCTGCATACGGTCCGTGTAAATGAAAACATAGTAAGAGAGATGAGGCGGATCTTTGCATATTTTGCATTGATAAAACAGTGTAATTCGATTATAATGTTTGAAATGACGCAAGCCAAGATTTACGAGATATTGGATGTAGTACCGTCACTTACTACTTTAGTACCAATTGTTGTAACAACTACGCAAACTGACCCTATTTCTGGTGATAATAATTTATACCGTATTCCTCTTGATGATGACTCATATAATACCAATGATGAAAAGAGATACTTTTACGGAATTACTTATTATTTTGATAAGGTGAGAAGTGAAAAACGTTATAGTACATAAAATATTACAATAGTATAATAGGTATAGTAACAACACAAAGAACGTTATGAAACCACGAACCATTGGAATTTTACTATTAATGACATGTATTCTTCTTATTACATCTGCATTTGGTGCATATAAAGATGGACCAAGTCACGAGAAGGGATCTAACAAACCAAAAAAAGCTACGGTGATTTCATCGCATGAATTATCTAAAGAAGTGGTAGGTGCGTCTGGTGCTGGAACATCATATAAACAAAGCAACGCTCATTTGGATATTTCTGAAAAAACGGCTGGACCTTACGTGAAAGACGGAACAAATTCTTATCGTGGAAAAGCTGGAGGTTATGATTTACGTGATATGTATACCAGCGATGATGAGACGGATAATGAGTCTGACGATGAAGATGATCCCAATCAGAGCGAATTCCAGCGAAAACTAAAGTACGTTAAGAAAATGTTTGAAGAGATATTTAGTAAGTGGAAAATGCAGGAGTCCGTTATGGCCCCTACAAGTATCGAAGAACAACTAGATAACCCAGTGGATCAAGAAGGGTTTAAAATAAGGGAAAAATTCAAGAAAGGTGCGCGTAAAGGAATCCGTAAAATTAGAAATGCGTTTCGTGGACGATTTTGAAACAATGATTGATAAATAATCTATCATAATAATAGTAGTCATCTGTTATTATTATTTCCATTTTATTACGTTATTGTGTGATATATGCCAAAAAAAAATCGTAGTTTTCGCAACCGGGGAGGGGCTGGGGCTGGGGCGGTGGCGACGAAAATGCAAGTTCCAGTCGCGGCATCAGGAGCACAAGCAGCCGCACAAATCCCGAAACAAATTGGAGGTGCTCCTGGCTCAATTGCATCTTCTCCATTGATTCCACCAATCACGATGAAATCATTTACTGATTTATTTTCTGGGAAAACCAACTTTTTCACACTTCAGGCGCCGGCTAATAATATCATGAATTCCCGTGTGTTGACGACGATGCATAACTTTTTTCACAACCTCAATACCAGCACATTTTTCGCTGGGTTTGTTATGCTTGTTCTCAATATTGGAGCGAGGTATATTAATCTCGACCTGAATTCTTCTACGGAGTCATGGATTAAATATTTGATGAGTAAAGAAGTCCTTGTATTTGCGGTAAGCTGGATGGGTACGCGCAGTATTTATTATGCACTCGTGATTACTGCATGTTTTAGTATTGTAGTTGATCATCTCATGAATGTAGATAGTCGGTATTGTGTCATCCCTTCCAAGTTTAGAGACCTACATACAATGACACCGGAAAAGCATGGACCAGAAAAGAATGTCTCTGATTTAGAGATCAGTAATGCGCTCCACACACTCGAAAAGGCGAAGAAAGAAAAGGAAGAAACCGACCATTTAGAACTTGTAAAGTATCATCAGTTGTTCAAAGATGACACCTTTGAACCATCACAACCTGCAAAAGTAGGGACAAAATGAAGTTTATCAAGTAAACAGTGTTATTGAATGTAGCGGTAAAAGTATGAAAGAAAAATAGAATGAGTATATAGTTATTATACGCATTCTATTAAAAATTATAAATTCAAGGAATGCTTCATACAAGCCCAGATGCATTGGCACTTGCAGCAACGTCGATAGCAACTGCGGTGCAAACAAATAGAGATAGAAATAAAATGGTAAATAGTGATAGTATTGATAATGGTAATCGTGATGGTAGAGTAGTCAATATTGAAAATAATGAAGATAATGAAGAAAACAACGCAGGCACAGTAAAAATTCGACCAGTATCAGCAAATAGATTATCAAGAGAAGAACCAGAAATAAATGCAAAAGCAAATGCAGTCGCAATAGGCTCAATAGCACTAGCAACAGTAACAGAAGAACACGCAAATTCAAGAAGAACATCAACACCACAACCAGCAAATATAAGAGCAGTAGGAGCACAACAAAATATTACACCACCGGTTACAGCTACAGAACCAGGATTACCTTATATTGTAATTACCGGCCTTAAAGCAAGTATTGATTCAAGTATTGATCAATATGTAAAAGAACTTATTGATCGTGTAACATTAAAAGAAGTTCCAGTAAATAAAGGCACTGTAACTGCAAATAGTACTACTACTAAATTTGCACTTGCTGATGGATTATTTCCAAAAATACAAGTCGATTTATACGAACAAATGGTGTATCACCGTTCAACATCAATCAATCTGAAACCACTAGAAATATTAGTTCCAACACGATATAAAATCAACCATGAAAAGATTATCCAATATTTTAGTGATAAGGTATCTGATGAAAGTACAAAGGCATTAGTTACTGGGGTAGTTGAAGAATATGGTAACAATAATAGTTTATTTTATAAACATACAATCTCTGGTAAATCAAATCCTTCTGGATTGAATTTGGATGAAAAAAAAAGAAAAATAATCGAAACGAGAATAGATAAATGGCATAATGATTATGCTGGATGGTTATTTTATGATAACGCTAGTACATTTTTTCTGCAAAATCGCGAGATTCCACGAGATGAATTGATAACATTAAGAATGGAACTTGTTGATGTATTTGGTGATGGTACTACTACGAAAGGACTTCGAACGTTTGTAGATGAATCCACGAAAAAATACACAGAACTTATTGATTTGTACACTAAAAGCGGGGAAGGTGCAATAAAATTTTTTAACGATACACTTGTTCCTTATATCAAGTTTTTTGAAGTGGTGTTCAATGATATTAAAGACCATATCAACGATCAGTTGAACTTTATAACCAATCGTAAAGAAAATATGGGATCATCTTATGAGTTCAATGACACGATCAAGGCAACGTTGTTCAAAACATACGAAGAGATGAAGATGATCCTAGATAATTTTGGAAAAATAACAGATGTTTCTTTATTGAACCTATTATCAGTTGTAAATATATTCAAAACACAAATATTCGAACTTAATAAAAAATTTCCATTGAAAACGGCATTTGATGATTACATTTTGAATCAAAGAAAGATTACAAGATCAAATGTGGTGTATGGAAAAAGCAGTGCAACTAATGTATACGATGTTGACCAGATCAACAAAATTGTTGTTAATATTCAGGCAACGGTAACACCTTCAAAGATTGACATTGATAAATTTAATACATTCAAATCGAAACATATTATTTTCAAAATTCGAAATGTTGAACCATCTGAACAATTAACCAGTTTTGGATTCCAGGAAAATAGGATCGACTTGGATATTCTTTTTTACATTTTATATCGTGCAACGAATAATGTTATCTATGACATCATGCAAAACCCTAAGCAGTTTGAAGGTCTTGATGAAATGAAAACTCCTGAATTGAGTACACTGCAACAAGAAGTCGACTTGAAAGAGAAAAAACTGAAAAATATATGTGATTTGATCGCAAAAACGGGTAAATTTCCAGTTGAACGTATTATTCCCGATAATGCTAAGTATTATTATACAGAAGGACCAACTCAGGGTTTCGTAAATCCAGTTGCATATAAAAAAGAATGGACAAAGATATTGACGAATCTAGATGGTCAAATAAATTCAACACATATCATATTCTCGATTTTACAGATGAAAAAAAAACTAGAACAAGCAATCGGAATTTATAAAGAAAATGATCTCAAAATCAAAAATATAACAACTACACTGATGTCGACGTTACTAGAATATAATACAGTTCAAGTATTAAACATGCTGTTTGGAAAACCGCGACAAATCGTATATTCTCCCGGTTTGCGTATCCATTTTCTAACAGGATTATCTAAGTGGATATTTTTTCAAGTAGATAAAGCAGAAATCGTCTCAAAACGCGCATTTAAACAATTCAAGGAACGTCTTAATAAATTAGATACCACAAGTAAGTTGACACAATTAGAATTGATATTGAAAAAACAAAAAGTAACTGATAATGTGTTTAATCTGAAAGATCATTTACCTTTTTGCTTTTTCATTATTTCAATCAATCCTGGCCCTCAATTACTAGCACCAGGTAAAGATTGTACGAATGACAGTCGACTCGAAAACACATCATTTGCACCTGGAGTTATGGGCGAAAATGGTTTATTAGTAGATGATGGATCATTAACTCGTGCATTAAAAAATAAATTTGATAAAATGAAGATAAACACTGCTAATTGCAAAGACGCGCGTAGTCAAATACAGAAAGCATTTGATGATATTATGTTGACTGCTTCAGAGTCAATGAAAGGTATTGGTGGTGATTTGAAAAAAAAACTGACGGTAGATGTTTATGCTGAAGGAAAAACTGCTGCTGAAGAAAGGGCTGCCGCTGAAGGAAAAACTGCTGCTGAAGAAAGGGCTGCTATTGCTGGTGCTGATAATAGAGGTGCTGATAATAGAGGCGCTGATAATAGAGGCGCTGCTGATGGTGATGCTGATGCTGATGGTACACTTCAGTCAGAAATCCCTGGCACAGATGAAGCTGATCGGACTGGTGAAGATATCAATGAGCATAGGGTTCTAGATGATGTTGGTAATGGTGATGCTACTTCTGCTGAGTTAAATGCTTCTAACTTGAAAGAAGGGGTTGAACCAGTTATTCAGGTTGCTCGTCATGTTCCTCCACCACCTCCTCCATTTGCTGCTCCACAGATGAAATATGACCCTAA